CTACTTCGCTGCAAGGCGCTCTCGGGCGGCTTTCTCCGCGTCGGCCGCCGCGCCGCGCTTGGCGCGCGCGTGCTCGGCGGTGATCTCCACGTGGAACGCGGAGGCCGCAGCGAGGTAGGAGCGCTCCGCCGTGTGGAGGATGGTCCAGGTGCGGCCCTGCGCATCCTGCAGCACGAAGGGCGTACGCGGCTCGGGGTGGCGTTGGGGTCTCATCGGGCAACGGGGCCTCGCCGGGCGGATGTCCGGCGGGGAGTCGAGGGCTTGCGCTCTCGGTCGCGATGGTCAGCGCGTTTCAATGGGGCCCACTCGAGGCGGGAGGGTGCGGCGTGAAGAGGTTCGTCGAGGCGGTCCGAGGCGTCAAGGGACGCCTACCGGCGACGGGACTCCGCCCTCCCGGGCGAGCACGCTCCGCACCGTCGACGGGTACCACTCTCCACCCCGCTTCGTCCGGTGTCCCTCGTCCGTGAGCGTGGTGGCGATCTGCATCAGCGAGAACCTCTCGTGGCGGAGCTCCTGGATGCGCGCGACCGTCTTGGCTTCCGCAGGATCGGCCACCACGGCGCGCCGTCCGTGTTCGTCGAGGTCCTCGGTCCGTGTCCACCCGAGCCCAGGCCTCCCGATCCTCCCTCCCTCGGCCTTCACCTGCGCCAGGGCCTCGCGGGTACGCTCGGCGCCGGCCTCGCGCTCCCACTGGGCGACGGACACCAGGACGTTGAGCACGAGGCGCCCCGAGGCGCTCCGGGTGTCGATCGAGTCCCCCACCGAAACGAGGGCGAAGCGGCTGGCGAAGTAGCGCTCCACGAGGTCGCCCAGGTCCCGCACGCTCCGGGTGAGCCGGTCGAGCTTGGGGATGAGCAGCCCATCCGCCTCGCCCGCCTCGAGCATGGCCAGCGCTCGGACCATCCCCGGCCGGTTCAGCGACTTGGCGCTCTTCCCGGGGTCGTCGATGATGGTGACGAGCTCGACGTCCATGGCGACCGAGTAGGCCACAAGCCGGGTCCGCTGGGCCTCGAGGGAAACCCCATCCTCGGCCTGGCGGTCGGCGGCGCTGCGGCGCCTGGCCTGGCGCTCCGTGGAGACCCGGATGTAGCCGACCAGGCGCGTTCGATTGGGGCTGGCGCTCACCGAGCAAGCTCCACGAGCCAGAGCGATCCATGGATGGCAAATTGCCCCAACGCGGCACTACCCAGCATGATCCAATGCCTTCGTCAACAAGAACGGCGCGACCCGATTTGCTTATCACCCGCGACCAAGCGCCGGCTGGCGCTGTGCGTCATTGAGACGGCGCCCGGCGTCATGGTCCGATCATACACAAATCGGTCCTTTTGAATATGTCGGGCGTGATGGAAGGTCCGGTCAGTGACGGTTCAGGGCGCTACGGGCCGTCGATTCGGCCCGTGCATCGCGTGTTTGTCCTTGTGCTTTAGGCGTTGATATGTAGCGCGACGCCGCGTGATGTGCGGCTGCTACGCTGCTAGCGAAGCAGCCTGCCGGGCTAGCAGCGTAGAAGCGCAGCGGCCTGCTAGCCTGTTGCGCCGGCAGGCTGCCGGGCTGGCGCGCTGCTACGCGGTGGTGTAGTGGTCGGCGGTGCCAACCATCATCATCGCGATCGCCAACCTCAAAGGCGGCGTCGGGAAGTCGACGATCGCCCTCAACCTCGCCGCCGCGCTCCACGCCGCGGGCCACAAGGTCGTCCTCGTGGATACGGACGGCCAGCGCACCCTCGGCCGGTGGGCCGGCGTCGCCGCCAAGGCCGAAGTCGACGGGCCTCCAGTCGTCGCGTTGCGCGAGAACCTCCGGAAAGACCTCCCGGCGGTGACCTCGGCGTTCGACGTCGCCATCCTGGATACGTCGGCGCGGCTCGGCGCGAAGTGCCGGGGGGCGATGCTCGCCGCCCACCTGGTCATCCTCCCCGTCACGCCCGGCGTCGCCGACGTCTGGGCCCTCCGGACCACGCTGCAGGCCCTGGAGGAGGCCCGCGGACTCCGCCCGGAGATCCGGGCGGGCCTCGTGCTGAACCGCGCCAGGGGGACGGGCTTGACGCACGAGACGCGGGTGGCGCTGCAGAAGCTGTCGAAGAAGGCGGACGCCCCGTTGCTTGGGCAACTGGGCGACCGTGTCGCGTTCGGTGAGGCCATGGCGACGGGCCTCGGGGTGGTCGTCAGCGAGCCGGCGAGCGACGCGGCGACCGAGGTGAAGAAGCTGCTCCGCGCGGTGCTCCGCGCGGTGGACGGAGGAAGCGATGGCAGGCACGAAGAGGAAGGTCACGCTGGCGAACTCGTTCGGGACGCTGCCGCGCCCGCCGGCGACGTCGGTGGTGCCGGAGCGGGCGGCGGAGAGGTTCGAGCGGGCCGAGCGAGGGCCGGAGACGCCGCCAGCGGTGGAGCCGGTCAAACCCGCGGCGGAGCTCCACCCCGCCCCCGTGGCGTCGGCGCCGGCGGTGGAGCAGGGGCCGCCCGCGAATCCCGCGCCGGTCGCTCTGCTCCCGCCCCCGCGCGGCCCGGCACCCGAGCCTCGCGACCTGCCCGAGGCCCCAAGGCGGCGCGCCGCGCCTGAGGCAGAGGCGGCGCCCCGTACCAAGCAGCCGGCTGGCACGAAGCACGTCAGCGCCAACGTTTCCGAGGGTCTGGTCCGCAGAGTGAAAGTCCGGTGCGCAACGTTGGACCTCAAGCTGTCCGACGCCGTGGAGGCAGGGCTCGATCTCTGGGTGACCCACCCGCGAGATGTCGACACGGGCGTCCCGTTGGCGCCAGACGTCCACGCCTGGGCCCGGCGGCTCCAAGGGGTGCTCGCGGACGTCCGGCGGCTCGAAGGGGCTGGGAGCCTACCCGGGGGCGTCGAGCTGGAACCCTTCCAGCGGTCCGCCGCCGATGTGCTCCGGAGGCTCGGGGTCGTACAGGATGGGAGCGCCCCCGAGAGATGAGCACCGTATCCCCGGCCAAGTGCGCGACCTGCGGCGTCAACGGGCCAGCCCGGTGCGTCGCTGGCCGGCGAGGCTGGCGGCGCACCGGGCCGGAGCAGTGCCGCCGCTGGTACTGTCCGGCGTGCCAGCCGCCAGCGGAGCCAGCGCCAGTCGCCGCCCCAGATGCGGCGCCGGCGGCGCGCGCCACGACCGAGGCGCCGACGGAGCCGTTCGCCTTGCTCCGCTGGGAGCGCGATCAGGCGAGCCGGGCCGATGTCGGCGGGCCCGCGTTCAGCGTCGTGGCCGCGTTGCGCGACCTGGCCACGAAGGGCCCGTGAGCACGGGCCTCACCGACAAGCTCTATTGGCGGCCGAGCACGGGCGGTTGGACCTGGTGCTGCTTTGTTCGCGAGGCCCGCGCGCGCGATGGCTACACGTCGCTGTGTCGGAGGAACAAGATCGCCAAGGTCGGCGGGCAGGCCATCAGACGGCCAGCGGCCGTCCGTCGCTGCGCGCTCTGCGACGGCCGCGAGATGGCTCGGCGCGGCTGGGACGAGAGCGGCCCCGAGCGGCCCGACCCGCAAGCGGAGGCGCGCGTTGCGCCTACGCCGGCCGGGCAGGCCGCGACGGCGATCGGGTCGCTCGTGCTCAGGCAGCCTCCAGGCCGAGCGCCAGGAAGTCCTCGACGGTCCCCTCGAGGACGCTCACGTCGACGTCAACCTCCGCCCCGTGGGCGTTGGGCCAGGGGAGGGTGGCGTAGTCGTGGGGAGAGGCGACCCGACCGCCGGAACGCTGCCAGAAGGCCGCCCGGGACCACGGGCGGGGCACCCTGGGGGCGGCCACCCCGTACTCGGCGAGCCAGAGCGGGAGCGCGCCGAGGGCGGCGATGTCGTTCGCCGCGGGGCCGCTGATCCCCCCGGCGAGCTTCACCAGCTCGTCCCGGAACGCCGGCATGGTGTAGAGCCCGCAGGGGCGCCCGAGGGCCGAGGTCATGGTGTCGGTCCAGACGCGAGCTGCGTGGAGGGCGGCCGCGCCGGTCTCGCGCGCGGCGAGCTCGAAGTCGCAGAAGACCGGTCCGAGACGGGCCCCGCAAGTGCCGTAGAGGCTCTGGAGGTACTCCAGGGCGCGCTGGACCTGGGCGACGGGGTCGGTGTTGGGCTCGATCACGCAGTAGGGCGCCAGGGGCGTGTCCGTGGCGAGGCAGGCCTGGGAGGTGCGGAGCCACTCGGCGTCGAGCGCCTTCGGCGGGTTGTCCAGGTGCAGCCCGTCGGTGCATTTGGCGATGATCGCCGCGGCGCCGGCGCGGACGAGGGCGGGGACGTCGAGCTGGCCTTGCCCGGCCCAGGCGTCGACGATCAGGATCGAACCGGGGGGAGGGGTGGGAAGACCGCGAGGGATCATGGTTTGGGGTTCTCCTGGGCGACGTACTCGAGCCCGAGCGGCGTCGGCCGCACGATGTGTTGGACGTAGCGATCGGTGCGCGTGCCCCCGAGCCGGTGGCCCCAGTGGCCCTTCCGGAGACGCTCGCCGAAGACCTTCGGGTGCGCCTGGTCGGTGATGAGGCCGAGCGCGGCGAGGGCGTGGAGGGTGCGGTGGTAGCTCTTCACCACCAGGACGGGATCGACCCCCTTGGCGGCGCGCCGCTCAGCGCTTGCCTCGCCCCAGTGCTCGCGCTCCTTCTCCACGGCGGCCTGGTAGAGGGCGACGATCGCGCGGAGGGCGGCGTCGTGGGTCGGGGTGAGCTCCAGCGAAATCGCCGACGGGCGCACCTCGACGCCGGCCTGGCCGGGGTGGACCTTGCCGGCGCGCTCGGCCACCTGGCGAGCGGCGGCGGCCGTCCGGCCTCCGAAGAGCCCGAGGTCCACGCCGTCGGCGAGGATGCGCCAGACGATCATCTGCGCTTCTTCGGAGCCTTGGCGGTCTTCTTCGCCGCCCGGCTCCGCTTCGCCTTCAGCTCGGCCTCGTAGTCGGCCCGATCCTCCTCGCTGACAGCCTCGTCCGAGAGCTCGGTCTCTCCCCTCCAGTCCGCCTCTTCCTGGGTGGTCGGGAGCGGCGACGCCGAGAGGCGGTGGGCAGCGACGTCGTGCCGGCCCGTCTTCCTCCGCCAGAGGTCGATGGCCTTGTCGGAGGACTTGGCCCCGAACCTCCCGGCCTTCGTGTCCTTCTTGCCGTCGACGTAGATCCAGAAGACCCGGGCGTGGGGGAACGTCAGCGACGGCTGGGGATCCGCGTCTCGCGTGTAGGGGTGCGTCCCTCCGAATCTCTCGATCTCGGCGGCGAAGAGGGTCCCGGGCCAGTGGTTGGGGCTCGACGCGAAGGTGACGGAGGTGCCCTTCGCCGTGAAGCTGCGGACCTCGGGAGCGATGGCGAGGGCGAAGTCTTGGGCGTTCTCGGCGTTCGGGAACTTCACCGTCCAGCGGTACTCGCCGCCGCCCTCGAGCCGGCCGTCGGCCACGTAGCCCTGCCGGGCCTTGTTCGTGCGCATCTTCGCGGAAGCGGTCTTCTTCTGCGCCCTGGTCGAGGGCCTGGGATCCTGGGGCTGGGACTTCGCGTAGCGCGCCTTCGCGGGCCGCACGTTCCAGTCGATGCCGATCTCCTTCTTGGCGTAGGTCACCGCCGCCGCCTGGGTCTTCCAGTGTTGGGGCGCTCCCTTCGCATCAGGGAAGGTCGCGGACGGCCAGCGGCGCCACCGCCCGTCGTCGTCGCGTTTGTAGATCCAGAACGTGGCCATGATGAGCTCCTTCAGATGGGCCCGGATGCGTCGCCGAGCAGCGCACCTCGAGGCAGGGTCCAGGGGTCGACGAACACGGGCTCGTCGTAGGTGCGGGAGAGTGCGGCACGGATGTGCCGGGCCTGCATCCCGGGGAAGGGGGTGCCGAGCGCCGCCATCTCCCGCACGCTTCGGTGGTTGTCGATCGTGTGGCCGAAGTCGTCCTCGTAGGCCGCGATCAGGTCGAACTGCGCCGGGTTGATCGCTTGGATCGAAGCCCACTGGTTGGGGCTGCCGAAGATGCACGCGGCGCACGAGACGCGCCCCCAGCCGAGGTGGTACGCGGGGTGCGGGTTGATCTTGAAGCGCTCGATCAGCTTCCAGACCTCGGGCTCGGGCCAGCGCAGCACCGGGCGCCACTGGTCGATCAGACGTGGGACCCGGCCGTCACGGAGGTCGGCCCGGTGCTTCTGGAAGACCTTGTAGGTGTCGCGCTTCGAGGACTCCTCGCCCCGCTCGCCGGTGAGCACCAGCGTGCGCGCGCCGTGGAAGCGTGGCTCGTTGCGGAGGATGATGTCCGCGACCATGATCTTCAGGTAGGCGCTGCACCAGCGCTTGCCGAGGTCCCCGACCTTCGCCGGGAACATGCGTCGGGTCCCGTCGTCGCTCGGACCTCCCCCGCGCTCGAAGCTCCGGTCCGGGCGCTCGAAGAGGTAGCCCGCGGTGGGCGCGTTCTCCTTGCGCATCTCCATCTCGAAACCGCCGATTTTCCAAGAGCGGTAGAGCTTGAGCCCGAGGGCCTGGGCGACGGCTGCGCAGTAGGCCGGCGTGCAAGGCCAGTCCATGAGGGTCGAGGTCCGACCGCCGGGCCCCTCGCCCTCTCCACCGTCGACCTCGTGGTGCCAGAGCTCGATCCGGTCCTTGGGGACGCCGAGGAGCAGGAGGAGCAGCACCAGAGCGAGGGAGTCCTTCCCCCCGCTGAACGCCACGATTATGTGGTCGTACGAGAGGGGGTCCACAGGGGGCGTGTCGAAGTCCGCGCTCGGCGCGAAGTCGTAGCGGAGGGTCGGGAACTGCTCGATCAGCATCCGCGCCAGGAACTGGCGCTTCGTCGGGGCCTGGGGCAGTCCCGTCGTCCCCCGCCGCGCCCGGGCAGGCGTCGGCGCCGGCGTCGTCCCGGGAAAGGGGAGCTGCCCGAGCAGGGCGAAGCCTGCGGTGCGCGCCGAGGTCATCCGGCGGCCGACCTCCCCGCCGGGAGGGAAGCGAGTAGGGCGAACCCGGCGAGACGCGCCGGCGGCGTGGCGGGTGGACGGGGGATGGCCCGGAGCAGGGCGAAGCCAGCCGTGCGAGCCCGCGCCGGTGCAGGCGGCGCATCAGGAGCGAGGGCGAGCTGGGACGATGGCGGAGCCTCGTCCAGCGGCGCCGGCGCCGCCGCGCGACCACGCGCAGCCTCCCTCGCGTCCAGCACCTGCCGCAGACGTCTCCCGGCAACGGTGATCGCGTCCTTTCCTCGCTTCGCGGTGGCCTGGATGAGCGCGTCGAGCGCTGGGCGGACGGCGGGATCGTTCAGCTCTACGGCGAACGACAGGGCGGATACGAGATCCGAGAAGGGATCCGGCATCATCCGGCCGGTCGGCGCGTGCGTCACCCGGAGGATGTCCGGGTCCTCGTTGTCCTCGTGGATGAAGAGGTCGCCGTTCCAGGCGAGGGCCTCGACGTCGCGCCACGGCCGTCCCTTCGTATTCAGGCGGATCTGTGCGCGCCGCGGCGGCGCGACCTTGGGAGCGGGCGTCTCGGAGGCCCCGAGAGCACGGAGCTGGTCGTTGAGCCAGTGGAGGCGCTGGCCGATCGACTTGCCCGCCAGGGGGCGCGCCACCAGCCACTGCCCGGGCAGGCCGATCTCGTAGTCGTCGCCGGCGAGGAAGACGACCTGACGCGACCGCTCGTGCCCAAACTCCGACATGATCGTGTTGCGCGCCCGCTCTGCCCACGCACTGCTCTCGCGCTTGCTGAGCTTGCTCATCGGGGTCTCGTAGGTCCCGATGCGGTCGTCGAGGCGCATCACTCCGTGCCGCGCAGAGAGGATCCGGATGTTGTCCTCGGAGGTGATCGCGCGGGCGTAGGCGAGGCTCTTGCGGAAGAGGGGGGACGAGTAGAGATCGGCCGCGGGTACGCGCTGCCCGTGCGTATCGACCTTCTGGGCGGCGCAGGCGACGAGCACCACCGGCGCGCCCGGCAGCGTGCTGCCCTCCGCCGGGAGGACCTCGAGGAAGGGGCGGAGCTCGGGGTGCGAGGCCAGCGCTGCGCGCGCGACGAGTTCCCGCTCGGGCTCGGGGATCTTGGCCTTCTTGGCCGCCTGGATGGCGATACGGAGGGTCTCCGCCGCGTGAATCTCGTAGAACGTCTCGCGCTCGGTCGCGGTGAGCCGGGCCACCTGCTCGCGGGTGCGGTTCGCCCAGCGGATTGCGTCCGCGGCCAGAGAGCCGGCGGGGCGCGCGGCCCTCAAAGGAGGCTGCTCCTCTTGGACATCGGCGTCGGGCGGCGCTGGCGCGGTCCCGACCGCCGCGGCCCCGTCGTTCCCGGTGGCGACGAGCGCGTCCCCGGCGTCGGTCGTGATGAGCAGCGTGGGGAAGTGCTTGCGGGGATGTTTCGTCGTCACGGGCAGCCCGCTCATGAAGACTTCTTGGACGAGCTGCTCACGCACGAGGCGGTCGATCGTTGCCCGGGGCAAGCCCTCGTGGTTGGCGCCCCACTTCTTCGCGCCGGATCCCTGGTGCTCCTGGATCAGGGTCAGGATCCCGAGGGTGTCCTCCGGCCACTTCCCGTCCTTCGCCGCATCTGCGGCGACGGTGCCCGCCGGCGCTCCGCGCTTGGGACGCACGACCTCCGCGTTCTGCGCCTTGGGCTTCGCTGGGCGGCTCACGCGCGCGGCTCCAGCAACGCCTGCACCAGGCGGACGAGCGCGGAGAACTCGCTGCGGTCTCGCGCGCCCATCCCGGGCGCGCCCGGGCGCACCTCGCGCTCGAAGAGCGCGGCATAGTGGTCGACCACCATGCGCTGGTAGCGCAGCATGTTGGCCCGGCCGGTATCGAGCGACGGGGACACCTTCCCGAGCCGGATCTCTTCGTCCTGCAGTTGCTGGGAAAGCCCCTTGGCGACCCCCCTCTGGAACTCCCACGTCGCGCTCTCTCGCGGGGTCGGTGCCTCTCGGTCGACGTCCTTCATGTCGCCTTTGCAGCCAGGCGCTCGAAGGCCCAGCGGTTGAACTCGGGGAAGGCCGACGAGGCCCCCGTCAGGTCTCGTTCGGTTGCCCAGAAGGCTTCGCCCTCCCGGGAGGAACGGAGCGCCCCGTGCCAGGCGGGGGCCAGGAAGAGGGCGCAGACGTGCTCGCTGTCGTCCCGCGTCCCGAGGTGCTTCATCGGGCCAGCCTCGAGGCCGGTCTCCTCCCCCAGTTCGCGGGCGGCCGCCTGGGCGGGCGTCTCGCGCGGCTCGATCGTGCCGCCGGGGAAGCAGACCCTGCCCCCGTGCTTGTGGCTGCGGATCGCGGCGAAGAGGCCCTCGGCGGTCTGGGCGATCACCAGCGCGGCGGCGGGCCGCGCGTCCGCGGGCATCAGGGCCGAGAGCTTGTTGCGGAGCACCGCAGCAATCTCCTCGGACATCTCGCGGTCCTGGGGGATCTCCTCGGCGCTATCGGCGAAGAGCCCAGCAGGATCGGGCGCGAGCCGCGCGTTCGCCACGTCCTCCTGGGTGCGCCAGCGCTTCAGCAGCGTGGCCTCTGTCGAGGCCCCGTCGCCGTCGAGGTAACGATCCCCGACCCGCACGAGCACGTGCTGCACCTTGGCGGGGCCGCCAGGCCCGTGGTCGTGCGTGCCGGTGACCACGTACCGCGTCGCTCGGGGGAGCCAGAGGAGATTGGCGTCTGCGAGCACTCTGCAGCCGCCGTCGTTCCATCCGGCATCGCCCAGCGGGTGGAGCATGGACAACAGCGGCCCCCAGAGCAGCTTCTTCAGGGCCCGCGAGAACGCCCTCCAGTCGGTCGCGGGCGCAGGCGGACGGGTCCCGAGCAGGGCGAAGCCGGCGAGGCGCGCGGAGGTCATCCAGCCTCCGAGAGCGGCTCATGCTCGACGAGTGGCAGGCGCCGGCGCGAAGGGGGCGCGTCGTTGGTGGGTCCCCGGAACCGCGGGATGCCGCCCACCGGACCGAGGTAGACGGGCTCCGGGGGCCGCATGGCGAGGTAGTGCTCGAGCAGGGCGGGGTCGGCGCGGAGCTGGCGGATGAAGAGCGCCATCGACCCAGGGCGCGCGATGGCGCCTGTGGGCTTGGGGACGCCCTTGACCATCCGGAAGCCCTTGCGTCCCTCGCCCCAGAGCCCCTCGATGCCCCGGAGGCCCGGCCGGGCGGCATCCTCCATTGCGACGATCTGATCGGCCTTCTCAGGCTCGTCGCGTACGAGCTCCGCGATCTCCCAGGGCTTCGCCGCCGGGCAGAAGGTGCAGGCGCTCTTGGGCGGGATGGGCGCCCCCACCGCCGCGAGCTCGGCGCGGATGCGGGCCCGGTCCCAACCCCACTCGCGGAGGGGGTAGATGTATTCGTAGCGGTCGTCGTTGGTGAGCTTGTGGGCCCGGCGGGAGTCGAGCGGCCCCGCGTCGTACCCGATCGCCTTCACCACCTTGTCGCCGCGGTCCCAGAGCGCCTTGGCGGGCGGGTACTTCGCCAGCCACGTCTCCTGGGGCTCGATCTTCCACTCCTTCGAGCAGCTCTTCTTCCCGAAGGCGTGGCCGGGGAGGGTGTCGTAGGCGATGCACTTCTCGCCGAGCGTCTCGAAGAACATGCCCGTCTTGCCCGAGATGCCCGGCGGTCGCTTCACCAGCACGAACTCGGGGAAGCCGATCCTTCGGAGCCAGGCCTGGCGGACCTCGCGGAAGGCGACGGTCTTCTTTCCTTCGTCGCCGGTGTCGGCGTGCTGGATGACGTCGGGGCGGACACCGAGCCGACGAAGACCCTCCAGCACCCCGGAGGAATCGAGGCCCATTCCGTCGGCCACCACCAGGAGGGGCCGCTGAGACGGGGGCAGGGAGACGAAGCGCTGCAGCGTCATCGGCCCGGGGACGGCGGCGAGCGCGGCGAAGCCGCGGAAGCGCGCGCTCTCGGGTGCCGGCGCCGGCGCTGGCCGCAGAAGGGCGAAGCCGGCGAGGCGCGCACTCTCCGGCGCGGGCGCGGCAGCGACCCCGAGAAGCGCGAACCCCTCCAGCCTGCGCGAGACGGCCACCCATCACCTCGTCAGGGCCACGATGTCGCGCCGCTCTCCGGCGACCCTCATCGCCGCGGCGTGGTCCTCGGGCCGGAGCCGCCGCGGGTCATCGATCGGGTAGAGCACCGCGACGTGCTCCTGCTGCATCCGGCGGAGCTCTTCGTCCACGGCCTCCCTGGGCGCGCCGGGGAGCTCGGCGCGGAGCTTGGCCAGGGTCACGCTCTCGTTCAGCTTCCCGCCGGTCACCCGGAGGTAGGCCGCCCGGATGCGCTCCTCCAACTCCTCCAACGCTGGCTTCGCCGACGCCCCATCGCGCCCCCGGAATGGGAGCCGCGCGATCGGCGTGTAGGCGTGGTGCCGCGGCGGACCGTCGCTCCGGTAGAGCACCATCTCGGCGGCGCGCATGGCGCCGAAGTCGCTGTCCTGGAGGGCCGAGGCGCACCGGACGAGCGCCGGGTCGCCGTTGGGGTCCTCGGCCCTCGCCAGGGTGATGTGCGCCGCGAAGGGGTGCTGCGCGGGCGGGACGCCGAGGGGCTGGAGGCTGGCGAGGAGATCCCGGTGGACCGCCTCGAGCGCGGCCGTGGCGCCGATCAGGCCGGCCCAGAGGACCTTGGGGCGCTTACCCTTGAAGACGCCAGCGCCGACGCACACGAGATCGATCGGGGCGTGCTGCAGGGTGACCTCGAAGCAAGCGCCGAGGACCTCCGGCAGGCGCGCGAAGGGGACGTCGCCGAGGAAGGCGAGGGTGATGTGCAGCGCCGCCGGCGCCGTCCACCGGGCGGCGGGCGCGGAGCTCCGGGTGCGGGCGGTCGCCCGGCCCAGAGATGCGCCCAGATCGGCCGGGACGGGGATCGCCACGAAGATCCGCGCCACCGGGAGCGATTGGCCGAGGAGCGCGAAGCCCGCGAGCTTGGACGAGGGCTCCATCGACGGTGCTCCGATCACTGCGGGGTCGAGGGGGAGGGGGCAGGGGGATCGGCGGGCGTGGCGGGCCGGGGGGCGACGGACGGCACCGGCACGCGGTGGGGATCCACAGCGAGCGCACCGAGCGCTGTGAGCAGCAGGGCGGCCACCCCGTCTTGCCAGTGCAGCATCCCGTCGCGCTGGAGCACCACCACGCCGGCGGTGACCACGCCGGCCAGCGTGGTCTGCCAGTTGATCTGCGCCCACGAGAGCAGCGCCGACGCCGTGGTTTCGCCCGCGGGCAACCGGTTTGGGTCGACCCCGAGCGCGCCGAGCACGGTCAGGGCGACCGCCGCCACGACGTCCTGCCAGTGCGGCGAAGCGTCCGGGATGCGTTGAAGGACGACCGCGGTCGCGGAGAGCACCCCGAGAAGGGTGGTCTTCCAGTTGAGCCTCGCCCACAGGGCGATGAGCAGCATTCGGGCCTGTTGGGCGATGACGGTCGTCTCCATGATTCCTCCGGTATCGGTCAGTGGTTCGGCGGAAGCGCGAGGACGGGGCCCGCCTGTCCGCTGGCGGGGCCGACGGCGCCGGCGTGCCCGCGGTGGTTCGCCAGGACGGTCTCCCGCTCTTCCGCGGTGAGCGGCGGTCCGTCGTCCGTCGTGTCATCCAGACCTTCGAGGCAGAGCTCGTAGATCCGGGCCCAGGTCGGGGGCTCCGTATCAGGGGATGCTGTCGCTTCCGTTACCATTGCCGAAGTCTCCGCCGCCCCGCGGCAGTTGGTGTTGTCGTCCGAGATGCGCGAGCGCTTCCTTGGCGCCCGCCTTCTTGTCGAAGTAGGTCTGGATCCGCGCGCGCGTCGCCCGGTCCTCTTTGCGCTCCTCGACGAACTCTTCTTTGAGCAGGGTGAAATCTCCGAGCTTCACCGTCTCGCTCTGGAGGCGCTCCACGAGCTTGCGCAGGTCCGCAATATCTCTCCCGTGAGCGGCGCAGCCCATGCACTCACCGCCGCTCTCCTGCGGATTCCGGAAGGTGGCTGGCGCCGGCGTGAGGTACGTGGGGGACGCCACCACCATCGGCGGAGGCTGGGGAAGCGTCGTGAGCCGCGGATCGAGGGCGGGCGGCGGCGGGGTCTGGGGCACCGGGGGGGTGGGCGGGGCAGGCGGACGCGCCCACTTGTCGAGAGCCTTCTGCGCGAACATCCCCAGCGCGATCGTCGAGCCGATGACCAGGGCCCACACCTCGGGACTCACGACGGGACCCTCCCTCGGCGCGTGCCGCGCGGATCGCCCATCGAACGCTGGACACCGGAGGTCAGCACCGGGCGCTCGTCCTCGGCTGGGTGGCCTCGCCGGTGTCGCTCCCGCCGAGCGCGGAGAGGTTCCAGCGCCGGTCGTCCTCGGAGGCCGATCCCGCTCGGGTGAAGATCCGCAGGTAGGGGACCTCGGTCGAGTTCCAGAAGTGCGGCTCGAGCAACTCCGCCCGCTCACAGCGCGGATCGGCCCGGACCGCGGCGGCGAGCTGTGCGAGGGACGGGAGGCGCGCGCCGATGTGCGCGGCCTTGTCCTCGGTGATCGCCAGCGCGAAGCGGCCTCCCTCGGTCTGGATCCCGTCCTGGCGGCCGGTGTCCCGGTTGGGGTAGCGCGCGTTGATCTGGTTGAGCAGCGTGGTCAGGGCCGCAAAGGGCTCGCCGGCGCCGGCGGTCTCCGGACTGGGCCCTCCCGTCTGCCCTCCCGAGAAGTTCCACGGGCTGCAGTCAGCCGCGGTCTCGAGAGCGAGCACGATGCGCCACGGCTCCCGGGCGTTTCCCGTATAGTGCGCGAGGTAGCGTGGATCGCGGGCGAGTCCGCCCAGGATCCGCTCGAAGTCGGCGCGGGTGAGGCCCTTGTCCGGGTCGTAGGTGAAGCCCACGAAGAGCGCTCGGCCCGTCCCGGTCTCCGCGTGCGGCTCTTTGCCCTCCCACACGCCGTCGTGGATCCGCGACCTGTTCGGCCAGAGACGGTCCACCTGATGGACGAGCTCGAACGCTGCTCCCCAGGGTTCGAGGGGACCGCTCGCGTCGCCGTGCTCCGCGCGCATCTTGCTGCCGACCGTGCGGGCGACCCGCTGGCCAAGGGGCGTGAGATCGGCCGTCGGGCCACCGCTGTAGAGCGCCGCGAGGAGCTTGCGCGCCCCGGGCGCGCCGCCGAGGTCCCGGAAGATCGAGCGCATCAGATCGCCCGGTTCGCCCCCACGAAACGCTCCGCTCAGGATGTTGTAGGTCGAGCGCTGGTTCTGGTCCGTAAGGCTGTCCGGCGTTCGCGTCCCTTCGATGGCGTCGAGAATGTTCTCGCACCCTGCCCGGCCACCCAGGTTGGCGAGGAGCTTGGGCGTTGCCTCGCCGAGTTGCTGGTCCGTGAGCCCCTTCGCGACGGCAGCCCGGTACGCGTTGATCGCCTCGGCCTTGTCGTCCGTGGGAGGGAAGGATCGCGCGATGAAATGTCCGATCAGCGCGAGAACACCGACCGCTACCCAGGGGAAGCCCGCCTCGTCGCCCGTCTCACCACTGCCCGCGCCGGATGCCTCGCCGCGCGGAGCGAGCGCGCCCAGATCCCAGGCGGAAGGGTCCTGGCGGCGAGCCGGGAGCGGCTTGGCGACGACGACCAGGTAGCGGGCGCCGTCCTCGACCGCCTCGTAGGCTTGCTCCGCACGGGGATCGCCCATCACCGCGCGCTTCAGCGCCCGGAGGTCGGGCCCGGTGCGCGTCCCGCCGACGGTGCGACCGGGATCGCCGGTCACTCGGAGGTAGGGCACGCCCTGATCGGTCTCCGCGAGCCCGTCGAGCGGGCCCTTTCCCCGGAACGGGAACCGGCGATCGAGCTGGGCGAGCAGGGTCGCCAGCGCGGCGCACTGGGCTGGATCGATGTCGCCGACGTCGAGGATGTCCTCGAAGGGGTCTGCCGGGAGCGCGCCCACGTCCGCGAGGAAGGCGTTCCGCTTGCTGGCTTCCGGGGTCAGGATGGTCTGCGGCGCGCGCAGGGGTGGCGATCCGCTCGGCGCCCGGCGCGGGGGCTTCGCTCGCGACGGCACCGGCACGACCGGGTAGGACGGCGGAGGCTCCGGGGTCAGCGTGACGGGTGTCACGGGATCGGGGACGTCGAGGCGCAGGAACCTCCCGAGCGCCGAGTCCCTGACCCAGGTGCCCTTCAGGTAGTTCCGTTGGGCCTGCCGCGCCTGCTCGATCTCCGGGGCGGCTTCCTCGGCGAACTTGTGCAGAGGATCGAGCAGCCCAGCTTGCAGCGTGTCGAGCGGATCGCCAGCCTCGCCGCTCGCGCCCGACGCCCAGGCCGCGAGCGCCCTGGTCGTGCCGGGCCACCGGATGCCGTCGACCGGCAGCACCGAGGCGCGCGCGCGATCGTTGAACCACTCCTGGAAGCTCCGGAGCGCCTTCGCACCGCGGATCGTCCACAGGCCCCGCAGGTCGGCCGGCGTGCCGAAGTCCTCGGGGTCGCAGGCCACCGGCCAGGCGCGGCACCAGAGGGCGAGGTTGGCGGCGATCTCTCGGGTGAGCTCGCGCTCGATGGCGCCAGGGGGAGCGCCCGCGTCCGCATCGGGGTCGGTGCCGATGATGACGTCCCAGTCGTCGAACTCGTTCCCGGCATGGATCGGCCTAATCCCGAGGTCTTCGACGATCTCGATGCGCTCCCCAGGCTGCCACTCAACGGACAGCGGACGGATGCGGTAGGCGTGCCCCGACACCATGCCGCGCGGCACGTCCATGTAGCCCTTCACATCACTGCCCCGGATGGCCTGGAACGTGCCGTTCGCGTTCATCATGCCGAGGTCAACGCCCCGGCCCAACTGGCGCACAGCGTCGATCGTCCAGTTCTTCGGCACGACCTTGAAGCCCATCCACTGCTCAGGTACCGCGCTGCCGATGGGCTTGCCCTCGTAGGCGAGCGCTTCCAGGACGATGCTCTCCTGATCGCTCTCGGGCCTGCGTGGCATCACGACGGGAAAGACGTTGTTGAACCACTCCGCAGCACCTGGAAGCGAGCGCACGTACTCGGAGAGCGTCCATGCCGCGCGGGCCCCGCGCCGTCGCTGCGCGCGATCGAGACCCCGCGTGGGCCGGACGTAGAGGTTCGGCCCGGCGCTCGGTTCGGCCGGGCCGCCGGCCTCGGCCGCCTTTCCGGTCTCCCCCGCCGAGAGCAGCTTCCCCCAGGTGGGCGTCGTCCCCGTCGGGAAGTGCTCCTCCCGGGGCTTGCCGCCGGGACCGCAGGCCACGAGGACGGTCCCCGTCCATGTGCGCGGGTCGCGCTTCACGTAGCGGGCGAGGCCGGCGAGCTGCGCCCGGTCCGCGAAGTCGCGGGCCATGAACCCGGCGATCTCCGGGCTCAGGTCGAACGGCCCCGTGCGACGGGACTCGGCGAGGTCCTCCCACGCGCCCGCCGCGCGGTTGAAGAGCGAGACGAGCGAGCCGTGCTCGAAGATGTCGGCGTCGCCCTGGTAGGCGGCCGATCGCGGCGGGGGCGCGAGACGGGCTTCCTGCGCCCACCACGGCCAGTGCGGTGCGCTCCCGGCGGGGAACCACTCGCCCGCGATCGCGCCGCCGCGGGCCTTGGCGAAGAGCAGCATGCCCTTCTGGGCGGCGTCGCGTTGGACGACCACCCCGAACACGGGCTCACCGGGCACGGTCTGCGCGAGCACGCCGAGCAGGTGGGCGCCGAGCTCCTGGGCGAGGCCGGCGCCCCGAGCTCCAGGCTTGGTGCGAGCGACGTCTTCCCAGCGCCCCGCCTGGGGGATCCAGAGCGATACGATCCCGCCGCCGATGAAGTCCGCCGGGTTGCCGGGAGTGCCCTCGGCCTCTGGTCCGCCCGTGTCGCCTTCGGGGAGCCGCGCCCAGCTCGGCGCCTCGCCGGCGGAGAACCGCTCCGCGTGGACGTCGCCGCCGGGCCGGCAGGCGAAGAGGGTCGTCTCCATCGGCGCCCCATCGGCGCCTCGCCGCACGCAGCGGGCGCGGGCGGTGCGGGTCGACTTCTGCGCGGTCGAATGGACGACGTGCTTGGCGAGGAGGCTGCCGATGTCGACGTCTCGGTGCGGGAGCGCCTCGGCGAGGTCCTCCCAGGTGCCACCTCGGGCGATCCACATCGAGACGGTCGAGCTCGAGGCGAACGTGTCCCCGTCGCCGTCGTAGCGGCCGGGGCGTGGACGGGTGGGCGCCACGCCGGAGGCCCGCGTCCAGCCCGGCCAGGAGGGCTCCACGCCCCCGGCGGGGAACTCCTGCGCCGTGGCCTGCCCGTCGCGCGCGACGAGCAGGGTGACGCCCCGGGAGCCCGGCGTGCGGCGGATCACCTGGACGAAGAGGGGGCCCGGGAACCGGACGGAGAGCGCCTTGGCGCAGAGGGTGCCGACGTCGGTGGCGAGGTCTGCGCCCCGCGGGCCGGGCTGGGTGCGGGCGACGTCCTGCCAGCGCTGATCGGTGGGGTGCCAGATCGACACCAGAGAGCCGCCGGCGAAGGAGCTAGGCTCGCCCCCGCCCTCGGCGCCTGCGGTCTCGCTCCGCTTCGGCGCGCCCGGCGCCATGCCGTACGCGCCGCTCCCCGGCTCCGGCACGCCGCCCTGCTTCGTGTCCCACACGAAGCGGTGCTCCATCCAGTCGTCGCTCGGCGTGCGCAGGACGACGACGTTGGGCTCCCCCATTCGGCGCTCGTCGCCCTGGATCTGGCGGTCGCGCGCCTCCGCCTCGCCCTCGGGCACGCCGCTGGCGAGCGTCCTGTCGAAGTGCATCCACGCGTCGCGGTCGTAGCGGTAGCGGTCGTACTTCCAGTTCCGGTTCGTGAAGACCACGACCCACTCCCCGGTGCCGTCGGCTGGCACGCGGTAGATCGTGATCGGCTCGGTGAAGCTGCCGTAGTTCTCGCGCGTCGTCGCGTCGGCGCGCGCCACGTCTCGGATCCCGGAGGCGAGAGGAATGCGGCGGTTTTCCTTGAACCGGAAGTAGGTCCAGGTGCCGGCTTCTCCGAGGATCCCCTGACTCCAGTCGCGCGAGTCGACGGGGTACCCGGAGACCGATCCGTTGGTGATCGCCGGGAGGATCTCACCGGGCGGGCTGTCCCCCACGGAGGCGCCGCGCCACGGTTCTTGCGGCGAGAAATAGTACCCGACCGCGGTTCGACCCCCCAGGTCGACCCATCCGCCGCCCACCCCAGGAGGCACGGCGAAGACCTTGGCGCCCTTTGAATACGCGGGGAGCCAGCCCTGTTGGTGCAGGTCCGCCGCGGTCGCCTCGCGCACCACGACGGGACGCCACGTCGGGTCCTTTAGTCTCCACGGTTCGGGAGGAGCGCCTGCTTCACCGGCATCCGCGGGTGCGCCCGCGTCGGTGAGCGTCTGGAAGGGGTCCTCCGGTGCGTCCGTGGTCATCGTGGGGCTCCTGGTCTCTGGCTGGGGTCGGAGATCCCTGAAGGGATCGGGCGGCGCCGGCGCGAGGGGGCGCCGGGGGGCCGGAAGACGAAGGATCGGGCGCGGTGCCGCCGGCGCGGGCCGAGGCGCCTGGACGTGCCGCGGAGCCACGTGGGTCCCGTGCGGGTAGAAGAAGTGCGGCTGGACGTCGCCCCCGAGCGCGATGCGGAGCTCCGGGTCGTCGCCCGTCTCGCCGGCGAGGGCGCGGAGGTGCTGGATGTTGCGGCGGAGCTGGGGGAGGTGGGCCTGCACCTGGCTCCACTGGAGGAGCTTGGAGGGTGCCAGGATCGCGCGGAACGCGAGGAGCAGCGCCTGCGCCTGGGCTGGCGTCGACACGTCCGGCGGCAGGAGGATGCCCCGGGACACGGCCGCCTTGATCCGCGCGTCGTAGCGGGGATCGGTGAGGGGGAAGCGGGGATCGACCGCTTCCATGTACGGGTTGTCGTGGCTGTGGAAGTCGTTCGGGTTGTAGAGCTTCCAGGAGTTCGGGACGGCGCCCATGCAGAGCAGGAGGTATCGGGCCAGGCGCGCCGCGTGCTCCTCGGGCGGATGCTTGTTGGTGCCGTTGTCGACGGTCACCGTGTCGATCCCGCTGAAAAGCAGGTTCGGCAGGACGTGCATCGCGACCACGAGGCCGGCGGCGACGACCGGCGTCTCCAGATGGAAGGTGTCCATCGTGGCGCCCGCGATGGCCCCGGCGATGGCCCCGACGACGACTGCGACGACGTGGAGCAGAGGGCCGACGACCGGCACGGCTTCGAGCACCGTCCCCACCGCCGCGCCGATCCCCGCCCCCTTGCCCGCCGCGGCGAGCGCCTGGTCCCCCTGGGCGTCGCCGGCGTCGAGGTCGAGGTTGCCAGCGTCGAGGTTGCTCCGCGCCCTCGCCGCTGCGGCGCGCGCCCGGGCCTCCGCCTCGCTCCACTCGGCGCCGGTGATGTTGCAACTGGAGAAGGGCGCGACGTGCCGCTCTCGGCGCATCCGGAGGACCTCGAGGAGCACGTCGGTGCGGCTCGGCTCGGGCTCCGCTGCGGGATCGCCGGCCTCGGGGCTGAGCTTCAGGGGCTTCGGGTAGAGCTCGAACGTCGCGCCCTCGGCGGGGATCGCCGGGGGCGCCGGCGGAGGCGGATCGTTGAGGCGGAGGAAGTCGCCGAGCTTCGTGTCGGCGACCCAGGTGCTCTTCAGGTAGTCGCGTTGGGCCGTCCGCACGTTCTCCAACCACGTCCCCTTCGCGGCCTCGTGGAGCGGGTCGAGCACCTTCTCCTGGAGCACGTCGAGTGGGTCGGCCGCGTCGAGCGCCGTGAAGGGGTCCGCGGGCGCACCGGCATCGTTCGTGGCCATCATCTCCTCGACTTTCGGTGGATCCCTGGGCACGTAGCCCGCTTCGACGAAGAACCCCCGCCACTCCACCGAGCGGAGCGTGGGCGTCGCGGGCTCGATCCAGTGCAGCGTGCCTGCGGCCTGGTAGAGGTAGTTGCCGCTCACGAGCGGCCGGTTCGGGTCCCAGATGAGTACCGAGCGGCCCCCGTCGTCGCCGACCATGTACCCGTGCGCCACGACCTGGTGTGCGCGCGTGACTTTCCTTGGGTCGAGCGACCACGGATGGGGGATGAGCCCGAGGAGCACGGGCTTCCCCGCGTCGATGGCGCGCCGGACCTCGGCGAAAGAGGCTGCCGACTGCCGCGCGATGTCCGCGTCGTCGGGGTTGACGAGCATCTTGGCGAAGTGCGCGATGTTCCCGCCGAAGAGGAGAGAGTCTTGCTGGCGGCCCTGGATGTAGGCGCCGAGCGGATCGCTCACGGGAGGCGTCGTCCTGCCGGTCGGCGCTGGGCGGTCGGCGAAGAAGTAGTCGAGGACGGTGGAGGCCATCCCGCCGCACTGGCCGGGGAAAGTGATCCCCAGGAACTTCGCATCGCGGAACGAATTGACGAACCGGAGGATGTGGTCGCCGAGGTCGATCACCTTGGACCCGGCCTCGGGCGCGCCGGTCTCCGCCAAGTCGAAAGAGGGATCGGTGGGACCCAGCAAAAGCGGCTCGCCGGCATCGCGCGTGCCGGGGGCGCTGGCGGCCGGGTCGCTGACGCGGCCCATGAAGAGCACCATCCCCGTATTCGTGTCCCTCAGGAAGAACAGGAAGGGGTGGTCGGCGTTGAAGTCCGCCTCGGGCCGCGGATCCATCGACACCGCCTTCGCCACGATCGCCGTCGCCGCCGCGGCCTCTGTCCCCTCCTCGTCCACCTTGACGAACGCCTTGTGGAAGACGTCGGACAGGAAGAGCCGCTCGGTGGAGCTCGTGGGTTCGGCGATGCCTGTGAAGTCGGCCCGGGCCGGGTCGAACGCGAGCGGCATCCCCAGGGCCTTGAGCGCGGCGCCGAGGGAGAAGCCCTCGGGGGCGATCTCGAACTTCGGCAGCCGGACGCGGACGCGGGCCTCGGAGAGCGCGCCTACCCAGTCGGCGAGGACCGCTGGGGAGAGCCGGGCCTCGAGGGCGGCGAGGCCGTCCACCTCCGCGGGGAGGACGAGGAGCATGGCGAGGTCGTTGTTGCGGTAGGGCAGCTCCGCCAGCTTCACGCCGGCGACGTCGGCGAAGCGGCAGTGGAGGGTCTGCGCCATCGTCGGCACCTGGCGGACGTCCGTGGGGCTGGCGTGGAAGGGCGCGGGGCGGGTCCCGGTGGCCTCGAAGGGCGCCGCCCACTTGCCGAGGAAGTAGATCGCGTTGACGAGCACGAGGCGCGTGAGGCTGTCGACGCTGCCTTCGGGCAGGAGGTCCTTGATCCGGTCCTCGGTCTGCTCGGCGACCCACCCGTTGATGCGCGCGCGGGCCGCTTCGGCGGCTCCGAAGTCGACGGGCTCGAGCGGGGCCCCGAAGGTCTCCCGGGTGAGCCTCAGGTAGGCGGGCTGGAAGGGGTAGCCCTGGGCGCCGAAGAGGCGGCTGGCGAGGCGGATTGTCGTGCCGGGGCGGGGCTCGTTGATGCGGGAGACGACCACGCCGGCGGCGGGCACGATCTCGCGGCTCGTCCGATGGTCGTCGAGCGTCCGCGCCATCTGCTCCGCGGTCTCACCGCGCGCGCCGGCAAAGGGCATCGCGAGGGCCGTCCAGATCGAGGCCGGCGAGAACGCGAGATTGCCGGGCGCCCTCCGGATCCTGGCGAACAAGGCGAGACCGAAGGCGTTGACGCCGCTTTCGGGGTGCTCGGCGCGGTAATCGGCGAAGGGGTCACAGAGACCAGAGCCGGTTGGTGGCGAAGGGGCTTCCTGGGACGCCCCGCTGGTGTCGATGTCGGTTCCGTGGACGGGCACCAGCTCCAGGTCCTCGAGCAGATCGAAAGTGCATTCGCCCTCGCCGCAGTCGCGGAGCGGCCCGATGCGGTAAGCATGCCCCGGCAGCGTCTTCTCGCGCGGCGGCTTGAAGACCGCGGCCGCGTTCCAGCGGAACATGCCGTCTTCGATCGTGCCGATCCATACGTCGCCGTTGGCGCTCCTGTAGAACGTGTCGGGCGTGGGGCTTGGGGCGCCCGCTTCCAGGGCGTCGAAGGGGTCCGCCGCCTCGGGCGCCGGCCGCTCCCCCGCTCCCGGGCGCGCTGTCCGGTTCTGGAGCTTGCGGGAGGGGGCGTCCGGCAGCCGGACCGACCGCAGCGGCCCCTCGTAGCTCACGAGGCCCGCCAGCTCCTTGGACTGCATCACGTCCGCGGTACTCACCCGCTGGCCGTCGACCTCCATCCACGGCGCCACGAACCGCGGGACCCACTGGCTGTAGTCGACGTGCCCGCGGTTGTGCCGGAGGCCCCGGCTCTGCCACACCACGATGCCCGGCTGGGCCACGTAGGGGCCGTTCCGGGTCGGGGCCTGGTCGGTGTGCCAGCCGTAGTTGATCGCCCCGTCGTAACCCAGCGGGTGCGCCGGAGGCCCGCCCCAGGGCGGCGGGCAGAGTTCGTTGCCGAGGATCCAGTCCTTGCCGATCGTCGAGATCAACCCCTCGCGTCCGGCCCGCTCGGCCTCGATGGCAACGTGGTGCTGAAGCATCCCCTCCGTGGTGGCGGTGACGTTCATCTGGACGTGGGGGGTGAGGTGGACGTCCGCCTGGGCGTGCGCCAAGTCGAGGATCTTGTCCGTGGGCAGGAGCACGCCGAGTTGGTCGGCGATCTTCTGGGCCGTGTCGGCGGTGACGGCGATCCGTACCCAGTTCCAGTCACCGGGCTCGCCTGCCCATTCGCGGCGGTCCGCTGGCGCGACGAGACTCGTGCTCGTGGGCCCGGGCACCCCGAAGCGGAGGGTGTCGGTGGCGACGTAGACGACCCCCGTATGGCCGGGGATCTGGGTCTTCACCGGCGCCCAGGTGATGGGTTGGGCGATCCCCCGGCGGACGGCATCGAGGACGAGGGCCTCCCGCTCCCGGATGGAGGTGGGATCCCCTCCCGGGGGGAGGGAGGCCATGAAGGCGGAGCCTCGGATCTGTCTGGCGCTCGTCATCTGGTCCGCTCCTGCACCACCCGGAGCCCGCGCTCGCCCCGCTTGATCGTCCCCGCCCGCACTGCGACGTCGAGCGCCCCGGCCTCGTCGCGTCCTCCGAAAACTCCGAGGTCCGCGCGACCCCGGAAGATGCGGAAGGTGCCGTATTGAGGCTTCCCGAGCGGCCGAAGCATCAGCGAATCCTCCGCCGACCAGCGGGACCTGGCAGCGATCGCGGCATCGTCGGGGGTGGCGGCTGACACCGTGCCGACGCGCTCCCATTTGGGAGGACCCCAGCCCGTCGCGACATCCTTGAACACGGCGAAGTCCTCGACGTCGGAGTCTGCTGCCGATACGCGACTGTCGTTCGCGGCCCCCTGGCCACCGGCTACGGTCTCAAGCGCAACCCGGTAGCGCTTGGCCCAGCCGGCCTCGTGGGCCTCCGCATGCTTGGCGCTCCGGAAGCGCTGCTTGTGGGCCAGCACGTCCAGCGCGCTCGCCGCCGTGCGCGCCAGGAACGCCCCCATGTTCTGCGCGCCCTTCGTCGTGACGATCCTCCATGTGTGTAGGTCCCGCGTGTCCGTCACGACAAAGCGGTCCCGCCAGCCTGGTGCCATGGCGTCGGCGCGCCTGGCGTCGCCGAGGCCTTGTTGGTGGGCGAGCTTATTCCAAGCCGCCGTCTCGTTCCGGGCCGTGACGACCGAGACGGCCTCACCGTCGCGGGTGTGGATCGCGAACCGGGGGCCCTTCATGCGCCCTCCGGAAGCCACTCGGCGACGTCAGCGGCGTGCCTCTCATAGACGGCCCGGCGCTGCGCACGCGGCAGGAGGGCCCAACAGGTGATCAGGATGGCGCGCAGCGTCGCCGCCTCGTGCCGAGAGCCGGATGCGTGCGACATCAGTGTCCCGAAGGACGCGAGGTCGGACGTCTCCGGGCCGTGAGCGCCGTACACCTCGCGCCGTTGGCTTGATGTGAGGACGTCCCACGCGCTCTGCACGTAGCCCTGGAGGTCGCCGATCTCGTGTTCGGGCTCCGACTGTTCGCCGTGCGCCTCGGCCGCGGCGAAGAGCCGAGCCAGGTCGCGCCGAACCACCCTGAGCCCCCGCTCGCCCCGCTTCGTCGCACCCGCGCGCACGGCCACGTCGACCGCCTCGTCTTCGTTGCCGCCGCCGAAGTCGCCGACGCACACGCGGCCCCGGAAGATGCGCCAGATGTCCGGCTCGCTCGCTGCGCGCTCGCGCGTTGCGTGCCGCTCCATGAAGGTCCCCGCGTCGATCCCCGCCGACCGGCTCATCGCGATCGCGTCGTGGATGGCGAAGGCCTTCTCCAGCGGCATCAGGTTGACGCCGGCCCGCAGCGCCTCGGGGAGGTCGTCATCCACCAGCCACACGCCTTCGGCCGCTGCGCGCTCCGTGGCGAACTTCCACATGCGGCGCGCCGCGTCCTGCGGCGTCTTCCCGGGCTGGCCGAGGTTTTGGACGATGGCCGCCTCCCCTGTGGTGAGCCGCAGGGGGGTCTCGATCGCCGCGTAGCGACAGGCTTCCCACCGGCCGCCGGGTACGGCGCGCACATAGTACCTCTCGAACTCCAGGATGCGGTGGCCGCGGAGGTCGCCCCCCTGCTTCACCCGCTGGATCACGACGCTCGCGGTCAACGGCAGTGCGCGCTTCGTCATGCGGCCCTCGACTGTGGCTGTGCGTCGCGGCCCGCCGAGAGCAGGGTCCGGGGGATCCCGCGGTTCCACCAGAACACGGCGATGTTCTCCAGCTCCGTGAACTTGAGCCCCGCCATCGGCGCGATCCGCAGGAACTCCTCGTACCCGGCATCGGTCGGCGGGAGCACGTCGCTGAACGGCGGCGTGAGGCCCTGGACGAGCAGCCCTCTCCGCAGCGCCGGGATCTGGAGGTTCTGGGCCCAGCCGCCGGTGCTCGCCAGCGCGGCCACGACGTCGCGTCCCCATCGCGACCACTGCGCCTCGACCCAGCGGGAGGGCCCGTACACCCAGCCGAGGGCACGCCAGGCGTCGGCCGCGCCGGCGCCGTGGCGGAGCCGGTCGAGCCATCGGTCCTGCATGGCCTTGTCGATGCCGGCCTGGTCGTCCGCCGGCCAGGGCGTGCCGCTGCCCTCGGCGATCCGCATCGGGGGCTCAAGATGGAGGTGGGAGACCTTTTCGGCCGAGACCTTCTCCCAGTGCGCGGCGCCGGCGAAGCGGCTGCCGATGTCGGAGCCGTCGATTCGCCCGAACTCGGAGCACTCGATCACGCTCCGGTCGAGCATCTTGGGCATGGCGACCTGGAGGCCCTCGTAGACGGGGGCGCCCGGCTCCTTCGGGACCAGCATCGGGGCCTGCTCCGCAGCCTGCGCCCAGCCTGCCCAGGGCCAGACGTCCGGCGGGACCTTGGCGAGGCCCGCGAGCTTCTGCCGGGCGGCGGAGAGGAGCTCCGTGGCGGTGGCCTGGTCCGTCTCGGTGCGTGCGCGCTCGAAGCGGCTGGCGGCGGCCCGCAGCGTGTCCGTGGCCACCTTGGCGACCTTGACCTTGCGCTTCTCCTCGGCCTCGGCCTCGGCCGCCTCGAAGGCTTTCCTGGTGGCCTCCGGGTCGCGGGAGATGAGCACCAGGAGGTCCTTGCGGGAGAGGGTCGACTGGGCGGCCGTGTTGGCGACCACGCTGGCGTTCCCCTCGAGCAGGCTGTCGATCCAGTTCTGCTTCCCCTGCACCATGTCGAGCCGCACGCCGTCCTGGCTGCGGTTGGCGAGGTAGTAGTAGAGGTGGATGTTGCTGAGCGTGTTGCCCTGGCGCACCCCGCGTCCGATGCGCTGGTCGTTCTTCTTCGGCGTCCAGCCCACGTCGAGCTGGTGGATCGCGCAGGTGCGATCCTGGAGGTCCACGCCCTCCTCGCCGATCTCGTTGGAGATGAGGACGTCGTACTTCGGCGGGATCCCCGCGGCCGCATCGCCGTTGAACTCCCGGGCGATGCGCAGGCGGTCGGCCGCCTTCGGCGCAACCACGGCGTTCAGGATGCCGATGCGATCGGCGGGGATGCCGGCCTCGACGAGCACGTCGCGGATCCATGCGTGGGCCGCGATGTAGTCGGCGAAGACGATGTGCCCGCAGTGGGGCATCTTGAGGATGTTGTTGGCGAGCGCGTCGAACTTCGGCGAGTGCGGGTTGTCGACGGCGCCCGCGGTCTTCCACTTGAAGCCCTCGTCGAGCTGGCTGTGCATGGACACCATCGCCATGCGGGCGAGCAGGCCGAGGATCTTGCCGCTCTTCTGGCCCGGGATCTTGGGTTTGGAGAGCTCGTCCTCGATGGCCTTGACGTAATCGACGTACTTCTGCTCCTGGGCGGCATCCATGTCGACGAAGACGCGCTCCTGCGTCACCGCGGGGAGCTTGAGACCTGCCTGCTTGGCCGTCTTGAACTCCCAGAGCCGGTAGATGACCGAGCGGAGCTCGTCCGCGTTCTTGAAGCCGACACAGGCCAAGCGCTGCTCGACCTCCATCTCGGCGTTCATGACCTCCTCGATCTGGAGGATGCAGAACCTGTCGATGAACGCCTCTGGATCGTAGATCCCGATCCGGGTCCAGGCGTCCTTGTCCATCAGCTTGACGAGGTTGTAGAACTCCAATGGGCTGTTGGAGGCCGGCGTCGCGGTCGCCAGCACGACCTCGCCGCCGCGGGACTGGACGTCGCAGCACCGGAAGAACCAGTGCCATGCGCGCTTCGATCCGTCGCCCGCGTTGCCCATGTACTTGGGCACGCTGCCGCCCTCGCGGTCGGCCGGCATGTGCAGGTTCTTGCCGTTGTGCGCCTCGTCGAAGGCGATCCAATCGACGCCGATCTTGTTCCAGATGATGTCGGGGTCCGGCTTCCATGTGCCCGGGAGCTCGGTCATCTCCGCGATGAACCTGCCGACGGTCTCTTCCAGGATCGCGTCCTGGCGCTCGGTCAGCGACCCGAGGTGTTTCTTGTCGAGGACCTCCAGCTTCGCCTGGGCCACCGCGAGGTCCTGGCGAGCCTTCGCGAGCTTCGGCCTCGCCGATGGCCATGTGGCGTCCGTGAGGTTCTCAATCGTGGCCTCGAGCTTTTTGATCCTCCGATCGATGACGCCCTTCTCCTCCGCGTACCTCTTCAGCTCGCCCTTTACCGATTTCTTGGCGTTCCGCGCGCGGAGCGCGACCTCGCGCTCGATGGCGGTCACGCCCTCCACGAACTTGAGGGTGGACTCCTCGTCCATCAGTGTGCGAGGCAACGAATCGTAGGTGACGACGGCGACGTCGAACTCCCCGCCCATGAAGCGGGCCCACTTGCGGCTGCGCTCCTCCGGGGAGTCCGTGTCGCTGGAGTCCTCCCCGGTCTTTTTCTTCGTCTTGTTGATGCCGATGACGACGACGCGGAAGTCGGGGAGCGCCTTCTTGATGTTCGCCATCCACTGGAAGGCGATCTTCTGGGGCGCGCAGATGACGGGCCGGCGCGCCCGCCCTTCCTGTCGTGCGAGCGCCAGGGCGGCCAGGATCGTGTAGGTCTTGCCGACGCCGACCTGGAAGCCAAGACCGCCGGCCCTGTTTGCGTTGACCCGGCGAGCCCCGGCGATCTGGTGGGGGTTCAGAACGACGGCCGGGTTCCAGCGGGCGAGCCGGAGGGGCGCGCTTCCGTAGGCGTGTTGCCGGTAGCCCTGCCGGGCCCGCTGGTAGGCATTCTCGACGGCGCGCTGGGGCTTCGGGCGCGCGTCAAGCCAGGCCCGGAACTTCTCGGTCCATTCGCGCGCGTACATGAGTCGATCCGCGTCGATCTGCTGAGCGTCATCGTCCTTGGCAGACGGCTTGAAGACCACGTAGTCGTGGTTGATCCAGCCGAGGCACATCAGCGCAACGTCCGAGAGCCCCGAGATGCCCGGGAGGTGCTCGTCGTAAGGGACGCCGGCCATGTGGACGATGCCGTCCGCGCGGACGAGGGTGAGCGCGTCGTGTCCGTGGTTGATCGTGTCCAGCCACTCCCCGAGCACGTCGAGCGGCACGAAGCCGTCCTGGGGGCTCACCTCGATCTCGTCGAAGGTTGCCGGCTGGATCGCCTCCAGGAGCCGCGTCGCCTGGGCGGCGGCCTGAGTGTCGCCGAGAGCGGCGCGGGCCCTCGCCCGGTCGAGCCGCGGCCACAGCTCCCCGAACATGTAATCGTCCGGCGGGTAGAGGTTCCCGCGGAAGTCCAGGCGCTCGACCCACGCCGGCGCCGTCGAGTCCTCGCACCACCCGGCGGCGAAGAGCGGAGCGGCGTCCTTGCCGGGCAGCTCGCCGATGGTGAGCGCCTTCTTGTTCCGGAAGAGGTACTCCCCCACCTGAAGCGGGTCGTGGGGGTTGCCGGTGTACCGGGGCATCCACGAGGGCTTCTCAGCCAGGGGCTCGATCAGGGTCGCCGACTTGCCGAGGAACGCCTTGAGGAGCCAGCCTGCGCCCCCAGGGGCCCCCTGGCCGAGCGGCCCGCGCTCGGCCTTGGCCAGCGCCAGGACGGGCTTGTCGGCCGCAGGCGGACCATGCTTGGCGCCCCACTGGGTCAGGTCGTCGTGGAGCTCCTCCCAGCCCACGGGCTCGACGTCGGGGTTGGCAACGGTTGCCAGGAACTTCTCGACGCGGCGCCCGAGGCCGACGGCGGCCGCCATGCGCTCATCGTTCTCGACCATCGCCTCCGCCGCCGTCGGCGGGGGCCCGAGGGGCTTGTCGGCCTTGCGCGGCTTGGCCGCCGCCGGCGCCGGCGTCATGTGCACGCATGCGGCGCACATCGGCCGCTCCTCGAGTTCGGGAGGCAGCCCCTTGAACTCGCCGACGACCGTGTAGCCCTCGGCGCTCGTGTGCCACTGCCGCTTGCCCTCTTGCCCAGGTTCGGGGGGCGGGTTCGGGACCACCGTACCGAGGATGTGGTCCGTGAACGCCTCGTAGTATTTGCCGTCGAGGATGAACTGGTCCGCCTCGTCGACCTTCTCCAGGATGCCGCCGCGGGCGCGGAAGAAGAGGATGTCGGTGACGACATTGGCGAGGCTGAACACCTCGTTGGGGAGCCGGAAGGCCGCCGACAGATGGTGGCGGCGCAGCACCTGCTCGCGGATCTTGCGGGCGTCGGCGGTCTTGCCGGTGAGGAAGCCCGATGGGATGATGTAGATCCCGAGCCCGCCGGCGCCGAGGAGATCGAGCCCACGGCGGAGGAAGTAGTTGTCCGCGCGAATCTCGCGGTAGCTCCGATCCGGATCCTTGGTGTAGGCAGGGCCGCGCTCGCCGTAGGGCGGGTTGCTCACCACAAGGCGCAGCCGCCCCTGGAACTCGGGCCCCTTCTCGGTGACCCAGCTCTCGAAGGGACCCTGGTAGAGGTCCATGTCCGGCCGCAGGGCGCGGACCATCTTGAAGCTGAGCTTGGAGTATTCGACCCCATGCCAGGACAGGGCCTCGAAGCCCGGGCCCGAGAAGGCGAGGGGGAAGCGACCGATGCCAAGGGACGGCTCCAGGGCGTGGATGCGCCCCTCCTCTTTCCCGTCGAGGCCGGCGATCAACGGCCGCGTGACGCGCGCGATCTCCGAGCACACGAAGGGCGGCGTGAAGTAGGCGTGGATGAGCTGGCGCTTCTCCGGCACCGGGAAGCCCGGCGGGAACTTCCTCGCCGCCTTCTCGATCCCGAGGCCGCCCCAGTCCGAGTAGGCGGCGAGCACCAGGCGGTCGTCGTTGGTGAGCGGCCGGGGGCGCGCCTCGAGGTCCGAGGCGAGCCACATGGCCTTGATGTTCGCGTCGCGGCGGGCAGCGGCCGTCCGGTGCTCGACCGGCGCGTAGATGTCGGAGACGGCCTCGTCGTCCGGGTTGGGCGGGGACGAGAGCTTCACGCCGGCCATGGCGGCGGGCGAGACGGTGCCGGCGTCCTCGGCGGCTTGGATGGCGCGTGCCTCGCCGGCGGCGGAGGACACGGCCTCGGTGGTCGGCTTCCGGGCCGCCTCCACGCGCTGGGAGGTCTCCTGAAGCGCGGCGCGGACCCGATCGGGCCTCCCCTCGGGCTTGCCGTGGGGTGCCTGCCGCTCGGCGCTCTTCTGCTGCTTGGCGTGGTCCATGAGGGCCACGGTCAGCTCCCGGCCGGCGTAGCCCTCCCGCGCCGCCTGCTCCATCGGCTTGGCGGGGAAGATCCCCCCCGCCGCCACCGCGGCGCGCTCGCTGGGCGTGAACGCTGCCCAGAGATCCGCGGCCTTCTCGGCCATGGTGAGCCGGTGCGGCGCAGCCGCGGCCTCCCGCGCAGAGCCCGGCCTCCCCGCTTGTTCGGAGGCCGGCGCGCCGGCAGCAGGCTGCTGAGCTGCCGGCGTAGCAGGCTGCTGGGCTGTAAGCGTAGCAGGCTGCTGGGCTGCCGTCGCGGCAGGCTGCTGGGCTGCCTCCTCTGCCAGCCGCTCGTCGACGCGCATCTCCTTCAGCAGGAGCGCGAGCGCCTCGGGGTTCTGGGTGGCGTAGAGCAGGTGGGAGCGCCCCGTCTGCCCCGGGAAGTCGACCCCGCGCATCCGGTCGAACTCGACCTCGCCCCTGGGGGTGTTGAGCACGAACTCCCCCATGCCGAGGTGCTTCACGGAGAAGCCAGGGAGCTGTCCCGAGGCCGTCAGGAAGGAGGTGTCGCCGTAGATGTCGGCCCCGCGGCGGTAGACGGCCCAGTCCTCGCGGTGGGGCGGCACGTCGTGCCCCCAGCGCGTGGGCTTGTCCTTGGTGAAGGTCTTCCGCAGCTTGAACTCGTCGGCGAGCTTGGTGAGTACCTTCTGGACGAGATCGGGATCGCACCCCCCGAGCAGCCCCGAGACCTCCTCGACGGTCCGGTACTCCCCGGCGGTGGCAGCGAGCACGCCCTCCTCGGTTGCGCAGGGGGGCTTCTCCTCGAACTTCCGGGAGAGCGCCTCGGCCTGGTGCTCGACCAGCGCGGCCGCGTGCTGCTCGGCCGGGGGAAGCGCGGGCGCCTGGGCCGGGCGGCGTGCCCGGTAGGCGGCGATGGCGGCCTTCAGGGCATCCCGTGCCTGCGCGTAGGCCGGGCCCTTCCGGTCGACGTGCGCGCGGGCCAGGGCCACCGCCTTGCGGACCTTCTCGCGCAGCGGATCGAACTTGATCCTGTTGAGCCGCCCGAGCTCGTCGCCGATGGCGCTCGCCTCGACGAAGAGGGCGGCTTGGCCGGAGGGGGCGCCGTGGGCCCCCAGCTCGCGGGCTTCGATCAGGGTCTCGCGGAGCCCCTCGTAGTCTTGGGCGTCCTCCATGGCCTCGATCAGGCGCCCGAGGCGCAGCGGATCGAGCGTCCTGGGCGAGGGGGCCTGCTGCAGCGCCAGCGCGTCCTCGACGTCGCGGAGTGCCTTGTCTTCCGCGCGGCCTGCCTCCGCCGTGCGGAGGATGCTCCGCACATGGTGGAGCCAGTCGCCGGCTTGGTCCTTGTGGTAGACCTCAGAGGCGACACGGGCCTTCCGGTGCTCTTCGGTCAGCGTGGCGCGCAAGGTGCCGACCGACGGGGGCGCGGCTTCGGTCGCGTCGACCCCGAAGACGTAGACCTCGGCGGCGTTCACCAGCTTGAACCCCCTGGGGCCCCAGACGACGGTCACGTCGTCGATCCGCTCCAGCGCTCCGTACTTCGGGCCGATGTCGTCGATCCGGAACACGAAGTTCCAGCGGGCCGCGTGCTGCGAGGGAGGAGGGGGCGCGTCGCCCTTCTTCCGCTTCTTCTGCGGCGCGGCTGCGCGCGGGACGTGCGGCTCCATCGACAGAAAGGTCCGCTTGTTTTCGTGGACCCCGCGCTCAAGGACGAGGCGCATCCCCGGGCGGAGGTTCTTTTCCTTGCGCGCCGGATCCCAGGCGGGCGCCGCGGGCTTCGGGAGGGGCGGCTCGGGCGTCCACGGACCCGCCTCGGCGATCCACGCGTCGAGGTCCTGCGGCGTCGGCACGCCTTCGCCGATCCACTTCGCCATCACCCTGGCGAGCGGCTCGCCGACGGTGAGTCCCGCGACTTCGAGCCGGGCCCGGTTGTGCTCCATGGCGGCGCGGGCCATCTGCCGGCGGATCGCGGCCTGGCGATCCTTGTTGACCTCCTCGATCAGCGTCGCGGCGAGCGCCCGATTCTCGGGTCCCGGATCGCGGAGCGCTTCGCGGATCGCGGCCCACTTCGGGTGCTTGGGGGTGTCGCCGACGTGGACGACGACGAGGGGGTTGAACGGTGCGGCCGGTGCCGTGTGCGCGGGCTCGGGAGCCTGGTTGCCAGCGCTGTAGATCCCCACCAGGGTCTCCCACCCGGGCCAGGCGAGCACCTTGGCGACGGCCGCCTCCGGCGTCATGTCGCTCGACCGGCGGATCACCGTCAGGCCGGCGGCCTCTAGGGCTTCCTTTTGGTCGTCGCCCCCCGTGAACTTGACGGTCAGGTCGCGCCACTGGACGTTGGTGGCGTACTGCGAGGGCGCGATGCTCATCGAGTAGGGCAGGCTCGACGAGGGGATCCCCAGCCTCTCGTGCGGGGCCGTCTTGGCGACGGTGATGCCGACGCCTCGCTCGGCCGTGATGTCGAGGTAGTGCCCGGCGAACCTCGGCGCGAGGTTCGCCCGCAGCACCTCGGCGGCCCTCTGGGGCGTCGAGACGGCCGCCGCGCCGGGCGTCTCCTGGTCGGCGCGCGCCTCGGCAGCTTTCGCCGGCAGCATGGTCGTCCCCGGAAGGTGCTTCGCGAGCGCGGTGGGGACATCTCCCGGCGCGATGAGCTGGGAGGTCCGCTTACCCTCCGTGATGAGGAAGTATTGTCCCTTCGGCGTGACGACGAGCCCGGTTTTCCCCGTGGGCAAATTGTCGTTGACGCGCATCGCGGCGACGCTGAACTCGCGCCTGGGGTCCGGCACGTAGTCGACGACGACTTCCTTGCCGCCGTAGATCGCGACGTGGTGTGCGCGCGGTTGGCCGGGCATCGTGGGTGTGGGAGGCGCGGCCGGGGCGGTTGCCGCGGGCGCTGCCTTCAGGCTGCACACCTTTCCGCGGCCGTCCTTGGGCTCGTGGCAGATGACGTCCTCGCCCCGCATCGCACGGAGCTCGGCGAACACGGCGTCCTGGCCAGGCTTGTCCGGGCCTCCCACGGCGCGGGCGATCACGGCCATCTGGGACTCGGGGTTGCCTTGGAGGAAGGCCACGATCCGGGCGCGCAGGTCGTCCGCCGGCGCGGGGGAGGCTGCCCCGTGGGGGATCTCCTCCACGACGTACTCGGCGAGGAACCGCTTGCTCCGGTCCAAGAGCGCGAAGCCGTGGGGGCGCGGCTCCACGCTGCCCAGGTTGCTGAACGTGATGTCCGACGTCGCCCCGTGGTGCTTCGTGCCCGGTGCGTCGACCCTGAGGACGATCCCCTTGGGCTTCTGCGCCTCGATCCGACGTCCGCCACCGCGCTCGACGGTCCCCAGCACGTTCTTGACCTGGCGGAGCCTCGTGCCGACGGGGAGCGCCCGGAGCGCCTGGATCGAACCCACGACGGGCGTCGGCGCCGCGGCCACGGGGGCCGGCTCCTCATGGAGGGAGGGCGGCGGGACGACCGGTGGCTCGGGCGCCGCGGCCGGCGGCGCGACGGCGGCGACGCCCCCCACGGCGGACTGTGCGCGACCCGTCGCGGGCGCCAGGGGCCCGTTCACGAGGTCCTCGACGCGCACCTCCTCGACGATCTTCCCCGGGTCCCCCGGCTCCGGATCGATCTCGACCTCGCGGCTGTCGTAGCGGGGGAAGGGCGAGATGGCGATGACGGTCCCGCTGCGCCCCCTGTAGGCGCCACGGGCGCCGAGGGTGACCCGGGCGCCGACCTTCCACTTCATCCCCTCCGCGTCGACGCCGGCCAGAGCCTGAAGCGCCCTGTCGCTTCGCTCTCCCTCGCCGATGGAGTTGTCCAGCGCGAGCTTGACCCGGCGGATCTTGATCTTGTTGTCGAGCCACCCCCACTGGCGCGCCCCCAGGAAGGCGGTGTAGGCGTCCTCGGCCAGGCGCTCGTCCCCGAGCGCCGCGAACAGGGCGGTCAGGTAAGGGATGTCGCCGCGAGCGCTCTGGCTGTCCGGCCAAGTCTCGCCGGGGCGCCGGAAGTCAGGGCTGTAGCCGTGGAGGACGCGCAGCGCCTTGAACGGCACGTAGCGCGGCTCCCCAGCGCGCAGCGCGTACCTGGCTCCGCCGCGTTGCCGCCAGAGCACGAGGATCTCGTGCCCGATGCGCTGGGCCACGCGCCCCTCGAGCTGGCGGAGGTAAGGCTCGGCCCCCATGTACCGGACGATCGCTTCGCGGGGGTTCTCTTCCGCGAACGGATCGCGCGCCTCGCGCGACGACGGGCCACGCGACGAGGCCGGACGGGCCGACGGGGGGCGCACCGATGGCGCCGGCGCGGTGGCCCGCTCGCGCTCCGCGGCGTTCTTGAAGCCCTCGGAGTAACCTTCCGGCAGCACGACGAGCTCGGCGAACGCGTAGCTCGCCGGGTCTTGGCGATCCCCCAGGCGAACGCCACCGCCGGGGCGCCGCCACTGCACGGTCGCTTTCCCGCTCGCCGACGTGATGACGCGGCCTTCGAGGCCCGTCAGGTGGGGATGCAGGGCGCCGACGTAGCGGACGATCGGGGTCCCGGTGATCGGCGGGACCAGGGGATGAGCAGGGGGATGCGCCGGCGGCGGGGGGCGGGGAGCGGGCGCGCGGCCGGCGAGCGACGCGAACCCGCTGGTGCGGGCCTGCGGAGTCGCCGGCGCCGGAGAAGCCACCCGAACGCCCGGAGCAGCCGGCGGCGCGCGGCCGGCGAGCGACGCGAACCCGCTGGTGCGGGTCGGCGGGGGCGGCGCGGGCGACGGGGCTGGAGCGGGGGCTGGCACGGGCGGACGCGGGGCGAGCCCCAACGACGCGAACCCGCCGGTGCGGGTCGGCGCTGCCGGTGCAGGTGCGCCACCAGCGCCCCGCGGTTGCCCGTTGCCGCTCTCGCCGCCCATGGTCGATCAGGCCGCGGCGTGGATGGGCTTCTGGAGGAGGGCGTCTCGCTCGGCGGGGTTCTCAGCGATCCACTGCGAGAAGCCCGCCACCGGGTCCGTGATGCCGCGCTCGGCCATGAACGCGAGGACCAGGGCCTTGCCGCCGGCGAGCCACACGTGCTTGGCCGGTTCGTAGTGCTCGCCGAGGCCGTCGTTCTGCAGCGTGGTCCGGAGCTCGTGCAGGAACCGCTCGTCGGAGAGGCTTCCCGGGGATCGCGTGGTGCGCGGCCCGATGTCCGGGCTGTGCTGCGAGGCCCGGGGGCCGCTCGCGGGCGCGCTGGGCGGGACGTGCGGCTTGCTCGGCACCGGGATCTTCGGGGGCTTCTTCGCCCTCGGAGCCTTCGCCGGCCTCTTGGCCGTGGGCGGCCTGGGGGCCGGCTTGACCGTGCTCCCGGTGCGCTTCGCGCGCCCCTCGGCGAGCGCGGCGAGCTGGGCCTCCGAGGGCGGCTTCTTCGAGGCGGGCTTCTTCGAGGCGGGCTTCTTCGAGGCGGGCTTCTTCGAGGCGGGCTTCTTCGAGGCCGGCTTCTTCGAGGCCGGCTTCTTCGAGGCCGGCTTCTTCGAGGCGGGCTTCTTCGAGGCCGGCTTCTTCGAGGCGGGCTTCTTCGAGGCGGGCTTCTTCGAGGCGGGCTTCTTCGAGGCGGGCTTCTTCGAGGCGGGCTTGCCCCCCTTCTGCTGGTAGAGCCCGCTCGCGGCCGTCATGGTCTTCGCCTCGGCGCCCTCCCACGGCACGAACGACGCCCCGATCCGCTTCAGGGCCTTCGTGATCGTCGCGAGCTTCGTCTTCTCGGGCGGGTGACGGTTCAGGACCCCCTGGACGCGCTTCTGGCTGACGCCCTCGGGGTAGTGAACGCGGACGTGGTGGGCGCCGGCCTTGAAGGTCGCCGTCCCCTCGGGGTTCTTCTTGGCCGTCTTCTTCGCGGCCGTCTTCTTGGCGGCCGCCTTCCTCGGCTTCTTCGCCCTCGCCTTGGTGGCCTGCGCGGCCTGCGTCAGGGTCTCCACGTCGGCGCCCTTCGCGGAGACGACCTCTGCGCCCACCGCGCCAAGCTCGGCGGCCTTCTTCTCCGCCTGCTTGGCAGAGAACGGCCCGAAGACGTCGAGGAGCTGGCCACCGGCGGTGACCTTGACGAAGTACCTGACGCCCTTCTCGGCCTTCTGACTGGCCTTGGACGTCTTCGCAGCCTTGTTCGCCTTGCGGGCCGTCTTCTTCGCGGCGGTCTTCTTCGCGGTGGTCTTCTTCGCGGTGGTCTTCTTCGCCGGCTTGCCGCTGCTCTTCGGCTCCGCGCTCTTGGTGGTGCCGGGGACGCGGTGACCACCGAAGACGTCGTGCTCCCCGCGGACGACCAGGCGCTCGAGGTGCGCGAACTCCCCCGCCGAGATCCCCGGCGAGCTGGTGAGGGCGAAGCCCTCCGCCGTGGGGCGACAGGTCGCGACCATCGAGTTGTCCCGCAGCAGCTCCACCTTGCCGTTGCCGTAGTCGACGACCTCGAAGGGGACGCCCCCGTGGGCGATCTTCCAGCGCCGCACGGCCGCGTTGCCCGCGCGGCCGGCACCCGTGAGGGCGGCGTCCGCCGTGGGGTGGGACTGGACGCTGTGCGTGCCGTTGGTGCCGTGCTTGATCACCGTCTGGCCCCCAGGGGGCGGGTTGCCGATGTAGACGACGACGTTTTGCTGCACCCTCTTGTCGTTTCTCATGCGCTACCTCGGGGGACCGGCCTCGCGCCGGGGACGACGATGACGATCCGCCCGCCCTCGAGGCGGAGGGAGTTCCAGAGCGCGAGCCGCAACGCCCGCCACCGCGCATGGACGCCTTGGCGCCGCCGCGTGGAACTGGGGGGCTGGATGATGGCGCTCATGGATGCTCCGCCCGGGGCCGGGCCAGCGTCCAGCGTGCGCCCGAGCACCGAGCGGCAACAAGGCTCGAACCGAGCCTCGGCGTGACCCGATTTGCCTTATTACGGCGGCGCGACCCGATAAGTAGGGGCCTTCGCCCCGGCGAAGCGGAGGGAGGGAGCGCTGCTCGACGCGCACGTCGGGCAGCGCCGGCCCCCAGCGGCCTTAGCCGCGCACGCGTTTCCCGGTGGGAGGCGAGGTGGCTGGCGGCGACGCATCGGCCCCGGGCGTTGTCGGGAGTAGCCCCTCGGCGATGAGCGCATGGCGCACGATGGCCCGCAGCACCGCTGCAGCGCTCACCGTTGCGCCAACATCTGCTGCGGCTCGGCGACGACGCTCTACCAGCGCCTCAAGTGCCTCCGCTTCGTCCAGCTCGAGCCGGATCTGAACGGCGACCTTCTCCGTCGCCGACGGGGGCCGCCCCATCTTCTTCCTGGGCGCCCTGCGCACCGCCATGCCGCAAACCTAGGTGGAATGGAGACCGTCCGCAAGTCGTTACGATTTACGTCTTGCAAGAAAGTCAAGGCTGGCTATTGTGCACCCACAGTCGGGCTCCCGTGCGGATAACAGCCGCCCGGGAGCCCTCACGCCGAAGATGGAGGTTCCCCATGTCCAGCGCTGCGCGCAACGTAGCTCGTTCTGCGTCCGCCAACCACGACGCCGCACCGTCGCTCGTCGTCATCGTCCCAACGGAGCCCGCTCCGCCGCCGTCCGAGCCCAAGACGCGTGACCCGTTGGCCGTTCTGAGCTTCGCCCGAGAGCTGCTCGGCGTCCCCCAGCGCTGGCTCCACGGGGACAGGGACCACAGCAGCGTCGATGGTCACGGGGCCGGCTGCGCGCCCTGGGACGAGGCCGCGAGCCGCTGGGACGTGTGGGGGGCGCTCGCGGCCGCCCACGGGACCGACCAGGCGACGGACCAGGCCCTCCACCTTGTGGCCCGCGCGCTCGGGCTCCACAACAGCAGCGATCCCGGGCACGACTTCCTGGCCCTCGCCACCTGGAACGACGCCCCCGAGCGGACCCACGCCGAGGTCCTCGCCGCGCTCGACGACTCCATCGCCCTCGCCCCGCGACCGCTCTCGGCTGATGCGGGTGTGGTACGTTCGCGCGCGGGGGTGAGGTAGACCATGGGCTACGACGACCCGATCGACGACACGATCCCGCCCGAGTATCAGAACCGGCAGCGTGAGGAGCAGGAGGCGCAGCGGCGGGACGTCGAGGAAACCATCGGCCTCCCGGTGCCCGAGGAGTACCGGGAGGCGCGGCGACGGGCCCGAGAGGGCTACAGGGCGTGAACGTAACCGCCCGCCGCCCCTGCTCTCCCCGCTGCCGGATCGGCAACCCGATCGGGCGGGAGCTCGGCGACCCCGAGCACGGGGGGAGCTGCGACCCGCGCCCCGAGCGCGAGCGGGCGCGGGCCCTGTACGCCCTCCTGGACACTGGGGTCCCGGAGAGGGGCTTGGCGGAGCGGATGGACGCGGAGGCGCGGGAAGCGTGGGGGCCGTCGTGAGCGCTCGCGCCAGCGTCGCGGTCGCCTCGGTCGACATGACCATCGAGGATCCCCAGCGCCCGTGCAACGTCTGCGGCCAGAAGGGACGCGTCCACGTGGGGCACTTCCCGGCGCCCGAGGAGCGGTTCGGAGCGCGGAGGGGGCCGACCGATCCGGGTGTCGCTGCCTGGCGCGTACAAGCCGGCTTTGATCTGCTGCGGAGCGTCCAAGATGAGGCCGGCGAGGCCGGTCCGCGCGCGGATGTCATCACGGACGAGGCGAACCCAGGCCCGACCGCGCCCGAGAGCCCGCCGCATGACGCAAGGAACGCCGCGCGCACCGCCGCCACCCAGGTCACGCTGGGGGCGGCCTGCGGCGTCGGAGGACCCGTGGACGCCCTTGAGACCCTCGTCCGTGTCGCCAAGAAGACCCTCTGCGCAAACGGGAAAGCCTGGCTTCTGGGCCTCGGCGACGTGAGCCCGCAGGAGGCATGGGAACAATGCCCCCGCCCGAACTGGCTCCTATGGGCGGCGGATCAGGCGGACGTCGACCTTGAGCACCGACTCCGGGCGATCCGGGCGCTCGGTGCTTTCGTCGGTCCCGCCTTCGGGTACAACCATTTTCAACATGAACTAACCGACGACGAGGCCCTCGTTGCAGCCAGCATCGTGCGGCGCGAGATCCCCTGGTCGGTCGTTGCGGCCGCGCTTGCCGCCTCGGCCGTCTCGACGGCGCCCGCGGGGTAGATGGCAACGCCGCGAGTACAAGCCGCCACCCAGGTCACGCTGGGGGCGGCTCGCGGCGTTAGGAGGCTCTCGATGCAAGATTTTAGCGGGCGCGGCATGGGCGAGATGGCGGCGGCGCGGCTCCCTCGGAGCGAGCGCCAGCAAATCTGGGACGAACTTGATTCGTTGCACTACCGCGTCGGGACCACGCGACCGCTCGACCCCGAGGTGCTCCTGGCCGAGGGGAAGGCGCCCGGGACCATGGAGCCCTGGCGCTACATCGGAGCACGATCGCGCAAGGCGCGGCTCTACGCCATCGCGATCGTGGCCGTATACAAGGCCGAGGCGAAGGACCTCGACGAGTGGGACGGGGCGGCGGTCTCCACCACGGGGCCCAATCCGGAGGAGGGGCTGACGCCGTTCGAGATCGCGGCGGCGACGCTCTGGCGCCCGAGTTTCGCCTACGAGGGGCTGACCCGGGCGGCAGCGCTCGGCGACGCCAACCGCCGCGGCACGGCCCACCCCGAGGGGTGGGTCGCGGAGGTGGGCGGCATGATGTCGCGCACCGCTGCGCTCGATGCGAAGCGCGACGATGAGGTGCGCGCGCTCGCGGCCTCTCTGGCGGGCGGCGCGGCGTGAGCACTGCGGCGGAGCGCGCGGCAGCCGAACTGCTCGCGGGTCGCTCGACCCGGGAGCGCAACCTGTAGGGAGGCACCGGATCATGTACCTGCACAAGAACCGATGGGTCGATGGCTTCGACTTCAAGGCCGCGGCGACGACCGCAGAGGCAGCGTTCGTCCGCGAGGAGGGTCCGACGTGGAACTCAGTCTCGTGGCGCGTCGAGGACTTCGCCGCGTCGTGCGCGCGGCCTGTCACGACCGTGCTTCGCGGCCCGACGCACGCCATTTCTCTGGGTGGGTGGGCCTACGAGGCGCTCCTTGCGCGTGAGGATCTGATCCTCGCGTACGACCTTGAGACGCCGCCCAAATTCCCCTCGGCGATCGTAGCCCTCCGAGACCTCGACGGACTCTGGTTCCGTCGGCCGAGTTCGGGACCCGGCTTTACTTGCTACGAACCTCTGTACATCAACCGTGCCGCGCAGTGGCTTGCGCGACCGCATACGTGGGATCGGGATAGCTGGGTCTATCAAGGCCGCGCTCGGGCGATCGTTGCCCGCGGCGCAGAGGCGCTCGCGGATGCTCTCGCCAGCGCGCTGGCGGTGAGCGGACGCGCCCCCGAGTGCGCCGCCGCGCTGGAGGCGCAGCGCGACGTTGAGGTGCGCGACTTCGCCGCCACGCCAGCGCCCATGGGAGCGTCTGCATCATGAGCACCGAGACCCGCGAAGTTCAGGCCGAGGATCCGCGCACCGCGCGCTCCGATGGATGGGCCGAGCACGGTTCGTACGCCGGGGAGCCGTGCCCGGCCTTCGACCCGACAGACGAAGACGTCCGGAAGGCCCGTACTCTTCATTCCAAGGAGGCGTTCAGCTACGTGCCGCCGGTGTGGGTCGCGAGGCTCGCCGCCCGCGCGGCGCGAGAGCCCCGCGGCGCGCTCCTCGCGCGGCTCATCGTGTGCGGCCACGACCGCACGAACCCGTGGGGGCACTTCGCGAGCGAGCGGAACCCGTCTGCGTTCGGGACCCCGCTCTCGTGGGGATGGCGCTGGGGCCGGATCGGAGACTGCCTGGTCTCGACGGCGAAGGACGGGCTGAACGAGAAGCGCAAGGCCGCGTTCGCCAAGAGCGCCGCCGTGCTGGGGATCTCGGACCTCTGGGCTCCGCTGCTCCTCGCGCTCTTCCTGCTCCTCGGCCTCTCCCCCTCCCTCGCCCAGGCCCAGCCGCCCCAGGACCAGCCCTCTTCCGCCGCTGCCCTGGAGCTCTACGAGCAAGGCAGGACCGCGCTGACCGCCGGCGACCTGCCGACAGCCTGCGCCCGGTTCCGGGCCTCGGACCAGCTTGAGGCCGCCGCCGGCGCCCGGGCCAACCTCGGCGATTGCGAGGAGCGGCGGGGCCGGGTCGCTGCGGCCTGGGAAGCCTACAGGTCGGCGTTGAAGAAGCTCCTCCCGGGCGATCCTCGGATCGCCAAGGTCCAGGCGCGGATCGACGCCGTGGCGGCCCGCCTCCCGCGGCTGGAGCTCCAGCTCGCCCCCGGGGCGCCAGCGGAGCTGGTGGTGACCGAGGGCAGCTCCACAGTTGGCGCCTCGGGGACCTGGGGGATCGCGCTCCCGTTCGATCCGGGCGTCCACACGCTGGTGGTGAGGGCGCCCGGGCATGCCCCGTGGACGCTGGAGGTCCAGCTCGTCGAGGGGAAGACGAAGCCGGTAGTGGTGGGCGCCGAGGCTCCGCCGGTGGTGGCGCCCGCTGGGCCCGTGGCGGCGTCGGGCGCGCTCCCCTCCGCGGTGGGCCCCGTGGCGCCCAGGGGGCCCTTGCCAGGCGAGGGGCGGACCAGCGTCGGCCCCTGGGTGGTCGGGGGGATCGGGGTGGCCTCCCTGGCCGCCGCGGCGGTCTTGGGGGGCATCACCCTCCACGAATCGAACGTCAACAAGGGCGGGTGCGACGGGTTCACGATGACGTGCTCCCAGGCCGCGCGGAACGCGGCAAGCCTCGGGGGCGCGACGGGGGCGGCCACCACGGTCACCCTGATCGCGGGGGCGGCTGGCGTGGCGGGGGGAGCCTTGTGGCTGGGGCTTCGAGATCCGGCGCCGACGAGGCCGAGGGTGGGGATCGGGGCCGGGAACGTGAGGGTGGAGGGATCGTGGTGACGAAGCCCAAAGCGCCGGGGCGGGCCCCTGACCGCGAGGTGCGCTGATGGTCAAGCCCCGTCACCACTGGCCGTCGGACCCGGCGAAGGCCGCGCGCCTCGAAGCCATCGAGGCCCGGACGAGCGCGCTCGTCGCGGAGATGGACGCGCTCATGGTCGAGGTCAACGCGCTCGCCCCGCTCCCGCCGGAAGATGTCTCCGCCGGGTTCATCTGGTGCCTCATGGGCGACGGCAAGCTGACCGTCGTAGGCACGACCCGAGAGCCCGGACACGAGGACGAGGAGGGATCGGTCTGATGGGCACGCCTTCTCCGAGAGCATGGCGCCGGGATCCGGCGCCGGGGCGACCAAGGGTGGGGATCGGGGCGGGGAGCGTGCGGTTGGAGGGGTCGTGGTGACCGCCGCTGAGACGGAGGCGGAGATCGCGAAAGGGCCCGAGGGGCGAGCGAAGGGGGACCGATGACCAGAGAGCGCAAGGGGAAGAAGACCAAGGGCGGCCGACGGCTCGCGCGCGTTCTCGCGAACCGCGGCACGCATGAGGGCCACTACGAGGTCCGATTCAGCATCCGTCAGTGCCTCTTCGGCGAGCAGGAGCCGGAGGGCGTGCTCGATGTGGACGGCCACATCCTCCATGTGCTCCGCGAGGAGGAGGAACGGGGAGAGGCCGTGGAGGTCGGGATCGTCGAGGGCACCATCGCGCACCCGTGCGACACGTGGGACTTCTCGGAAGCCTGCGACTGCCACAGCCACGAGCTCCTGCGGGCCTACGAAGCGGTCTACGATGCGTCGACCGAGGAGCCCCACAAGGACATCCCGGATCTTCACGACGTCTGCACGGAGGGCCTCTTGCTGTTGCGCCGCCTGGAGGTCGACCCGGCTCACCGCGGCCAGGATCTCGGGCTCGCCGCCGCGACACGGTTCCTCGACGCGTTCCACCACGGCTGCGGGATCGCCGTCTGCAAGCCGTTCCCCCTCCAATTCGAGGATCCGCAGGCCGAGCGCACGGAGGCGGCGCTCGCGGAGCAGGCCGCTGCCATCGCGAAGCTCGTCAAGCACTGGGGTCGGCTCGGTTTCAGTCTCCTCCCCAAGAACCACTGGGACGGGGCGAGGGAGCCGATGATGGCGATGAACCTCGAGTACGAGCGCCCGAGTCGCCGGGCTCTCGGGCTGGAAGCGTACGGCACCGACGCGTCGGAAGCCGCGTCTGCCGTGTCCGATGGCGACGGTGGGAGCCTCCACTGATGGCCGCCCGGTCCGCCGCCGCACTCCTCATACCCGCCTGCCACCCTCTCCCGCAGGAGAGGAAGCTGTTGCCGGGGCTCCCGCCGGCGCCGCCCGGGCCGCGGGTCTCGGGAAGCCGTTGGGCGCGCCGCGCGTTGGTCAGGTAGGGAAAGGTGGGACCACTATGACCAGGATGACCACGACCAAGGCGAAACAGGCGAGACTCACCGCGAGCGCCGCGCGACCGAAGCAGGAGATCCCTCGGGTCGGCCTGAAGGCGGTCGCCGAGGTGAGCGTGTCCGGCCTCTTCGCGGTGCGCCTGCTGCTCGGCGAGGATAGGCATCGGTACGTGCTGCCGGCCGAAATCGCGGAGCGCCTCGGCGCGGCCGTGAACGCAGCGAAGGCGCGGGCAAAACGAGCCTACCGTGGGGGGTGTCGCATGATGCGATACCCCTCCCCGAGCGGCGAACAGGACGGCCTAGCGCTCGACCTGAAATACCTACCGGCCTTCCTGCTCGGGTTCGATCGTACCCGCGTCCGTGATGAGGTCCGGGCGCGGCTGGACGGGATCCAGGAGGAGATGTACGAGGCTCTCGCGGCCTACACGTTTGAGGGCGCCGCCGTGAACCCGCACTTTGCGACGCCACTGCCACCGCCGGTTTCCAGTCGGATCGCTGAGCTGGAAGCACGAGCCGCTCAGGTGGAGGCTGACGCCGCGGAGCTGGCCAAGTACCGGCGATGGACGCGCTTCATCGCCGGTTTGCGCGCCCGGGTGCTTCAGGTCAACGACCAGATCCAGGACGAACACGCAGCCTCTCGCGCGCAGGTGGTGGGGCCGGTCGTGGGCTGGGAGCGCCACCTCGTTGCTACGACCCTGATCGTGGAGGACTGCATCCTCTTCCTCGAGCAGGAGATGCAGGGGCTCGACGGCCTCGCGGCCGTCAACGACCTGGATGCGGAACTTCTCCGGCGTCGCGCTGCACGCCGCGGCTATTTCCACTGGGTGCGACGCGCGGGTGACGGAGCGGAACCTGCAGCGGCGCCCAAGGAAGGATGACGATCGTGACCAGCTTCAGCTACAGGTGGGCGTTCCTAGGGCTCCGCGCCCAGCGTGCCCTCGACGCGCTCGAAGAGGGCGACGGGCCGCGCAAGCCCCAGAAGGGCCCGACATCATGAGCGAGGACGCGCGGCGCGCGGAACGGCTTCCCGAGCCCGAGGCGTAGGCGGGAGCCCCATAGCCCGGAGCGCGTTGGCTGGGTAGGGAAAGGTAGGACTGAGATGACCATGGGCGTAGATGGAGCCGCACTCGCGACCGCGCTCGTTCCCATTCAGGTCGATGGATGGATGCTCTTCGGCGACGGGACCGACTACTGGATCAAGGACGTAGACCTCGCGGCGCGCGCCGAGTTGGCCAACGAGCGCGACATCCGGACGCACATCAAGAAGGCCAACGAGGAGGGCCTGCTCGCCGAGATTGGCGTCGCCGGCGGCGACGCCAATAATGGCGCCTATTTCCGAACGGTTACGGAAGTGGTCAGCTCCGGGAAGGGTCGCTCGCAGCCGGTCAGGGTCTACTACCTGAACCGCGAGGCCGCCGTGCTCATCACGATGCGGCTGAAGACCAAGAAGGCGGTCCAGCTCCAGGTCGCCGTCGTACGGGTCTTCCTGATGGCGGTGGACGGAAAGATCGCCCGCCCCGCCCCCGAAGCCCCTGCGCTGGCCGCCGCGCGTCTCGCTGCCCTCGAGGCCGAGTCCACCGAACTGGCGAGGCTCAAGCGCTGGCTCCGGTTCACGGCGGAGGCGCGGGCTCGGACGATGGAGACCTCGCAGGAATTGGACGACGAAATCGCGGCGCTCGCCGAGGGCGGCAACGGCTCTCAGTACGTGGGTTGGGAGAGGTACTACCGGGCCGCCCGCGAGATTGCCGAGGACTACCACATCTTCTTGGAGCACGAGGTGCGGGGGGAGAACGGGGAGCGCGCCGTGCGCGACGCCGCCGCGGCGCTGGAAGCCCGCGCCCTCCAGGAACGGGCAAAGCGCGAAGCAGCGGAGCGGGCCGAAGAAGCGCGCGAAGCGGCGAAGAGCCCCACGACACCCGTCGGCAAGGCGATCGTCGCAGCGGCCGAGAGGGTCCGGTGGCGTAGCTCCGCCGGCAGGACGCTCCGCTTCCTGGCTACCCAGTGCGACGAAGCTGGCGCGCTGCGAATCGACTACGCCCGCATGACCTATGCCCAGTGCATGATCATGGACGAGGACATCGCAGAGGCCACGTTCCGGAAGAACTGCGAGCGCCTCCGGACGGAGGGGTGGCTGCGACCACTGCCCGCTGGCGGCGTCCAGTTGGCGATCCCGGCGGCGACGGCGCCGGGAGCACCGAGGGAGGTTCAGACATGATGATCTACAGCTACAGGTGGGCGTTCCTAGGGTTCTTGGCGATGGTGGCGGGGTTGGGGGCCTGCGCCGTTTCGTTCGAGGATTGGCCCTTGGCGTCCGGCACGGGGGCAGGCACGACCACTACGACCACCGCCAGCTCCAGCTCGACGGGGAGCACCGGGTCCACCTCGGCGAGCTCGTCCACGTCCTCCACCGGGATGACCAGCAGCTCCTCCAGCTCGACGTCCTCGGGGATGACCTCTTCCTCCAGCTCGACGTCCTCGGGGATGACCTCTTCCTCCAGCTCGACGTCCTCGGGGATGACCTCTTCCTCCAGCTCGACGTCCTCGGGGGCCTCGTCGAGCAGCTCGTCCTCGACCAGCTCGAGCGGAGGGTGCGGGACGGAGACCTCGTGCTCGGGGGTCTGCAAGGATCTCGCGACGGACCCCGACAACTGCGGGGCCTGTGGGCACGGGTGCCTGGGGGCAGGGTGCGCTGGGTCGATGTGTCTGCCGGTACTGCTCGTCCCGGGCGAGGGGAGCCCGGCCGGGATCGCGGTCGACGCGACCAACGTCTACTGGACCGCCAAGGCCGACGGGACGGTGAGGAGCGTGGCCAAGGGCGGTGGAACGCCCGCGACCATCGCGAGCGGGCAGATCAACCCTGCGGGCATCGTCGTCGACGCCACGAGCGTCTACTGGGCGAACGGCGGGAGCGCGGGTTCCAACAACGGCTCCGTGATGAGCGTGCCGAAGGGAGGGGGGACGTCGGTACCGCTGGCCTCCGGCGAGAACGCGCCCCTGGCCGTGGCGGTCGACGGAACCAGCGTCTATTGGACGGCTGGTGTTGGAATTTTCAGCGCACCTATCGGTGGCGGTCCACGGGCGCAGCTCAGCTCGGCGCCGATGCCCTCCGCCATGGTAATCGACGCCACAAGCATCTACTGGACCTACTTGGCCACGGCTGGGACGGTTACCAAGATCCCGACCCAGCTCGGCGTGGGCGGACCAACCCCCATCGCAACGGACCAGAACATGCCGGCTGGGGTCGTGGTCGACGCGCTGAGCGTGTACTGGACGAACAGCGGCGACGGGACCGTGATGAAGGCTCCGATCGGTGGTGGAACGCCCATGATGCTCGCGTTCGGGCAGGATGGCCCCAACGGCATCGCCGTCGACAACAGCAACGTGTACTGGACGAACCTGACGGGCGGAACGATCGCGCGGGCGCCTATCGGCGGGGGAAGCATCACCGTGCTCGCGTCGGGGCAGGGCCAGCCGGTCGCGCTCGCGCTCGACGCGACGGCGGTCTATTGGGCCAACCAGGGAGACGGCAACCTCGTGCGGGTGGCGAAGTAGCGTGCGGCGGGCCGGCGACGCGCGACGGCCGAGCTTCCGAGGCCGGACGGTGGCGAACTAGCCCCCGCCCGATCAGGGTACCGTGGTCAGCGTGACGGTCAGCTCGCAGCTCCAGTCGAGGGCGCCGACGCTGGACCCGGTGAGCTCGATCTCGGCGGTCGGGTTGATCTGGGCCACGGGGGGCGCGGCGGCAGAGCCGTTGTTGAAGACCACCGTGACCAAGGCGCCCGCCAGCGGGGTCGGGGACGGCTGGGTCGGCCAGGCCGAGGGGCCCACGCCATCGGTCTCGGTCACGGCGCCGGCGACGCAGTTGCCCGATGCGGTGACGTTGTAGACGCAAGTCTGCCGGCCCGAGGCCGGGTTGGTGGCGATGATCTGCCCGTTGATGGCCCATGAGCCGTCGAACGGGAGCGGCATGACGAACTTGCGCGCCGCTGCACTACTGGTCGTCGTGGTCGCGATACCGGAAATGGGGATCCTCTGGCTCTGCATGGGCGCTCTCCTGTGGGGCCTGTTGGGCCTCTAGCCTGCGCCGGAACATCGGGCGGCAACAAGATCCCCCCAACCTCTTCGGCGTGACCCGATTCGCCTTATTACGGCCTCGTGACCTGATAAGTGGTGCGTGGCTGCCAGGGCGCGTGGCGCCCAGGGGAGAGGACCGCGCGCCCTCGACGCCGGGCGTCGCGTCGTCGGCGGCGGCGCGAGACATGCCCGCCTCGCCTGTTACCGCCCGCTCGATGGCACGGACGCGCGCGGCGGGGCGAGGCGAGCTTCACCGTTTCCCGTCTGAACCAACCGTAGCCTTAAAGGCCACGGTTGGCGGGACGGCCGCGAACGACGGCGCGATCGTGATGCTGGCGAAGTAGCTGATCTTACGGCGCCGACCCGGCTGGCGCCGCGGACGGAGACGTGAGCGACGGGGGCGCGTCGGGGATGCACCTCCGTCGGTTGTCGGAGTGAAAGCCGGGGTAGCACCGAGCGTCGCACGCACCGTTCTGGCAGGTCGGTGGCGCCCCGTCTGCTAGCGGCGTGCACCCGACGCCGCACATGCCGCAGTTTCGGGGGTCGCTCGACACGTCTGTTGGCGCGCAATTGGGCCCGCTACACCCGTACCGCGGATCGTCGAGCGGCACGCAGGCCCCGTTGCATCGCTTGTCGCACGCCGCAGGCTGATGGCTGGGCAATGTGCGTGGTGGGCGTGTGCGCGACAGCGCTGCGCCCGAGCGCGGGGACTCGGGCTGCATCGGCACGGGATCGGCGGACGGCTCGCTGGTCGGCGCGCCCGGTTCGTCTGTCTCTCGTGATGGCCAACGGGCCACGGCGCCGAACGCGAGCGCGAGAACCACCAGAGCCAAGGTGGCCACCAGGACCGCTCGACGGGGGGCGAGCGCCGGCGGCGGCGCGTCCGCCAGTTCTCTCGTCCTTGCCCACGGCGGTGCGGCTCCCACAACCGGGACCCTCGGTCGTGGCGGACCCTCCGTGCCCGAGGCACCCGGAGGAAGCGGCTCGACAGCGATCTGCTCCGCGAGGACCGTACCGGGACGACTCCCGGACCGAACGGGCGGCGCGGGCACCGGCGCATCGGCACCGGGCGGCCCCTCGCGTCTTGTTACCGTCCCCGGCGTGGTAGCGAGTCCGTGAACAAGCGAGAGAACCGCCGCCCCATCTCGGGGCCGATCCTCGGGAAGAAGTGCCAAGCAGGCCACCAAGTAGGTACCGGCAGCGGCGGGCGGCGGCCAGCTCGCCGCCCGGTACGCACGCGCGTACTCGACCATGGGAGCGTCCAGCCCGAGGCCCGACGGGTGGGCTCCGAAGCGGAGCACGTAGGCGAGGACGCCGAACGCGAAGACGTCGCGCGCGGGCCCCTCCGAGCGTCCCCAAGAGCCGGCAACCATGAGTTCGGGGGCGAGATACGGCGGGGTGCCGATGACCAGGCCCGCGGCGGTCACGCGGGTCTTCCTCTTCGAGGTCATGGCGATGCCGAAGTCGATGAGCTTGACGGCCCCGGGCCGGCGCGGGTCCTCCCAGAACGCCGCTGGAAGGAGCACGTTTTCGGGCTTCAGATCGCGATGCACGAGGCCGGCGTTGTGGATGTACGCGAGCGCCTCCGCGATCTGTTCGATCACTGCCTCGGCGCGGTCGCGATCGAGACGCTGTGCGTCGAGCGCCGAGGCGAGCGATGAGCCCTCGACGAAGTCCATGACCAAGCCGAGCAAGCCGCCGCGCAGATCCTCGAAGAGCCCGTGACAAGCCACAAGCGCTGGATGCTCAGCGCCAGCCAGGATGCGCCCCTCGCGGCGCGCGCGCTCGAAGCCGTCGGGCCCCGCATCGGCGAGCGACACCAGCTTGAGCGCGCGTATGACTCCTCCGCCGCGCGGGTCCCGGACCTTCCAGACGGCCCCCTGGCCGCCCTCGCCGAGCAGCTCGATCAGGGTGTAGTGGTCGATCTCTTGGCCGGGCTGAAGGTCCACGTTGCCTCCCGGCTGCGAAGCCTATCACCGTGCGGGCTGGCTCGGGGCGACGAGCGGAAACGCTATCCGCGCGCGTTCAGTGTCGGCGCTTCGCCTTTCCCTTCGGCGGCGAGGGCTCGGCGAGCGGCCCCGACCCTGACTCTGGGAGCAGACCCTCTTCGATCAGAGCCTTACGGACAAGCGCGCGCAGAACACGGGACGCGTTCGCTGTCGCACCTGCCTGCGTCGCCTCGGCGTCGCGTCGCTGGACGAGCACGTCGAACGCATCCGCTTCAACGATCTCAAGGCGGACCTGGTAGGCCCTCTTCTCGGTGGCCCCCGCTGGGCGCCCGCTTCTCCCTGCCTTGCCAGCCATCGCGCGCACCCTAACCCGGGCACCCGCTTCGTAGCAAGGATTCGATTTTAATTCTTGCAATTCGTCGAGCAAAGGGTCATGCTCGTCCGTCAGTAGATCGGGCCCCCAAAGCGGATTGCAGCCGCGAGGGGAGCCCTAACGCCGAGAACATGGAGGTTCCCATGCACAGCAGCGCTGCGCGCGCCGTAGTACGCCGAGATCCGTCCGTCAACCCGAGCGCCCCGGCTCCGTTCCCCGTCGAGCCCCCGCCGCCCATCCCGCTGAAGATTCGGGACCCCCACGTCCTGCTCCGCTCCGCCCGCGCCCGGCTCGACGACGAGGCCCGCTGGCTGCACGGCGACGCCGACCACGAGGCGGTCGATGCCAACGGGCACGGCTGCCCGGCCTGGAGCGACGCTGCCGTCTGCTGGGACGTCTACGGCGCCCTCCGCGCGGCGAAGGGGACCCAGCAGGGGACGGATGAGGCGCTCCTGCTGTTCGCGCGGTGCGCGGGCCAGGGCGCGAGCTTCCTCGCCGCGATGGACTGGCACGACGCGCCCGGGCGCACCCACGCCGAGGTGCTCTCGGCGCTCGACGCGGCGATCGAGGCTTCCGCGCCCGCGAGGGCAACGTGACAACCGCCATCGATCCCATCCGTTCCTGCATCGTCGCCGCGCATCGCGCGCTGGACGATCTCCACCTCGTCGTCGACGACATGCTCCGTCGCGACTCCGTGATGACCCCCAAGGCCCAGGCCATGGACGCCCTGCGGCACGGCAGCGAGGCCGCCGTCCAGGTCTTCGCGGCGGCGGGCGTTGCAGGCGGGCTCCACGTCCCCGGGATCGCCGACGTGCGGCGCTCTCTGGAGATGGCCCGCACCGGGTTGGTGGACCTCCAGAAGGAGCTTGAGGCCCCCACGTCCGCGATCCCCGCGGACCTTCGCCACCTCGAGCTCAACATCCGAGGCTACCTCGACGCCTCGACCACCATCCTCGACCGGCTCGACGACGCCGAGGCCGAGTGGGAGGTCGACGCGCCACGCCGGGCGAGCCCGGCCTCCTTGCCGCCCCCGCCTGCGGTCGAGCGCGTCGACCCCCGGGCCCCGCCGCCGCCGGACCGCTGCGCCGTGCCCCCGGCCCTGCCCGAGGGCTGCCCGCTGCTCCCCCGGAAGGAGGCTGGCCATGTCGCGTGAGGCAACCATCGCCGAGAGGCTCCGCCGGCAGTACCCCGCGGACCGCTGGGCCTTCCTCCGGCAGGTGCAGAGCGCCCCCGGCGCTCGCGTCGAGGGCGTGCGCGTCGCCGACGTGATCGCCGTCGCCCTGTGGCCCTCGATGGGGCCGAGGGTCGAGTTCATCGAGATCAAGGACTCGACCCAAGACCTCGACCGGGAGGGCCCGGAGAAGAGCGCGCCCTTCGCGCGGTATGCGACCCGTCGGTACATCGCGGTGTCGAGCCCCTGGCAGCGCGTGGTCCCGTCGAAGGACCGGCTCCCCCAGGGATTCGGGCTCTGGTCCTGCGGGACCGGCCGCCCCCGGCCGATCGTCCCCGCCCACGACAACCAGGGGGCCGAGCCGCTGCCTCCCTTCGCGCTGTGCCTGCTCCGCGCGGCCCAGCGGGAGGCCATGGCGACCTCCGCCAGCGCAGCGGGCATCGACATTCCCATGGTGGCGGTGACGCGGCCGTACCTCTCCAGGAACCGGATCGGGCTCGGCTGCGGCCACGCCGTCACCTCGCTGGCGAAGGTGAAGCCGGACCGCGTGCCGTGCGAGGGCTGCCTCCTGGGCTGGCCCGCGGATGCCGAGATGATCGAGGCGGCCATCGCCGACGCCGGCGCGGACCAGCTCGATCGCTTCGCCGCGCTGATCGCGGCTCGGAGGGCAGCTTGAGCGCGCCCAAGAGGCGCTTCGGCCCGCCCAAAGTTGCCGGCTCACCCGCCCGGACGGTGCCCGCGGACCTCGCGGTCCGCTTCGTCTGCTTCGTCCGCCGGCGGCGGGCGGGCGCACCTGCCGAGTACGCGCCCCGCGACTTCGACGTCGACGAGATCCAGACCTGGGATCAAGCCGTGGCCCTCTGGGGTGGCGGCGAGTACCAGGCCATCGCCAAGGACGCGCAGCATCAGGTCATCCGACACTTCCCTGGTCGACGGAAGTGGATGCGGTTTGCGGGGGAACCGAAGCCGATGGTGGCCCCGCCTCGCCCCGAGCGCCCGGTGGAAGTCCACGATCCGCGCGCCCCCATCCTCCCGACCGCAGCCCTGGCCACGCCGACTGCCACGGCTGTCTCCGCTCCCGCGACACGGACTCCTTCCGGCGAGCCGGATCCCGCGGATCTGCTCCGCGGCGGGCTGACCCGCCTGGGATACCGCCCGGCGGAGGCCAACCGCGCCATCGCGGCGCTCGGGGAGCGGGTGAACGTCGAGCCGCTCGCCGATCTGATCCGCGCGGCCCTCGCTGGTCTTGGTCCGCAGCCCGTGCGGAGCTCGGCGCGGGCGGCGCAGGCTCCCGAAACTGCGGCGATGCCCCCGATCGCAATGAACACCGAGGGCAACGCGGTCGTCCTCGGCGGCCACACGATCCCCCTTCACCCCTTCCGCGGCGAGATGGTCATGGTGGCCGGCGATCTGGACGCACCGCTCGACTACGAGGCCGGCGTCATCGCGCAGCAACTCACGTCGGTCTGGTCGAACGAGGTACACGAGGGCGAGCACTTCTTGGTGCTCAGGGGCAACGATCTGCGCGAATTCAAGGCGAACGCAGCACGAACCAGAACGAATCTGGTTCGTGCAAACGTGAACCATCTTACGATCCTCACCCAGGCGGGTCAGGACCGGGTTCTCCTTCTCACGCGCAAGCCCCGCGGCGTGCTCCTCCGAGACTACCTCCAGGACAAGGTTCTCCCGAACCTCCGACGTGGCGAGCCGGTGCTGCCGGTTTCGTCGTCTACGCCCGAAGCGGAGGCGGGACCGGCGGACGTCCCCAGGCACCCGGTGGCGGTAGAGCAGCGGCTCGACACCATCGAGCGGGCCCTGGTCGCGCTGGCTGCGTTGGAGCCGCCCCCGGCCAGGCCCGCTCGTCCCCAGCGGGCCCCTGTCGCCGCCAGGCCCACGGGGCGCCCCGCGCTGCCACCCGCACCGGCCGCCGCCGAGCGCCACGTAACGACCGCCCTCCGCCTCCTGGGCTCCTCGCTCGATCCCCGGATCCGGCTGGCCCTCCTGGGGTCCACGCCTCCCGCCCGGCCCACGGTGGAGCACTATCTCCAGCTCGCAGCCATGCTGACCGAGGCGATCTCGGTCATGCCCGGCGTCCTTCACGCCTCCGCGCCCGCCGAGCGCTTGGAGGGGGCGACGATGTTCCTGAAGGCGACGGAGCAGCTCCTCATGGACTTCGTCGGCAAGGGCCCCGACGCCCGCGTGGCGCCGCAGGACGTCACCTCCCTCAACATGGCCCTGAGCTCCGCCATGTCGCTCTGCGAGGCGCTCTCTGGGCTCCCCGAGGACGATCCCTTGCGGGAGAAGCTCGACGAAGCCCTTGAGCGCTGGCAACGGGCCTCCGCGAGCTACAAGCGCCTCCTCTCTCGCGCGCTGGCGCCTCCCGTGCCCGGTGCGCCGCCCGCGCCGCCCGCCTCCTCCGGCAACGGAGCGGTCTCGCCGCCGGCAGCGACGGAGAGCCCGCGCCGTCGTGGGCCTCGGCTGGGGCATCGCCCCGTGCCGCGTGCCCCACGCAGCCCGCTCACGCCTCGCGCGCATGCCCAGGCGACGCGCCGCTCTCCCGTCGGCCCCTGAGCCTCGCCCCGGCCGTCGAGACCAAGCCGGAGCCCCTCCTGCGGGAAAATCGACCGCGCCGAAGCAACTCCTCCCCCGGTCGTGTCGATGTAGAGGCATGGCTCCTGACGATCCCCTCGCCCCCGCCCCTGGCCGGCGCGCCGTCGACCTCGGCCGCGGCTGGACCGCTGTCCTTCTCCAACTCCTCCCGGGTGCCGCAGTCGGCGCCGTCGGCCTCTTCCGTCATCGGCAGCTCGTGGTCGTCTTCGACGAACCCGACGAAGTCCATGGCCTCGCGCAGGCCCTCACCCCTCGCTCGACGATGTCCCCCTCGCGCTCGCGCTGGTAGCATCCCGGACCGCCTCCCTGTACCAGTCGAGCGGGGCTACGCGCGCATGTTCACCCTTGGCCGTCAGACCCCCCGGAGGCGCGTGCATCACGTCGACGCCCACCGGCTGACGGGCGGCGCCGTCGCGCTTGGCTTGCTGCTCCTGCTCGCGGCCTCGCCAGCGCTCGCAGACGGCCCCCCGCCAGATGAAGCCCGGCTCGAGTACGAGCGCCCGGCGGGCCTCGCGTCGTGCCCAGAAGAAGTCTACTTCCACCACTTCGTCGCCGTGCGCTTCGCGGGCATCGATCCGTTCACCCCGACCGCGCCGAGGCGCATCACGGTGAAGATCCACCGGGGGAAGCCAGCCTTCGTCGCCACCCTTGCGATGTACGACGAGAACGGCAAGCGCATGGGCGGCGACGAGCTCGTTGAGCCGACGTGCCAGGGCGTCGTCGAGAGCGCAGGCCGCAGGGTCGCCTCCTGGCTCATCCCCATCGTGGGACCCGCACACGAGCCAGCCGGTGCTCCGCCCCCAGCGCCAGCTCCGCCCGCTCCGTCGCCGCGGCCCGTGGAGCCGCAGGCGCCCGCCGAGTCGCCGAAGCCGTCGCCGCCAGCGCCCGTGGTCGCCTCGGCCGCGTCGCCAGGTGCGCTCGCGGGCCCCCGTTTCGTGCCGCGGGTGGTCGTCGGGGCCCAGGCGGACTTCGGGGGCACGTGGGGCGCGCTCTTCGGGGTAGCCCTGGAAGGGGGGGTGCAGCGGCAGGAGTGGCGCCGGGGCGGATGGTCGCTGATGGGAGGGTTCCGTTGGGATCCTCAGCAGCCAGGGATCGGACTGCCAAGCCCAGGCCCCACCGTCAACGTCACGACCTCGCTCGTCGCGGGGAGCCTCACCGGATGCGTCCATCGGGCGTGGACCGTCTCGCTCGCCGGCTGCGTCGTCGCCGATCTGGGAGCGGCCCAGCAGTCCGCGGGAACGCCCGCGTTTCCATCGCTGCACCAAACGGTGCTCTTTGGCGGTGGGGGTGGGGCTGTCCACGTTGACGCTCCGCTCGTCGGGCGGTTCTACGTCGACGTGGCGACGGACGTGGTCGGGGTCGCAAAGCTCGCGGGCGGCACGAACGAGTGGAACAACGTCACGGCACGCAGGTTCGGGGGCGCCGCCGGCAGGCTCGGCGCCGGCGTAGGTGCGTCGTTCTGAAAGGCGAGCAGGGGCCAGGCGCGAGTGCCGACGTCAATCTGCGCCGGCGTCCATCATCTCCAGCCGATAGAGCGCGATGCACCCGTTGTACACGGCGATGTCCTGCGGCGTTCCAGACAGGCAGGCGCAGGCCCCGAGGTCGAGCGCGGGAGGCGGATCGCAGTGGCAGGGGTCCGGGCCACCGTCCGCGGCCGTCTCGCCCGGCGTGGGGAACCCACAAGCGGGAGGATTCGGCGAGGAGCAGGAAGAGCCGAGCAAGGTGGCCGCCGTGAGCATGGCGACCATGGCAGCACCGGCAAGGCGAAGCGCGTTCATCACCGCCAGCATACCCCGGCGCGCCCGGCGCATCATCGCCTGGCGCCACGGGCCGGCGGCCGTCGGCTCGCACCGAGTCGATCCTGTCGACTTCGAGAACCGGGGTGCGCCCGGTGGAGATGAAGGGGCAACGGCTTGCCCGGGCGGAGCCGCCAGGAGAGCAGGTCGAGCTGGCCGGACGCACCGACGCTCGACGGGTCCAGTGCGTCCGCCGCAGGGACAACGGACGGGAGTAGCAGGGGCCAGTAGGCCGCGACGGTGCCGAAGCTGCTTCACGCGGGGAGGTCCGTCAACCGTGCCCCGACTCCCGCGTCCTTTCCCGTCGAGTCTCCGCCCGTGCCGCGTCCTTCGTGTCCCTCTCCGGCCCAGCGCCCTCGGAGCCAGCGCCCTCGGAGCCAGCGCCCTCGGAGCCAGCGACCTCGGAGCCAGCGACCTCGGAGCCAGCGACCTCGGAGCCAGCGACCTCGGAGCCAGCGACCTCGGAACCAGCGACCTCGGAACCAGCGACCTCGGGCTCTTGAAGGGCCTGGGTGAGCACGTCGACCGCGATCCTGTAGCGAGCCGCTGCCTGGCGCATATCGTATCCCGCCCGATACAGCTCCAGCTTGCTGGACCCGGACCGGCGCGTCGCGTGGGCAAGCTTGAAGAGCAGCACTTCCTCGTGCGACCGCGGCGCAAAATCCAGGGACGACCCCGGGCCCGGCCGTCTGGCCGCGCGCACGGCGAGCAACGCGGCGGCACGTGAGCGCTCGCTCACCAACTCGCTGCGATTCACCGCAAGATCGCGCATGGCGCGGGCGAGGTGCAACTCTCTCAATGCGTCGCTAGACGCGTTAACCCCCGCCCAAGGTGGGATCGTCGCGCTGGGTCGCCGCCGCCCGGAGGCCGCCACGATCCGCGTGGCGGCCATGACCCCAGCCAGCGCGCCACAGAGAATGTAGATCTCCGCGTGCAACGCACCACCAGCGGCGCCGAAGCCAACGGCCAGAAGCGCCAAGAAGATCCCCTGAGTCTCGGCCGCCCGAGACCGTATGCTGTTCGGCTGCGCGTCGGCCATGACTACACCTTCCAGAGTATGAACCCGAACATCACGCCCGCACCTAGAAAATTTCCAAGCACGCAGAGCTTCCAGAACGCAGGGTCCCGGAGCAGGCGGGGCGGGCTCGCGGCCGCTGGGATCTGGTGGTCCTGGTGGAGCGTAAGTGTCACGAAAACGAACGCCAGCGAGAGGACCGCGAACCCCAGCGCGCATTCGACGCGGGACGTGAACAGCTCGGAACGCACGGCGGCGGGTCCGCGCTGCGCGATGGAAATGTCCCCCAGGTAGATCAGGGTCGCGGAGAGCGATGCCAGGGAGGTCTCCAGCCCGTAGTGCCAATCCGACTGCTTCCAGCCTCCTGGGCCCCTCACCAACTTCTTCGCGCACGCCGACACGACCAGCAGCGCCAGAGGGACGGCGACGGCTATGGCGTAGCGGTTCGACAGGAAGTCGGAGACGTGCATGGTTCGAGGACGACGGATGCTACGAAGGAGGCCGTCTCACTTCAAGCCGTTCGCTCGCGCGGGTCGAGCCCGTGGTGGCCAGATCGGCGCGGCGCTCGACGCCTTCCAGCTCCTCGCCGCGCTCCTCTTCCTCGCCGTGCTCTTCCTCGACGTAGTAGGCTCCACGGCCGCCAGCTCTTCGGCGCCGGCCTGGCGGTGGACGTCGAGAGGCCGCCTACGCAGGGACCACGTTCAGAGCCGATCCCGCCGTTCCCGGTTGCCCGTTGTGGCTGCCTCCGCCCGGCCCCGTGCCCCCGAGGCCTCCGGCGACGTCCACGGTCACCCCGTCGTTGATCAGCGTCGTCGCGATCACCGTCCAGATACCACCGGGGCCCCCTCCGCCTCCGCCCGTCGTCCCTGCTGGGTCGCCGATGCCCCCGTTGCCTCCGCGGCTCTGGAGCACGGCCGTGGAGCGGAGCGTCACGGTGGGCGCGCCCAGCCAGCCCATGCCCCCGATCCCGCCCCCGCCTCCGCCGCTGTAGGTTCCATCTCCGGAGCCCCCGGCCCCGGGGATCCCCGCGGCCACGAACGACGGCGTGGAGGCCATCGCCAGGGCGCCGCAGAGGTCCCGGGGCACGTTCGCCGGGCCCTCGGTGCTGGTCGTCCCGCCGGGCACGGTTCCGGCGCCTCCGTTGCCTCCCTGGCCCCCGCCGAACTGGTAGCCCGTGGGGCTGTCGCCGCCCTCGGTCGAGCCGTCGTTGCCGTTGGCGGCCTGGGCCCCGTAGCCGCCCCCGACGCCGCCGGCGCCGCCAGCGGCGCCTGGCTGACCGTTGCCTCCGTTGATCCGGAGGGTGCCGGCAATGTCCGCGGAGACGGTCCCCAGGAGGAGCCCCGCGAGCGGCGCCGAGAGGTCGAGCACCGCCCCCGCGTCCACGACGAGCGTCGTGAAGTAGAGAGGTCCTGTCGCCTCGTAGGGCGACATCGCCACCGTGACGTGCAGCCCGCCGAGCGTCCCCGGGCCCCATGGGTTGCCGACCCCGCCAGGCCCAGCCGGCCCAGGCGCCCCCTGGGGCCCTCCCGCGTTGCTGGAGCTCACGGCGACCGTGAGGCCCGTCGTGGAGCCCCCGAGGCGCACGGCGCGCACCTGGGAGATGGGGACCTCGATCGTCAGTGGCGCGGCGTCGGAGCCCGCGACGCGGCCGACGATGTTCACGCGGGCGGCGGCGCCGGTGATCGCCGCCGTCGCGGCGGTCTCCAGGCGCACGAGGTCCCCCGCGGTCGCGGCCGCGGCGATCTCCGCCATCGGGCTCTGACCGAGGCCCGAGCAGTCTTGCCACGGGCCGTAGGCGGGGGCGGCGGCAGACGCGGGAGGATCAGGGACGGTAAGGGAGACGGTGGTGGTCATCGGAGCGCCTCAGGGGTTCAGAAGAACAAAGGTCACGCCGGTGAGGTCGAAGGTGCCCGTGGGCGTCATCAGAACGAAGATGGAGTAGCCAGGGGGCACGGTGAAGGGCGTCGCGATCACCCCGCCGAGCTCGGTGAAGGCGGGCGAGAAGCCGGTGGTGATCGCGAACGCGCCCGAGGCCAGAGGAACGTTCTCCACGAACGTCCCCGTGTTGTCGTAGAGCGCCAGGGTCAGGTCCCAGGTCGTTCCTCCCGGGTAGGCAATGTTTCCTTGCCCTGCCGCCTGGAAGGCGTTGGGGTTGGTGATCACGTACGGGTCGGCGTCCGTCGCGTTCTGGAAGAGGATCGCCTCGAACGCCCGCGCGTGGGCGACGTTGGCGAGGAACACGCGAGGCACCTGCCCTGCCGGTCCCGCCGGTCCCGCCGGTCCCGTCTGGCCTTGCGGCCCTCCGGCGTTGGTCGACGCGACCGCCACAGTGAGCCCCGTCGTCTGCCCCTTGAGACGCACGGCGCGGACCTGGGAGATCGGAGTGGTGATCGTCAGGGGCGCCGTGTCAGAGCCTGCCACGCTCCCGGCGATGTTCACCCGGGCGGCGGCGCCGGTGAGCGCCTGGGTCGCCGCCGTCTCCAGGCGAACGAGGTCGCCGGCGGCCGCCGCCTCGGCGAGCTCCGCCAGGGGGCTCTGGCCGAGCGCGGAGCAGTCCACCCACGGCCCGTATAGCGCGGGGTAAGGATCGAGACCGGGGGGATCGGGGACGGTGAGGGTGACGGCAGTCATGTTCGGGCTTCTCCAAGACGGTCAGCAAAGGGAGCCGGAAGGTCGGCGCGGCCAGCAGCCGGGACGGCCTCAGGAATCGGTCGCGCCGTCTGCCGCCGGCGTCGGCGCGTGGGCCGCGGCGGCCCGGGCTGCGAGCTGGGAGCGAACGCCGAGGCGTACGCCGGGCGGGATGGCGGGCCGGAGGACCTCGACGACGGGGCGCTGCTCGAGCACCGGGCCCCCGCGACTGGGCCCCTGGGCGCCCTCCTCGTCGACCTTCGGCACCGAGCGCCGAAGGGTCTGCGCCACTGCTTCGACGGCCGGGATCTGCTGGTCCTCCCACAAGTGAGCGGGGCAGAGCCCGGCGGACTCGGCGTCCGACGCGGACAGCGCCGAGAAAGATGCTGCGACGTCGGGCGAGATGGCCTCGAGCGCGGCCGCGCGGTGCTCGGCGTCGCGAGCAAAATGCTCCGTCGGCGTTTCCTGCTTCTGCCGCGCGGTCTCGTGCGCCGCAGTTGCGCTGTAGCGAGGATGAAGGAACACGTCGTGCGGCGTCTTCCGGGCCCCGAAGAGCGGGTGGTCGGTGGCCGTCTGCTCCATCGCAGGGTAGTGGCCGCGCGGGTAGCCGTCCCCCACGCCGAACGCGAGCGCGCGAACGAGCGGGATGTTGTCGACGAAGATGTGGATGGGCAGGTTCGTGGGGTTCATGGGTCGTCCGTTCGCTCAGGAGTCCAGCGAGATCGCCAGGCTGTTGTTGGGGGCGTTGGCCGAGAGCGCGAGGGCCCCAGCGGTTCCCTGGTAGGTCTGGATGGCCAGCGTGTCGCCGGCGCTGAGCGGCAGCTTCGTAGAGAACGAGGGCGAGAAGACCGCGCTGATCGAGGCCACCTGCGCGGTGACCTCGCGCGTCTCGACGACGCTCGCGTTCTGGAGGGCCGACTCGCGGTAGGCGCCGTTCAGGATCGTGGTCCCGGCGACGTACTGGCTGCCGGCGGACACGAAGTAGTCGCCGAGGACGGGGGCCGTGAAGATGCCGGTCGCCGGGACGAACGCAGCGCCGACGTTGGTGACCGCGGTCCAGCCGGTGATCGTCGTGCTGGTGGTGGCGGGGATCGACTGCCCGCTCGTGTTGGTGGCGCGGACCAGCGGCCCGCCCGCGGCCTTGCGGTAGTTCGGGGTGCCCGGGCTCCCGACGTTCACCCGGACGATCGAGTTGGTGCTGTCGAACGCGGTCAGGCCCGCGAGCGGGGTCGCGATGGCGAGGAGTGTCGCGGCCGGGATCTGAGGCAGGCCGAGCCCCAGGGTCGTCCAGCCGCTCATGTCGACGCCGGCGGAAGCGTTCGGTGCAGCCACCGAGGGACTAAGGCTGATGCCCCCAGGCCCAGCGACTTCGACGGAGCCCGAGCCGGCGGCAGCGAGGACAACAGGCCCGTTGTTGACGGTCCGAAGTTGCAGCGAATCGGCGATGTTCGCGAACGCGGCGCCGGCTCCGCCTTCGTGGATCTGGCCGCCGGAATTGTCCACGATCGACAGGATCGCGTCGCCGACCTCGATCGAACTCGCGAGGCCGATCGACAGGTTGCCGAGTTGGAAGCTCGGCGCGAGCGTGGCGCCGAGGGTGAGGGGGCCCGTGGTATCGGCCGTGAGCCCGCCCGTCCCGCCCGATAGCGTCGTCGTCGACGTCCCGAAGTTGCCGACGGTGATCCCGGATGATGTGGCAGCGATCACCGAGAGCCCACCGGCGCGCAGCGCGATTGCGCCGTCGGGCGCGGTCAGCGTGAGGGCGCCCGACGGCGCCGTGAGGGTGAGGTTTACCCCGTCCGCGGTGAGCCAGACGTTGGCGAGGCCCGCCGCCACGCCCACCAGGACGTCGCCGCCATCGGTGGTGCCGAAGTAGCTGGTGCCCGTGCCGAAGGCGTTGCCCCCCCGTGCCCAGGCGTTCGCGGGGCTCCCCGACCCGGAGCCCCCGGCGGCATTGGTGGGAGCCACCGTCGCCTGGAGGCCCGTCGTCTGCCCCTTGAGGCGCACGGCGCGGACCTGAGCGATCGGAATGGAGATGGACGCCGGCGCCGTGTCGGCCCCAGCGACGTTGCAGACGTAGGTCACGCGAGCGCCGGCCCCGGTGATCGCCGCAGTCGCTGCCGTCTCGAGGCGCACCTGGTCTCCGGCGGCGGCCGCCTCGGCGAGCTCGGCCAGGGGGTTCGGGCCGACCCCAGAGCAGTCCTGCCACGCTCCGTACTGCGGGGGGTACGGATCGGGGCCAGGAGGATCGGGAACGGCGACGGTCACAGCAGCCATGGGGGTCTCCTTTTTCTCTGCGATCAGCGTGCGGCGAGGAGCCGCCGGACGTGCGTCAACCGCACGCCATTGGCCTCGCCCTTGAGGGGTTCCTTGCAGTCCCACGTAGCGGGAGGTCCCGCGGCGTAGATGGTCTTGGCGTAGGTATCGCCGGCGAGGCAGATGAACGTCCGCGGCCCCGAGCCGAACTCGGCGAGGAGCTGGCGGAGCACCCGCCGCCCCCAGGCCCGGCGCTCGGCGGCGGACATCTCCGCCAGCGTCTCGTCGTGGGGCTTGACCTTCGTGGTGGGCTTCAGGAGCCCGTGCTTGCCGGAGAGGATCCGGACGGTGCCACCCCCCAGCGTGAGCTTCCTGGCGTAGGCGAGCGAATCGACGAAGAGCGCCGACGTGTAGCGCTTGGAGGCCGGCACGGGGGCGCCGGTGTCAAGCTGGGTCTTGGAGCTGCCCACCAGGACCACGGGGCCCGGCCTGGCCTTGGAGGTCCCCTTGCTGGCGCGCGGGCGGGCCAGCATGGCCTCGCGGTCGCCGTCCGCCGCCTGCTTCGGCGTTCCCTTCGCCTCGATCCGCGCCAGGATCCCCGACTGACCGAAGGGGATCGTCGCGTAGCGCACGCCCCGGCGAGGATCGTGCTGTCGCGCGCTCCAGTAGTTGCCGGCCTTGACCCTCCCCGAGTCCTCGATGCGGTCCGCGCGGAAGGGCTTCTTCTGCGCGACGAGCCAGAGCGCGGCGTCCGCCTGGGTCGGGAACTTCGCCTTGGGCAGGAGGACGCTCTGGATCTCGGTCGTGCCTCCGCGCGGATGATCCGACGTTCGCCACGGCGGCGCGACGTGCTCGGGGATCCCCTGGGGACCGTCGGTGTCGCGGAACGCCGGCACCATGAAGGCCCTGACGAACCCCTGGCGCCTCTTCGCCGACGCCGCCGCAACGTCTCGCTCCCGGGACCAGCAGCAGACGCCGCCGGCGTGGGTGTAGGCGACGAAGACCGTGACCAGGCCCTTGGTCCCGATCGGCGTGCCGCCTGGGCCCTCAAGCAGCATCCGCGCGGCGTCGCCCAGGCCGACGGCACTCTTGCCGCGGAGGACGCTCGCGGGCCCTTCCTTGACCTTCCCGCGCCCCTTGCAGGCGGTGATGGTCCCGCCCGCCACCACGGCCTCGATCCCGTCATTGCTGCGGTAGTAGACCGCCTTGCGGCCGCCTCTCTCGTAGCGGGCAACGAGCTCCGGGCGCCGGGGCTTGGCGATGGAGGCGGAGCTGCTCGTCGTGGTCATCGTCCCGACCCCTTCTTGCGCTTCGTCCGCGACGAGAGCGCCATGGCGTCCGCCTTCGCTGCCCGAGAGACGGCTGCTGGCAGCGCGCGTCCGATCTGCTCGATGGCCTTGCCGACGTTGACGACCCGTCGGCGCGCGTCCGCGTTGGCGACCACCAGGGGCACGCCCCCGCTGTGCGCGGTCATCAACGAGTGAAGCTCGACGCCCATCCCTGCCAGGTCCGCGATCAGATCGGCCGGCGACGCCTGTTTCACGAACTTCTCGAACGTCCCGTGCACGCGCACGTTCCACGCGCGCCCGGGGACGTACGCTTTCTCGCCCACCACGATCTCGGCCGGGTAGTCCATGCCGGGGCCGCTCCGAAGCTCGCGGTAGTGGCGCGGGAGAGTCTGCCTCGTGGGCAACGTCCCTCCGGTGCCCAAGATCGTCGCCACGGCCGCCGCGATAGGTGCCCCGTTCGCCACGAGCGACGCCGGGCCGCGGCGGACCGCGCAGCCCGGCGCGGCGACCGCCAGGATCTCGTCGGGATAGATCAGGGCCTCGGGGCCGGCTGGTGCCGTCGCCTGCCAGAGGACGACGGATCCATCCCGCCTCGCCCAAAGCTTCGCGAGCTCGGCATGCAGGGGCTTGGAGGTGGCGGCAGAAGCGGCTCTCTTCGTCATGGTCATCCTCTCGCGATGGCGGCGATCACGGCGGCGGCGCCGAGCCCAGCGATCAGCGCGCCCGCGCCCGCGCCCGATCCCTCGTCGGAGGGTCTTGGGGCGGGACGAGGACGAGGGCCTGGTCGAGGCGCCCGCCGGCCCGCCGGCTCGGGGATCGAAAACTCGACGTCCTCGCCGTAGAAGTACCGGAGGATCTCGGGCCACGTGAGACCCTGGCGGGCGAGCTCGTCGGCACCGTTCTGGGAGAGGCACCCGCGGTTGCCCTCGACGGCGTGCGTCCCGATGGGCGCGGGCTTCACGTTTCGGCCCGAGCGCCCACCGTTGTAGGTGATGTTCTTCTCGGTGCGGGAGTCGTCGCGCCCGCCAGCGCCGGTGCGCGCGTTCCTCGGCCAGATCGCGCCCGCGTTGTGGAAAGCGAGGATGGGCTGGTGCTTGTAGTAGATCAGCCCGCCGCGGGTCGCCTGCGCGGCCTGGGTCGCGAGCGCCGTCGGCGCGCCCTGGACGACCTGGAAGTTGGTCGAATTGGGGATCGGCTTCTGCTCAGTGCCCCAGCCCCCGTGCCGCATCATGTAGACCGCGTAGGTGCGCGCGGCCATCGCCAGCGCCGCCAGGGCCTGGGGCTGGCGCCAGCTCTCCCCGAGCTCCCCCGTGACCACGCGGGCGACGTACTCCTCGAGGGGGAGGCGCCCCATGTCCTCGACGACGATCGAGTCCGGGAGGACCGCGGGCTTGACGGCTTCGGCGATCGGGTACGCGATCCAGCCCAGCAAGGCCGGCTCGTCGAGGCGGTGCTCGCGCTGGCCCCAGGCCCCGTTGACGTCGCCCTCGATCGTCTCGAAGCGCCCGTCTTCACCGGGGGGCACCGTCACCCGCCCCACGCGGCCCTGGCCGCCAGCGCGAGGGTCGCCGCGGTAGGCGAAGATGGCGCCGTCGCCGGCCCGGGGCGTGTACCCGGCTCCTCGGGGCCGGAAGCCCCCGCCGCCGACGAGGACGCTCACACGGGACGTGCCCGGGTGCGGAAGGCGCTCGCCGGGCTGGAGCACGGACGCCGCGCTGAACGCGAACGCGGCGGCATCCCACGGCTCCCCGGCTTTGCTGGTCCCCCGCCGGTAGCTCTCGATCCGCGCCGCGGTCGGCCTGGAACGCTGCTCGTCGAGCGCGAAGTCCGCCGCGCGCTCGCCGAGCAGCAAGGACGGGTCAGCGGTCGCCCGGCCCTCGCCCGGCCCCAGGGGGCGCGGCAAGGGCAGCGCGGTGCCGGGGAGGCGCTCTGCCGGTCCCGCCGGCGCCCGGGAAGCGGCGGCATCGCCCACCCCCGCAAGGTCCCACGGCTCGGCGTGGTCCCGGTGGTCGGCGAGGATGGAGATGTGGAGGTGGTCCTCGTGTGGGCTCGTGCCGGTGTACGGCCGCCACGCCCCGGACTCCTTCGCCGGGTTGGCGATGCGCCGGCGAAAGATCGCGTAGTCGATCCGGTCGTCCCCCAGCGCGGCCTCGGCGAGCGCTTCGAGGTCGGGCCCGTGCATGGGGTCGTAGGTGATGTCGAGCGCATTGCGCAGCTCGTGGTCGCTCTTGGGATTCGCCTTGTGGTGGGCCTCGGAGGGCGCGATCCCATCGGCTGCGCGGCTCCGGTTCGGCCACCGCGCGTCGATCTGCGTGAGGAGCGTGACGAGCGCCGGCGCCGGCGGTGGAGCGGGCGCCGGACCTGGAGACCTGGGCTCAGCGGACCGGGCATCGGGTACTGCGGCGGGGTCGGCGAAGGGCACCCAGTCGGCGATGGCGCGTGCCCAGGCCTGGTAGGCCGGTGGCGTGGGATGGAAGTCTCCCTGCCGGCGTTCGAGACGCGGGAGCTCGGTCATGGTGTCGAAGACCCGGACGTCGCGGACTCTGCACGCCTCGGCGAGGGCGGTGCGGAAGGGGGCGCTCTCGGTGGGCATCTTCGGCGGCGCCACCCAGAGCACTGCGGCCGAGCCGTTGCGGCGGAGGGTGTCGATAACGTCCCCGGCCCGGCGGCCCGCTGCATCGCCTCCGGCCATGTCGTTCGCACCGAGCGACACGATCGTGACCGTTGGGTCGGCGGCCTCGACGGCGCCGCGGAGGTCCGCCCCGCGCCCGCCCGTGAGCCAGTCGCCCATCGTGGTCGACTTGATGCCGACCCCCCGGAAGGCGAGGCGCCGCTTCCCGGCCAGCTCGGCGAGGGGCGGCCCGAAGCCCTGGGCGAACGAGTCGCCGATCAAGAGGTAGCGCCGCGCCCCGTCTGCGGTCGTGCGCCCTGGTGCAGCGGTTGGTGCAGCGGTTGGTGCAGCGGTAGGTGCAGCCGTAGATCCATGCGCCGGCAAGGCGCCCAGGCGACTCCACGGCCCCGTCTCGGCCTCCGGCTCCGGCGAGCTCGCCGGCACCGCGGAGGCGACCACCTCGGGCCGCTCCGCCAGGCTCACCAGGGGCCGCACCCGATCCTCGAGGATGAGCGGGAGCAGCTTGCCCATCTGGTCGCGGTGGGCGCCGCCATCGGCCGGGCCCGAGCCCGTCGAGAAGACCACCAGGCCCCCGCGCCAGCCGGGAGGGGCTGGCGTCTCGCCGGCGGGCATCTGGACCCGGCGCACGGTCTCCCCGACGGGCGGAGGGGGCAGCGACCACCCCGTGGCGGTCCGCGCCATCTCGGCGGTCGAGGTGATCGCCTTGCCCTGGTCGATGTACGTGTGGCTGACGACCAAAAGGATCGCGCCGGACCGCGCGAGGGCGACGATGGTTTGGGTGAAGCCCTTCTGCATCTCGGTGGGCGGCTTCACGCCAGCCATGCCGTCGATGAGGACCAGGGCGAGGGCCCCAGCGCCGGCGATCCACAGGTCGCGGACCCTCTGGCAGCCCCGGGAGACGCCGATCAGCGCACCCCACCAGAGCTCCCGGCCCGTCTTCGCCGTGGCGAAGGCGAGGATCTCTTCCGGGGTCTCGGAGCCCCGGGCGTTGACGCCGACGATGCAGGGGACGGGGCCGAGGGCGGCCTTGGTCGGCCCGGGCATGCCGGGCGCGGTGGTGGTGTCCGGGTGGCCCGGGCTGACGTCAGGCAAGGGGCTGGCGTAGACGCAGAGCGCGCCGCCAGTCCCCGCCTGGATCAGCAAGAGGGCCACTCGACCTCGAGATCAGAGCTGCTGCGCGTACGACGCGGCGATGAAGCGACCGCTCACCAGCCATGCGACGCTGCCGCCGTTGCCGACCTGACTCTGGACGCGGACCCAGTTGTCGGTGGGCTGGCCTCCCGACATCGGCGTGGAGGTCGGCAGCGCGGCCCCGGGGGTCTGCTTGAAGTAGCCGATGGGGCGGGGGGTGTCGACGGCGGCGCCGGCGACGACCTGGTTGCAGGTCTCGAGGTAGCACCCGAAGGTACCGGTCTCCGCGCTGAGGCCGAGCGAGAGCTGGGGGATCATGCCCGGTGGCACTTGGATCCAGGCGCTCGCGCGGGAGGCCGTCTGGCCGGTATCGCCGTCGAGGCAGTTGACGGTGACGACGGCTTGCATGTTCCCCGTCCACGGGACGGGGCTGATGACTTGTACGGGCAGGATGAGGCTGGGGGCAACAGCGGACATGGCAAAAATCCTTGGCCTGGGGCCGTTAACGTTTGTGCAGCTTCACCTGCGGTTCGCGCGGCGGCGCGCCGATCCGGTCGGTGAACATGAGGAAATCGACGAGCGACGTCTCGCCGAGGGTCTGCTCGGGATCGGGCAGTGGCGCGACGATGCGTCGCGGCTGACGGACGTGCCCATAGGGCGCCGGCCAGAGCCCCGACTTGTCGTGCGGGGTCGTGTCGCCCCAGCCGTAGACCTGCGCATAGCCCGAGGGCTGCTCTCCGTAGCTCGACACGCGCACGCGGATACTCGTCGCGGGCAAACCCTCCACCCAGTATGCCGTGGCCACGTGAGCGACGGTGGTCGTGAGCGGCGCGATCTCCAGCAGGCCTGGCAGGAGGGAGATGTGGTCGAGGCCGTCGAAGGTCTCCGCAAGCATCACGTCGGCCTGAAGCGTCCACCAGATCCGATTCCACTCCTCGTCCGTGATCGTGCCGGTCTGGAGGACGATGTACGCCCGCCGGATGCCAGGCGAGGGGAGAGCGATCTCCAGCACGTTCTTCCTCGGATCGCGCTCCCGAGGATCGATCTTCTGGGCGTTGACGTTGGCGGGGAGGAGCGGGACGGGCACTTTTGGTCGACTCCTCGAAAGGTTGAGCCGCTGCGCCCCGCGCCGTCGCCGGCGCGGGGCTTGCTCCTCCGGCGCTCTAGCTTCGGCGCTGGACGTTCAGGCGCCGGTCCGCCTTCGAGGGCAGGAGCGCGGTGCCGTAGACCTTGAACTGCCACTCCAGGGCGATCCCCGTCGGCACGATGGGGCCCGACCCGTAGACCGACGCGAGCGCCGGGAACGGCCAGTCCACGTTGTCGTTCAGGAGGAGCTGCCCGTAGAGCAAGCCATTGCCGCCGCTGTCCTCGTTGGGCTGGAACGTCTCGTCCTGGCACCAGATGTAGCCGCGGGGGAGGTCGAGCGCGAGACCGCCGCCGCTCGTTTCCACGACGCTCCGGCGGTAGGTCGAGGGGTTGCCGCACATGCGCCCGAGAGGCTTCGTGGCGACGACGTTGTTCGACCCGGGCCCGAGGTTGACCCACTCGAGCTGGATGCTGGCGACCTCCGCCAGCGCCTGCGCGAGCTCGCAGACGTCGGTGAGCTTGTTGAAGATGCCCGAGGGCAGCACCAGGTTCTCGCGATCCCAGATGCATGCCTGCCCCTGCAGCATGGCCTGGATGGGCAGCGGGAGGGCCGAGAAGCCCGGGATCTTCGTGGTGTCGAACTGAATCCGGAGCCCCTTGAAGCGGGCCTCCCACGCCTCGATGATGAAGACCTCCTTCTGGTAGAGGCCCTGGCCGGGGTATTGCAGGTTCGTGTCCGCGAGGGTCATCGTGTGTGGCCCCCCGAACCAGTTCGGGTCCGACTCCCCGATGCTGAAGTCGAAGCAGGTGTCGGCGGGGGGGTTGACGTAGTAGGTGCTGCTCGCCGGCGTGGGCGGGACCACGATCGAGAAGAGACCGCTCGTCGGGCTCGATCCGCCGAAGGACGAAACGGTGAAGGCGGTCTGGAAGGTCCCGTAGTATTCGCCCGCCTGCGACACCACCTTGCCGCCGTTCCCCTCGGCGAAGCGCTGGATGACGTCGTACCGGAACCCCTTCATGTCCTCGCTCCGGCCGTACGGCACCGGGAAGTCGTGGGGCCGCATGAACGCTCCCCGGACCCTGCGGTGGTGGTTCAGGCCCTGGCGGAAGCCATGCCGATGGCTGTGTTTGCCCTGGACCCGCGCCGCGTGGTGCGTGAGGCCCACCAGGGTCTCCACGTTGAGGGCGCCCTCGCGCTTGAGGTGCTCGATGCCGGCTTCGATCGACGGCGCCGTCACGATCACGGCGGGCGCCTCCGCGGCCGCGCCGGCCTCGGCCAGGGCCGTGTCCACGCCGGCGGTGTCACCCGCCGCTTCGCCAGCCTCCATCCCGGCGGCCTCCCGCGCCGCGGCGGCGGAGACCTTACCCTTCACTTCACTGAGAACCTGCTGTGCGTCCATGTCCTTGCTCTCCCGTCCTCGTCTCATCCTTGTGGAGCGCAGCCCCGCGGACCCCTCGGGTCCGCGGCTGCGCGTTCACGGCCTCGCCGCCGCGCCTAGACCCCGACCTCGTAGAGGCGCTCCGCCCGCGCCTCGGCCGCGCGCCGCGCGGGGAGCAGCTCCTCCAGGCGGTAGCGCTCGACGAGCCGCGGGTCGTCCCAGTGGCGCCGCGGGTACCACGCGCCGCCGATCCAGTACCCGGCGTCCGGGTCCTCCGGGCCGCTGGCCTCCTTCGGGGGCGCGCCCTGGCGGTTCTCGTGGTCGGCGTACATCAGGCCGAGCGCGGTGGAGGCGAGGGCCGCGGCCCACACTTGATAGCCCTTCTTCCACAAGAACGCGGCGAGCAAGAGGCCGGCGATGCCCCTCGCGTACCAGTGGTCCTTGAAGAACTGGATGCCCTTGACGGACTTCATCTCGGACAGGGCGAAGATCGCTCCGCCCGCGAGCGCCGCCGTGATCAGGGGGCCCCAGCCGCCCGCGATCTTGAGCACGCCGGCGCCGTACTTCCCGCCCTTGATGAGGCCCATACCCTCTTCGGTGTTCCCGGCGAGCTTCAGCTCCTCGAGCTTCGCCTTCGCTCGGACGCCGGACGCGTACTCCTTCTCGTCCACCGTGATCACACCCGCTCCCGCTGCTTGAGTCGTCATCTCACCGTCTCCTTCGTTGTCCTGGGGCGCGCGCCTGCTTCCGCTCGGCGCGGCCGAAAATCAGTGCTCTGCTGGAGCGGCCTCCGCGCGCGATGCGGCGTAGAGGGCCCCCGCGGCTGCCAGCGCGACGACCAGGCCGAAGCCCACGCCGCTCGCAGCGTTCTCTACGGCCCGCCCCGCGCTCTTCACCGCACCGGCGAAGGGGTTGGGGATCGGGCTCCTGTCTCTCTTCGCCAGCGCGACGTACGCGCCGCCGAGCATGTCGAGCACCTTCAGCTCCCCCGCGTCGTACGGGATCGGGGCGCCGCCCGCGGCCTGCTCGCGGGCCGTGTGCGCCATGACCAGATCCGAGGCCGATGCCTGGGTCATCACCATGCGCGCGGTCAGCGCGTCGTCCGCCAGCTTGCGATCGACGACCTCGGCGGCGAGCTGGCCGCAGTAGCAGATGGCGATGCCGAGCACGCCCGTGGTCGCCACGATGGCCACCCCGACCAAGATCGGGGCGAGGCCCGTGTCCGTGCCTCCTCCGGTCTCCGCCGAGGGGCCCTTGGTGTCGAGGGCAGCGGGGTCACCCTCGCGCGTCTCCGCGCTGTAGACCATGTGCTTGCCCGGATCGCCGATCATCATCGGCGCCCGCGCCAGCATCGACGCGGCGTAGAGGTGACCGGGCGTCGCGAACTGGTCCGCTCGGACGGGCTTGCGCCCCAGCGTGAGCGCGGTGTCCATCTCCCCGAGGGGAGGGATCCCGCCCACGCGGCTGTCCTCGATGGCGAGCAGCGTCCCGATCGAGAGGGCGCGCAGGAAGCGCACGCGCTCTGAGCTGCTCATCTTCCGGAACGCCTCGCGTGGGTCAGCGCCCGGCCTCGAGCGCAGCGCGAGCGCCGCCTTGACCTGGGCGCCGAGATCCGGATCGACGTGTTTCCACGTGATCGACGTCGGCGAGGCGAGCGCCTGGGGCACCGTTGCCACGGTCAGGCCCTTCTCGCGGGCGGCGGGGTCGGCTTCGGGTCCTCCGACGCGATCGCGCCGCCGATGAAGCCCATGACCGCTCCGATCGGGCCGCCGAGCAGGCCGCCCAGCAGCGTCCCGCCGATCATCGGGCCGACGTCGCCCTCCGCCTTCTTCTTCGGCGGCGGGCGCGACGCGTCCGGGGGCGCGGCGGGCGGGAGCCCGTCCGGCGCCCGAGGGGCGGGCGCGAGCGACGGGATCGGCGCGTCGTAGGAGGCGCGCATGTCGGGCCCCGCGTCACGCGGCGGACGGTGCCGGCGCGGCGGGGGACCCGGACGCGGCGGCGGGCCCGCGGGCGGGGGCGCCGGCGCCGGCGGCTGCGGAGCGGGACCGGGCGGCTGGGCCGGGGGGCCGCCGTCGAGCACGCGGATCACCTCGCCGCGCAGCTTGGGGAGGTCTCGGTACGGGTCCTCGGGGATTTGGGCGGCGCCGGGCGGCGGCGTCTGCGGGCGCGGGAGCTCGCCGGCCTTGCGGGCGATGTCCACGGCGACCTGGGTCACGTCGTGGGCCGCGCCGTCGAGCAGCGGCCCGTAGGGGTCGGCCGGGTGGGGCATCTCCCCGCCGAGGACCGGCGCCAGGGCCGGCCGCGGGGGCAGGTCGAGGGCCGTGAGCGCGTAGTGATCGAGCGCCTCGATCGTGGCCGGGTCGAGCTGACCGTCCTCGCGGAGGTGCGTGCCCGCGGTCCGGTTGCTCCAGCGCTGGAAGCTCCCGATGGCCCTCGTCGTGCGCGCCGAGGGAACGCCGATCACGTCCTGGGAGACCGGCATCCCGACGCCGAAGTCTTTCGGATCGATCGCGTCCGGGTGACCCGTGCGGAACAGCACGAGGTACGCCTGCACCCGATGGATGGTCCCCTTGTCGATCGTGGCGGCCGCGGGGATCGTCCCCGGCGGGGCCGTCACGGAGGGGGTTGCCCCTCCCGGGCCTCCGGGCGCGTGCTCGATCCCGGGGTGCGGGGGAGCGACGGTCGGTCCGCTCGGCGGCGCGACCAGCGCGGGCGACTCCGGCCAGACGTCGGGGATGTTGATGACCTTGCCGGCGTAGAGGCGCTTCCAGCCGATCTGCTTGCCGCCCTGGGTGGCCATCTCCTTGTGGGGGTTGGCGTCCCGGAGCTCCGCGAACCACTTGGGCCGCGCGGGGAAGGCGCCCAGCTTTTTCGCGATCGCCTGCATCCCGTCGCCGCGCTGGACCACGTACGTGCGCTGGGTGATGTTCTGGCGGAGGGCGTCCTCGTCGATGGCGCCCGTGTCGCCCGCCTCGTCGAGGCCCTGCGTGTCGTAGTTGCGGGGGCGAGGGGCCACTTCGAGCTCGCCCGTGAGCGCAGCGAGCACCCTCCGGCCGAAGCGGGAGATGTCCTTGCTGTCGCGCCGCCCGCTCCGGAGTCCGTCCAGCGCCGCCGCCACGCCGCGGTCACGGCCGAGGAGCGCATAGACCTCGACGATCGCCGGGTCCTTGTCCGAGTACCCCGTGATGGCGTCGAAGATCCTTCGCTGAAACGTGTCGAGCCCCTCGTTCCCGAGGCGCCCCTGGATGGCCCTCAGGATCTTGGTCGCGCCGGCGATGTCGCCGAGCTTGGCGAAGATGGGGGGCCCCGCCTCCACGAGGTTCTCGTCGGTCAGCGCGAGGGGCTGTCCGGCCTCCTCGTCGACGCCGGAGGCCTCGCCCTTCGCGATCCAGGCGTCGGGGATGTTGATCTCCTCGCCCTTGCCGAGGCTCTGCCAGCCGATCTGCTTGCCAGCGCTGTCGACGGCGATGTGCTTGTGCGGGTTCGCGTCGCGGAGCTCGCCGAACCAGTGGGCGCGTTTCGGCGGCACGGCTCCGAACTTCTGGGCGATGGCGAACATCCCCATGCCGGACCGCTCGACCTTGTAGGTGGTGCGGGTCAGCGGGCTCCGCGGACCGTCCACCGCGCTGCCGTGGCCGGGGGCCGGCGTCTCGAGGCCGCGGGGCGTCTCCAGGAGATCGACCGGGGTCTCGTCGATGGGCGGCTCCGGCTGGGGGGAGATCATGGGCGCGGGGGCGCCGCCCCCGAGCACGAGGGCCCGGAGGTCGTCGACGAAGCCGCTGGCGTCGTCGTCGTCCGGCTCGGCGTCGCCCGGGGGTCCCGGGGGCCCCTGGGGGCCCTGGAAGCCGCCGTAGCCGCCTCCTCCGCCCCCGTGGCCGCCCCGCCCTCCCCGCCCTCTCCCACCGCCGTTGCGGCGCCGAGAACGTCGGACCGACCCGGCCTCGCCGGTTTCGCCGGCTTCCCCGGCATCGAGGCCGGCGGCTTCGTGAACGAGGTGCGCGGGGATCCGGAGGGGGATCCGGCCGAGCCATCCCGGAGGGATCCGGAGGGTCCGTTGGCCCTCGCCGAGCCCGGGGTTGGCGAAGACGATCTCGGCCCCGCGGCGGCGGTCCCCGACCAGCTTCGCGGCGATGTCGTTGAAGGACTCGCCGCGAGGCAGGATGTGGTATTCGAGGCGTGTCGCGTCCACGCCTCGCAGGTCGCGCGGACGCGCCCGGCGCCCCGCGATCTCCTGGAGCACACCATCGGGATGCGCCCGGAGTTGTGGGACCGCCTCCAGCATGCGGGCCATCTCGAGCCGGCTCCACGGCCGGTTGAATCCGAGGTGGAAGAAGGGACGCGGACGACGGACAGCGAAGCCCGCCTCCTCCTCCGGCCCGTGGGTCTCGGCCGCGTGAACGTGCGCGAAGAAGCCCTGGAGGCCTCTCTCGCTGTACCCGGGGCTTTTCCCTCCCGGGCCATTGTCCTTCCACCCCGACCCGTCCGTCTGCCACAGCCAGACGTGGCCGTCCGCCGTCCGCATCGCCTGATAGCCGTGCGAATCGACGAAGTGCTCCCCCATGCGGGTCTTGCCGTCGTACCCGACGAAGCTGTGCGCCCCCGGGTGACCGGCGGACCACTGCCGGCCGCCCCAGCCGGGACCCATCGGGGGACCGCGGAGCGCGCCCTCGCGGCGGATGCCCTCGCGCCCGAAGCCCTCCCGGAGGATGCCCTCGCGGCGGATGCCTTCCCGCCCGAAGCCCTCGCGAAGGACGCCCTCGCGGCGGATGCCCTCGCGCCCGAAGCCCTCGCGAACGATGCCCTCGCGGCGGATGCCCTCGCGCCCGAAGCGATTGCCCCACAGGGCGCCCGCCTCGAACGGGTCGCCCGCCTCGGGGCCCGACGGCGCCGCCGGCGACGGCGCGGGGGCCGCCTTGGAGCGACGTGCCCAGAGCTCGCGGGCGAAGTGCTCCATCCGCTCACCGGCCAGGCGGAGGTAGTCGGCGACGCGCTGGTCCTCGCTCCCGCGGAATGCCTCCGCGGCGCCCGAACCGTTGAGGAGCGCCTGGTGGACGGCGCCCCAGCGGCCGGCGCGGTGGGAGAACGCCTCGAACGGGTTGCCGAGGCCGGGGAGCCGCTTCGGGTCGAAGCCGGGCTTGCCGGCGGCCTTCTGCGCCGCGGCGAGCACCTCGGCGAAGAGGTGTTCGCGCTCCAGGGCCTGGTGGCGTACGGGCCCCTCGAGCACGCGGCGGTAGGCCGCGACGGCCTGCGGGATCGCGTCCGGGCCGGCGTTGATCGCGGCGAGCACGACCTCCGCCTCGTTCCCGTCGATCCCCTGGTGCGCGATGAGCTGCGACCACCACCCCTGGGCCGGATCGGTGTTGGCGGCGGGGAGCTCCCGCACCGCGATCCGATCCAGGAGGGCGGGCCCCTGCGCCTGCGCCATCTCGCCGAGGCCGATCCCGACGAGCCCCTTGACCCACTCGTGGGCGAGCTGCGTCTTGCCGCGCGGGCCCCACGCCTCGATCACCTTGAAGAAGTGCCGCGGCGGTCCTTCGTGCGTGGGCGGCGGCGGGGGCGCTGGATGCACGACCGGCCGGGTCGGGGCCTGGATCGGTTGGGCCGCGGGCGCGCCGATGGGAGGCCCCACGGGAGGCGCTGCCGCCCGCCCCGTGAGTGCTCCGACGGCCTTGGCGGCGAAGCCGGCCAGGTCGGGCGGGAGACCCGCACCCGGGTGCCCCCCTGCTGCACCAGCGATCGCGCCGCCGACCTTGGTGACGAGGCCGGCGATCTGCCCGAAGTCCGGACCACCCCCGCCGCCCCCGCCGCCCCCGCCACCGCCGCCCAGGAGCCCGGACAGCCCGGACAGCGGGTTGCCGCCGCCGCCACCGCCCGCTCCGCTGAGCGCGCCGCCCAGGGCGCCGCTCAGGTCGTCGAAGATCCCAGCGGCGTCCGCCGCGTCCGCCGCGTCGACCCCGATCCGGGGGGCCAGCATGGCCCACTCCAGCGGGTTCCAGCGGGCGGCGTGCTGCCCCCAGGATCCGAAGTAGCGCATGAAGGCGAGCGGCCGGGTGGCCTTCGCGGCGTCGAGGTTCTCCGCCTCGATCTGGCGGAAGAGGTCGAGCGGCTTGTCCTCGCCCTGGGTGAGCGCGGCCGCGAACCGCGCCCACTGCTCCGGGCTGAACATCTCGGTGAGGTCGCTGAATGCGGTGAGCCGTTCGCGGGGGATCTCGCAGAGCCCGTCGGCCATGCAGCCGAGGCGCTCCAGACGCGCCACGAACGCGGCCTCGCGCGCGGCGCGCGTCGCCTCGCCCCGCTGATCGAGGATCGCGCGGTAGGCGTCGTAGGGGTTGCCGCGGTCCCAGGCTTGGCGGAGCTGCTCGCGGCCGGCGCGACCGAAGCCCTGCACGAGCTCGTGGAGGGGGACCACGCCGTCGGCGGTGTGCGCGCCGGGAGACGGCGCCCGCAGCGGGGCCACGGCCGGGGCGCCCATCGGAGCGCCCGCCTCGGGATCGGGGTCGTCGAGAGCCTCGTCGGGGTCCTCGGGCAGGAAGAACCAGCCAGGTGTGCCCCCGCCACCCCACGCACCTCCCCATGCGCTCGGACGGCGGCCTCCGCCGCGTCCGCTGCCTCCGCCGTGACCGCCGCCTCCGCCGCGACCGCCCGTGTCCCCCTCGTCCTCGTCGTCGTCCTCGTCGCCCTCGGCCGCGCCGATGAGCGCGCTTGAGGGGGGCGTCATCGCCAGCTCGTCCAGGGGGGTCTGGGCCTCCGGGTCGCGGTTGGCGTGGTACTCGGCGAGCCAGCGCCGCATGGCGGCCTCGCGTGAGGCCATGCGCGCCTCGGCATTGGCGGCCTCGATCTCCTCGAGCACGCGCGCGATGTCCCCGTCCTGCTCGATCGTCGTACGGAGCCGCGCCGTCTGCTCCGGGCTCATGCCCCGGACGACGCCCTCGAAGGCCGGCACGAGCGAGGGATCGCCTGAGGCCCAGAGGGCGCGGAGGCGCGCGAGCAACGCGCGGCGCGCCGCGCGTGCCTTTGAAGCGCGCTCCACCCAGATCGCGCGGTAGGCGTCGACCGCCGGCTCGATGGCCCCCCCGGGCACGATCTCCGAGCCCACGCGAGCGATCTCGCGCGGGTGAAAGCCGCGCATCAGGACGTGCCAGCTCTCGTGCGCCGGGTGGTGCGGGTGGACCCGCTGGGCGTCGAGGTAACGCGCCATGTCGTCGTGCGCCCCGTTCATGGCGGCGATCCCGATCAGGGTGCGCTCCCCGAGGGGCCGGCGTCCGTGGCGGCGCGCGAGCTCGCCGCCCAGCTCCTCGTGGACGCGGCGCGCATGGCGCGCGATATCGCGGTGGCGCTCCCACGCCTGCGACGGGAGCCGCCCTTCCCCGTGGAGCTCGTGGAAGCGCTTCGGTCCGTGGCTCGCGATCAGGAAGTCGCCGCCGTACCGCACCGGATCGGCGTGCGCGCCGTGGGCGAGCTGGCCCATGTGGACGTTGTGGGGGTGCGTTCGGCCGACCTGGGAGACCGCGCCGTGGACGAGGCCGGTGGCCGCGCCCATGTGACCCGCGTGGATCCCGCCGAGGCCGGGGACCAGCGACCGCGGCTCGCCCGGCCCCCTCGGTCGCGCCGACGGCGCGCTGGGGGTGACCGGGTTGACGGGAGAAGCCGGCGACGCGCCGAGGTGGAGGGGACGGGGCCCCGGAGACCGCGGCGGGCTGGGAGCGGGCTCGCCGCTGAGCTGGAGAGGCGGCGACGGCGCGCGCGGCGCGGGCTTCGGCGCGCTCGGAGCGGGCTCCGGCGAAAGCTGGAGGGGGGCCGGCTGCCCAGCGAGGTTGTCCAGGTGGAGGGGCTCCGGCGCGCGCGCGGGCTTGCCGCCGACGGGCAGGATGTCCGCCCCGGTCTCGCCGCCCGACAAGTCGAGTGGACGCGTGTCGGCGGCCCGAGTGTCGCCATCCACCAGCAGCGCCGGCATCTCAGTCTCCATGTGGTCAGCGTGCGCTGAGCACACCGTACGAGACAACCCCTGATAGGGTGTTTGGCGTGACCCGATTTGGCTTATTACGGGGTCGCGACCCAATAAATCGACTTATTGGGTCGCGACGCCGACGGGGTCGGCGGAGCGTCGTGCGTCGAGCAGCGGGAGCGCGCTGCCACGACGCGCCGATGCGTCACGGGTCGCGGGGAGAGGGCGCCGTTGCGGCTGACCAATCGCGGCGCGGCCATCACGGGCCTGAGATGCAGATCAGGCTGATGTTCAGCGCGTAGGTGCTCGGGTCGACAAACCCTCCGAAGCTCACCCGAAATACGAAGCCGTTCTCGGTCATCGTCCCCGGCGCCACGAAACCGGCACCGATTTCGTAGGCGCTGGTCTGCCCGTCCAACTGGATTTCCACGACGTACAGCGCGTACGGCATCGGCGACGTGAAGGTCACCTGGATCGCGTACGGAACGATCGAGGTCGGATCCGGAACGAACGTCGCCGAGGCCACACCGATCGCGCCGGGCGCGACGGCGATGTCAGCGGGGGTCGCGCCGTTCCCCGTCGTGGTCACGACGGCTGAGCGCGTGAACGACGTCGGCCCCGATGATCCGGGCGCGGCCACGTAGGCCAGTCCGCGCCTCACGACGCCCCCGCGACGGCCCACCCGACGGCGGCCGTCGCACCCCAGACGTAGATCAGCGAGGGGTCCGAGACCGGGATCTCCATCGCGGCGCCGGGGCCGATGGGGAACCCCGCGGCCTGGTCGGGGAACCAGTCCCACATGAGCACGTTGGTCGCGTCGAGGTTTCGCAGGACGATGCCCTGCTTGAGCGGGCCGAGCCCGAGCCATTCGTTGCCGGCGCCGTCCGTGCTCGTCACGCCCTGCGCGCCATTGGGCGGCGGGTTCGCGGCGACGTGCCCGCCCGTGAGGCAGCGCACGACGCCGCCGGCGACCACCCGCACCGCGCCGGCTTCCACCGCCGAGCCGCCCGGCGCGAAGTTAGGGGCGAGCGGCGGAGCGGTCGGCGCGCCGAACGGCGCCGTGCCCCCCCAGCATGCACCGTACGTCGAGTTGGCCGCGATTTCGGGCCACGCGGCGCTGGTCGTGTCCGCCGTTGGCAGGCCCTGGTTCGCGACGACGGTCGTCGGCCCGCCGCCGCCGGTCCCGGCGGCGGCGCTCTCGCTGAGCCCCGCCTCGAACGTGTAGATCCCGGCCCCCGGGGAGGCCACCGACGCGACGATCGCCAGCGTCCAGGCCAGGGTCGTGCTCATCACCACCGGGACGTCGACCGTAACCTCCTGGCCAACGTCGAGCGTCGCGGGGGTCGGGAGGGCAAACCAGGTCCCCGTGGTCGGGTCCCAGACGTACAGGCTAAGCGTCACCAGCCCCGGCGTGCCGGTCCCCACGAAGGCGGCCGCGACGGCGAGGTGCAGCGGTTGCGGTCCGGCCTCGACGAGCTGGAAGGTGACGCAGTTGTCGTTGGTGACGTAGGCCGCCGCCGCGGCGCCGGTCAGCGTCGCCGGGTTCGTGTCAGAACCGAGCGCCGGCGGCGGTGTGGGAACCCCCGAGCCCCGGCTGAAGGAGAAGTCCACGACGTGAGTATTCCTCCGCCCAAGGACAGGCACCAACGCATAAGCGGAATCGGGTCACGCCGATTTTTCGGCGGGCGGCGTGGTCCGTGCGACTCGACGCTTCGCGTCTCCGACCCGGCCGGGGCTCACTCGGGCCCGGTGTCCCGCCGTGCCTCTCCCGCGTGCTCCGGCCAGGCGGTGAGCGGCTTGGCCGGGAGCTTGCCGATGTCGGAGTTGACGATCGTGGGGTCGGCGACGTCCCAGTTCCTGGGGTCCGACGTCTCTCCCCCGATGCGCAGCACCCGCGCGCGGACATGGGGAAACCCCGTCTCGCCCCGAAACACCGGGTCGATCTGCGCGGGGATCCCCGAGGCGAGGCAGAGCGCCACGAACAGCCTCGCCTTGAGATCGCAGTCCCCGTAGCCGCGGCAGAGCCCCGTGGGCGCGCTGTCGAGGAGCTCGATGCCGTGGCGGGTGCCATCGGGATCGAAGGTGGCCGGGTCCCTCTCGTAGCGGACGCACTCCTGCACGAAGCGGAGGATCGCGGTCGCGCGCTTGTCCTCGGGCAGCTTGAGGAACTCCACCGCCCACGACTTGACCTGGGGATCCTGTGCGTCGTGGATCGCCGCGCGGCGCATGTACTGCGCCTTGTCCTCGCGGTTCTTGAACACGACCCAGCGGGCGTGGGCGGTGAACGCCTGCTCCGATCCCGCAGGCAGCATCGGGCCGTGCGCCGGATGCCCGTGCGCGAGGCGGATGGCGTGAGGCCCGAGGGCCTGCGCCAGCTCGCGGTGGCTCACGCGGCCGTCGCCGTCGGCGTCGACCAGACGGAATGCCTCGGGGTCTCCCTGCCAGTCCTCTTCGTCGATCGGCCCCGCCGCCTCGCCGCGCAGGAGATGGAGCCCCCGGCCGATGCCTCGGGCGAGCTCGTCCTCGTCGACAGCCTCGTCGTCGTTCGCGTCGAGCGCGTCGAAGAGATCGGGGTAGCCGGTCCAGCGCCAGCGCGCGACGTGCAGGGGCACGGGAGGGAAGGGGCCGCGCCAGGGGTGCAGTTGCACCGGTCCGAACCCGCCGATCGGGCGGATGTCGGGGACCGGAGCGTCCACGGGCGGGAAGGACAGGAAGGGACCACGGGGAGCGCGCTCGAGTCCGTGGCCCAGGTCGGCGTAGCGCATGTCTCAGGCCACCGGGGGCGGGTTATGCCCGTTGAGGAGGATCTTCATCTTCATGCCGTGGAGGCTCTGCAGGAGCATGTCCACAGGGAGGTCGTCGAGCATGCGGGAGACGCCGGTGGCCATCCCGGTGTCCATGTTGGGGAACATGCTCTCCAAGACCGGTACGCGCTCGGACTGAGAAAGGCTCTTCAGCCCAGCAAACGCCTGCGCGGCGCCCATCTGCTCCTCGACCGTGATCGACGACGCAGCCTCCCTGAGAAGGCTCGTTGTGTCGGCGGGCAGCTCTTCGAGGATCGAAGCGGCTTCGGCGACGGGCGACGGCGGAGCGGGAGACCGCGCGCCCGGTGGCGGAGGCGGTGAAGGGGCCACCACAGGTGCCTCGTCGCGCGACGGCGCGGCCTGGACCGCCGGCGGCGCGGCCTGGGGCGGAGACGCGGCCTGGACCGCCTGCGGCGCGGCCTGGGGCGGAGACGCGGCCTGGACCACCGGCGGCGCGGCCTGGGGCGGAGACGCGGCCTGGACCACCGGCGGCGCGGCCTGGGGCGGAGGCGCGGCCTGGACCGCCAGCGGCGCGGCCTGGGGCGGAGGCGCGGCCTGGGCCGGCGGCGCTGCCTGGGCCGGCGGCGCGGCCTGGGGCGGAGGTGCGGCCTGGGCCGGCGGCGGGAGGACCGTCCTGCTCGCCCGGAGCTCTTCCCTCTTCAGCTCGAGGGCAGCCGCGTCCGTCTTCGCCTTCGCGTCGATGAACCTCGTCACGACCGCCGCGCCACCATCGATCACCGACTTCAAGTCGTTGCTCCCTGCTCCGGTGGCACCGGGCATCATCCCGTGCTCCTTGAGCTTGTCCATGACCGCGAACGTCGAAGCGAGCGGATCTGGGGCCGGTGCTGCCGGTGCAGTCGGGGCCGGCGCGGGGGCCTGCGGCGGGGGCTTGATCCACGGCTCGAGCATCTTGATGAGAGTGGCCATCTGGTCCACCGGCGACGGTGGAACCACGCTCGCCACCGGAGTCTCGTTCCTCCGGTCCATCATCGCCTGCATGATGAGCCGGTTGTTGTCGCTGGCGTCTTTCATCTGCTGAAGGAACATCGGCATCACGGCCACCAGCGAATCCGCTGGCGCCGGCGGGCGCTCGCGCGACCTCTCGTCCATCCGGTCCAGCTTCTCGACGACCTTCAGCAGGATCGTCTGCTCTGGAGTCGGGGGAGGCGGCGCCGGCGGAGCGGCCTTCATGTGCTGGACCTCCTCGGCGAGCGCCTTGACCACGCCGACGAGTGCAGCCACCTCCGGGGAGAGGCTGGCGGCGGGCGGAGGCACCTGCGCGGCAGTGGCAGCGGGCGCTGGCGGGGCCTGATGCGCTGCGACAGTCGCCATCGGCGGGCCGTCGGGCGGCATCACCATCGGCTTCGACGGTCCATCGAAGAGGATCCACTCACCGGAGTGCCGGATCACCCTCCGCTGCGCGTCCTTGGCGATGGCCTGGTACTGGCCGCCGCCCCACGTCGCGGCGACCCAGGCCCAATCCTGTACGCGCGGGTCGTCAGCCTCGAAGTTCTGCGGTGCGTAGATATTGGGCTGCCCCTTGCGGAGGAAGCAGACGTAGCAGATCTCGACCGTCTCGAAGCCGACGGGCGCCCCCTGCTCGTCGAGCGGGAGCGGAAACAGCGGATGTGACTTGATCGGCGGATGCGGCGGCGAGGGTCGATAGCCTGTCTGTACGCCAGCCCCCCCAGAGGGATCGTAGGGTGCATGCTCGCCCTCCGGGTGCTGGGTCATGCCGCCAGCATGGGGCCCGGACAAGCCTCTGCAAACTGATAAGTGGAATCGGGTCACGCCGAATTTGCGGCCGGACCCCGGACCCACCCAAACCCAGCGATTTGCCACCCTCGACCACCCCACCCCCCACCCAAGAGCCACCCATCCCCCCACCCCCGGGGCCACCCCACCTCCCCACCCGGGGGGCCAGGGTCCGAGGCAGGGTGGACCGCAGCGAGGTACCCACGCTGGCTTGCTCCCTGGAAGTAATGTGTGGAAAGGTGCGCTTCTGCTCTCCGGGATCCCCTCATCATCACCCCCGGAGAGAGACCGCTGTCTCTCTCCGAGGGCAGGAGGCAGATCGATCCGGAGGCAGATCAGAATGCGTCGCGGGGTGGGATCTCGGCGCGTCCCACAGGGGGACGGGTTTCGACCACGGGGAGACCTCGGCGAGGGCGCGGACCCGGGATCCCGTGGGGAGCCGGACCGCTGGACAGAGGCGGCCGCCGGCCTTTCGGTCGGGGCTTCAACACGTCGCGACCTCGCCGCCGGAGATGGGCACGGGCGGCTTCGCGAAGTGGGCGCGACGCGATCCCGCATGAACCGCCGCGCAGCCGAGCCCATTGGTGGGAGCGTGGAAGCGCTGGCGCCGGACCCCATCGAGAGGGGCAAGCTGGCCCACGGCCACCACGGAGAGCTTGGGAGCGATCCCAGGCCCTTCATCTCCCTGGCTCAGTGGAAGAGCTTGGAGCCCGTCGATCCGACCGGCGGATCGCCGTCGTCGTCCTCGCCGTCGTCGTCCTCGCGCGCCATCGCTTGAAGTTCTTTGCGGACGGCCAGGAAGGAGTCGTGCCAGCCTTTGACGGACTGCGGGTGGACGCCGCTCGCGCGAAGCTCGGCCAGGTAGCCCTCGACCTCGGGGGCGCCCCAGCGGCGGGCGGCGTGGGCGAGGAAGGGACGGGTGAAGTCCGGCGAGGCGCCGCGCCCTCGCCCGTCGGGCGCGTCCCGCCGCTCGTCGCCGCCCGCCGCGCCGGCGGACCGTGAGCTGCGAGCGGGGTCCTGGGTGGGGCGCGGCGCTTCCTCGGGGCCGATCACCACGGGTGGCGGCCGCCGAACCCGCGGGGTGCCCGCGGGGGCGATCTCCCGCACGAAGCTCTCCATCGTCTCGGGGTCGACGTAGGGGACCTGGGCGTAGTGGAGCCCGCTGGTCCCTTCGAGCTTGGCCAGTAGGTGGCCCTTGCCGAGGAGCTGCTCGGCGCCCTTCTCGCCGCCGAGGGCGATCTCGGAGGTGCCCTTGGAGTCGACGCGCAGAATCAGGCGGTTGCCAAGGTTCGCGCGGAGCTGCATCGGCATGACGCTGGCCTCCGGCCGCTGCGCCGCGAAGACGAGGTGGATGCCGGCGGCGCGGGCCTTCACGCCGAGGCGACCCACGATCGAGATCACCTCCGCCTTGTACTCCTCGACCATCATCCACTCGGCGAACTCGTCGTGGATGAGCCAGATGGTCGGGAGCCGATCGCTCGCGCCGGCCTTCGTGTTGTAGGCGCGCAGGTTCGGGACCTTGGCCTCCTTGAAGCGCCGGTACCGGTCGTTCATCTCCTCGACCAGGGCCCGGAGGCGGCTGAGCGCGGTCGCCTGGTCACAGATCACACCGTCGCGAAGGTGGGGGAGATCCTCGAGCTGGAAGTAATCGACGCCGAGCTTCGGGTCGATGAGCACGATCTCCGCCTGCTCCACCGTGTTCGTCGCGGCGATGCAGAGGCAGATGTTTTGCATCAGCACGGACTTGCCGCTGCCGGTCGAGCCCGCGATCAGCGTGTGCGGAGCATGGGCTGCTCCCGGGGAGAGGACCAGGAGCGCCCCGTCGGCCTCGCGGACGCCGATGAGGAGATCGCTGTTGCCTTGGGTCGACTCCGGCCGCCACTGCCCCCAGAGGTCTTGGAACCGAACGACCCGCCGGGTGGGCCGCGCGATGGCGAGCGTGATCGCGCCCGCTTCCGGCTGGACAGCGATGATCTCCACCCCGAACGTGGTCAAGAGCTCCGAGCGCCGCTTCTGGATCTGGTCCACCGTCAGGTTGGCGGACCCGGCGAAGGTGAGCAGGGCGCTGTTTGGGGTAAGCCGGACGCGGATCGCCTTCGCTTGGTGGAGAGCGCTTCGCGTCTGGGCCTCCATCGCCTTCAGCCACTTGCGATCTTCCGCGGTGTGCGGCTCCTCGGCGACCACAGCCGGGCCAGGGACCGCCGCGCCAGCGACAGGGGGGCTCGGGGCGGCCGGGGGCGCGCCAGCGACAGGGCTGCGGGGGGCGACAGGAGCCCGCTCAGGGGGCGTGAGAGGGCGAGCAGGAGGCCCGAGAGGCCATCCGGCCATCGGGCGCCTCGCGGGCGCCGGGAAGGGGCGCCGCGGGCCCTGGGCGAGCGGGCGCGGCGTAGTGTTCTCCCAGGCGACCCGACCGCACCCGCTGCACGCCGCGTTCGGGTCATCCCCTCGCCGTCCGCAGCCCGGGCACCGGTAGGGCAGATCGATGGGGCGCGGGGAGGACGAGCTCGTCGCGAGGGCAGCGAGCGCCCGGGCACCCGCCTGAGGCGCCGAAGGAGGGAGCGCGCGCCCGGCGGGCGCGGGAGCCGGCCTCGGGGCGGGGGAGGTGTTCTCCCAGGCGAGCGCTCCGCACCCTCCGCAGGTCTCGGTCGGATCGCCGGTGCGCCGCAGGCAGATCGGGCAGCGGTAGGGGAGCTGCTCTACCGGACGATCCATCGGGTCAACGTTACCACCGGCCGGCGCGCGGCAAGAGCAATGGGGGGCGCGACCGCCACGCTATTCGTCCCCCGCGCTTCCGCCGACTTCGATCTCGGCCGCGCCTTGGAAGATCCGGCGGAGCGGCCCGCCCCCGTAAAGGGGTGCGAGCTCCTCGAGGGAGCGTCCCGAGGTGACCACCGTGCGTCGGCTGTGGGCGAAGCGCAGGGTGAGGAGCTTGAGCGTGAGCTTCGCCCGGATGGCGCCTACGCTCCCCTCGGGCGGCGCACCAAGGAACTCGCCGCTGAGATCGTCGAGCACGAGCGTGTCGGCGTGGAGGCACCGATCGAAGAGGGCCCGGCCCTCTTCGGTGTCATCCAGAAGCACCGCCATCACGAAGTACGCCCGCGCGCCTGCTTCGATGGCGGCTCGGAGATAGCAGGCTGCGAGGGTGCTCTTCCCAGCGCCGGGGGGGCCGTGAAGGATTGCCCGCCGTCGGCTGTCGAGTGCCGCGCGGATCTCGGCCAGGGTCTCGACCGAGACATCCACGCGAGGACCATCGTCCTCCTCGTCTCGAAGGGTGGGCAGCGTCTCCCAGGAGCAATCCCAGTGCTTCTGGGGCATGCGCTCCCGCACGAGGGCGTCGATCGCCTCGGCGCGCTCGGCGGCGCGGATGCGCTTGAAGCACTCGACGCAGAGGCCGGGGCCAGGGAGGGGCACGCTGCACGCCCAAGAGGGCTTCCCCCGGACGAGCGGCCCACCGCGGCAGACGTGAGCCCCTCGGAGGGCGAAGGCCCGCTGGGCGCGGCTCCAGCCGGGCAGGCGCACGGGATCGAGCATCTCGGGCTCGTGCTCCTCGGGGTCGTCGACTTCGGGGGCGACCGCGCCGAGGCTGCCGACGGCCAGGGACAGATCGATCTTCGAAGCTGGCGCGGTTGCTGGCGTGCGCTGATTCGGCGGGGCGGGGGGCGCGCGGCCGTCGGGCCCGAGCCCCAGGCGCGTGCGGCTGGTGGCGGTGAGATCGGCGAGCAGGCGGAACGCCTCCTGGTCGCTCATCGAGTCGATCGTCGAGGGCTCCGTTACCGGTGCTGTCGCGGTCATTGGCTTCCTCCCGCCCGTGATCGGGCGTTCGCGCGGATGATGAGCCCCTTCTCCTTGTGCTTCGTCACCCAGTTGTGCTCGCCCGGCCCGGCCATGGGCTGGAGGCTGTTGTGCATTGGATCGCCCGTCTTGCGGGGACCTGGCCCCCGCTTGGCTGCTACTTCCTGCTCGAGGATTGGACGCTCGCGGAGCGTCACGAAGCCGCGGGCGCGCGCGTTGGCGCACATGTTGGCGCAGATGGGGACGAACGGACCGAGCTCCTCGGCAGCCTCGACGAGCTCGCGGTCCTGCTCGCGGAGCTCGGGGCGGGGCTTGGTCGGCACGGTTGCTTCGGCGCCGGGCGGCGGCACGGAGGCCGCGGTGGTGGCGGTGGCGGTGGTGGCGGTGGCGGTGGCGGTGGTGGCGGTGGCGGTGGCGGTGGTGGCGGTGGTGGCGGTGGTGGCGGTGGTGGCGGTGGTGGCGGTGGTGGCGGTGGTGGCGGTGGTGGCGGTGGTCTCGTTGTACCGCCGGTGGCCCTCGGAACCCTCCGAGATCACAGACGAAGGCGGGGCGTCAGCCAGCGGAGCGCAGGAAGCCACCGGGGGTTTCCCCAGGGACGGCGCCGCGGCGCCTACGGGGGTCTCGTTGTACCGCCGGTGGCTCTCGGAACCATCCGAGATCACGGGTGAAAGAGCGGTGTCCGTCGCGTGAGTATCGAGCCGGACAGGGCGCACCAGGCTGGCCGGCGCCTCGCAGAGCCCGGCCTGGAGGCGGAGCGCGGAGACCTCGGCCACGGCCTTCGTCGCCTTAAGCCGCTCGAACTCCTCCCGGCGCTCGCGGAGGCGCTTGATTTCCCTGTTGAGGCGCTCCTCGGTTGCGTTGAGGCGCCGGGCCTCTCGGTCGGCCTGGCGGGCGAGGGCGCGCTTGGCGGCGACGTCGGCCTCGGCGAGGCCCAAGGTGACCCGGGCCTCCTCGAGGGCGGCTTCCAGCTCGCCGGGCCCCTGATCCGGCTGGCTCGCTCGTGTCGCCGCCTTTGGCCATTCGAGCGGCCGGGGCTTGCCGGTCCATTCCAGAAGCCGCTGGACGTGGAGGACGTACCCGTTGATGACGCTCCGGACCTTCCCCTTCGCGTCACGGCGCTTGCCGCCACCTACCGAGAGCACCCCGGCGAGCTTGAGCAAGTTGACGGCCCGGAACCAATCGGAGCGCGACAGCCGGCTTCTTTGGAGCAGGTACTCCAGGACGTAGCCCTTCACCACGATGCGATCGCCGTTCACGTCCGTTTTCGCTTCGGCCCAGGCGAGGAGCAGGAGCACAGTCAGCACCCGGGCCTCTCGGTCGAGCCAGGTTTCCGCCACATCGCTCGGCTGACGGACGGTGCCGTCGGCACCGATCCAGACGTACCGGAGGCAATCCAGGGCCCCGGGCTCACCGGGCTTCGGCTTCCAGCGCCTTCGCGTCGGCGAGGCCGTGGGCTCTGCGGCCTCGGCCGCGGCAACAGGGAGAGCCGCGGGCGTCATCGATCCGAATCCTTCTGTGTCTGTGCGAGAGCCGCCCGGAGCGGCGCGCCGGGGACCCTCACGGGCCCCTGCGGGCCGTTCCGGAGGCCGAGGGCCTCCATCGTGACCGGCGTCGAGAACCGGACCGCGTGCGCGAGGAGCCAGGCGAAGCGCCCACGCTCGAAGAAATAGCTCAGCGGGATGTCCTCCAGACGAAGGAGCCGCGAGCCCACCACGAACACCAACCCGATCACCCGCTGGGCCGGTCCTTGGCGCCTCTCGACGAGGCGATCGGCGTCCGGCCCCTTGCCGAATTGGTAGGGCAGCGCGCCGGCGCGGCCGCGGACGCCCACCTGGAGCTCGTCGACGTGCTTGCAGTTGTAGATCGCGATCCACTGCGCGCCCCCCGGCCTGTTGAAGGGCTGGTCCCGGGCGTCGATGAGCTTCACGCGGTCGGCCACCAGGCCGCCGTAGGGACGACGGAACGCGACGGCGAGCACGACGTCCGGGATCGGAGGCGGCTTGCGGTAGCGCTCCAGGAGGGCAGCGTCGAAGGGCGAGCGGGCGACGGGAGCAGGGTGCGGCACGCCGGGGCGGGTGGCATGGTGGTCGGTGACGGTGGCCAAGCTGGTCATCGGATCCCTCAAAACAGGGTGGGCTGTGCAGAGCTGGACGATGCGGCGGGCGCGGGGCGTCCGCGGGCGCCGGACTGCGCCGCAGGCGTGGCAGGAGCGATGGGGGCGGGGCGGCGGACGCGGGCGGCGAACTGCGCCGCCTCGGCCTGGAGAGGCGCAGGTAGGCCCTCGGTGGCCCATCCCGGGAAGGGGATCTCTTCGGAGTCCTTCCAGGCGCCCTCGTCCTGGCCTCGTGCAAAGACGTCCTCCACGACCTTGGCGCCGAGCCACCAGGGGAGCACGAGGCCCCGGACGGTCACCGGCTCGAGGGCGGCGAGGTCGTGGAGCTCCAGGACGAAGCCCTGCACGGTGTTGCGGATCGCCGAGAGGGGAACGTGGGCTCGGAGTCGGCCGTGGGCGATGAGGTAGACCTTCACCGGCTCGGACGGCTTCGACGCGAGCCCGTCCCGCGGGAGCAGGGGGATCCGGGGGCGCTCGACCTTGCCGAGCACGAGATCGAAGCGTTCTCCTTCAGCACGAGCTTGGAGAAGGGGGATCCAGGCTGGCCAGCACACGATCGCGCGCATCAACGGGGCCTTCCGAACATGGCGAGTTGGTCATCGGGCGGCGGCGCCTTCGCGCCGGTGTTCCCGTGCCGCGTCCTGCCGTGGAGTGCCTCGGCGGTCGCGGTGGACGCTGGCGAGGGCGTCACCGCCGTGGGACTCGGCGCCGGGTCTGCCGCTCTGCAAGCGGGGTCGTTGCCGAACTCGGCACAGGCGACGCTGTGCCCCGCGAGGATGGCCCGCGCGCGGGCTCCGGCGCCGCGACGGTCGGCGTCCGCGTAGTGTGCCGGCGCGGGGGTGCCCACGACGCGGGGGCGCTTCACCGGCAGGATCGGAAGCGCGGGATCCGGCACGGGCTCGCCGAATTGGAGGTAGCGGGCGACGAGGCGGTTGGGGATCTCGACGTCCTCCGTCGTCCCCCGCCAGAACACCCGGACGAGGGACCGGGGCTTGTGCATGCGGCCCTCGGTCGTGGCGGCCTCCTCGTCGTACTCCGACCGTAGAACGTAGAGCAGCGCGGCCTCGGGCGCGGCACCTTCGCGGACGAGCTCGGCCCAGCGGCCCTCGACGAGCGACCACCGGTTGACCGGCGTGGCGTCTTCCTCTTCCGCGGTCGGCCAGGTGAGCATGGACCGCCAGCCGGCAGCGAAGAGGGCAGCGGCCATGGGACAGTCGACGGGGCGCATCTGGCCACGGGCGCACCGCTCCCCATCGTGGATGAAGCACGTCGGGTCGGCGCACCGGCCGGGCGCCGGAGGCGCGTCCGCGCTCCCGGCGGAGGGAGTGCCGCTCGCTTCCTCGGGAGCGCTAGCGGGGGCTGCCGGGTCCAGGGCCTCGTCCGCGCTCCCGGCGGAGAGAGCGCCGCTCCCGTCCAGAGGAGCGTCTACGGCGAGCCGCTCCAGGCTGAAGCGGACCTCGGCGAGGAGGAAAACCGGAGGGAGGTCCGGGCGCAGCTCTGCGAATCGGGCTCGGCACGCTGCCTTGAGCTTCTCCTCGGTGGGGCACCGAACGCGGACCTTGGCGACGTGGGCATCGAACAGGGCGATCCGATGGTTGCGCAGCCGTTCGAGAGCCTTGTTGGCCTCGGGGTTGTCGCTCTCGGCCGCGCGGAGGACGGCGGAGAAGCGCTCGCGTGCCCGGCGCCGGTGGCTGCAGTCGCCCACCCCCGGATCGTTCTCATCGAGGTCCTCGGTGAGAGGATCGACCTTGTCCTCGTCGTCCTCGACAACGGGCTCCCCCATCGACATGGCCGACGTGGGGCCATCGCCGGCCAGGGCCTCGTGTGCGAGGGGCTCTTGCTGCTCGACAGGATCCCTCTCGGGAAGCGGGGGAAGCTCGACCTCGGCGGTCGCAGCGTTGCTCGCGCTGGTCGTGGCGGCACCGGCCCAGCGGGCTTCCAGTGCCGGATCGACGATCGCCTTGGGGTAAGCGCCCGGCTTCACGTACCCGAGCACGCCGAGGCCGTACTTCACCCCCAACCGGGCGATCGCGCGGGCATCCTCCTCGCTCCAGCCGAGCGCGAGGGCCTGGAGCGGGCAGACGATCGGCGCCCGATCGTCCAGAGCGACCAGGCGCTTCGACATCCGGGCGTCCTCGGCGCCGTCGCGGAGGTTCGTCGAGAGCTTGCCGCGCTCCCACTGCCAGCGCAGGAGGACGGTCTCCAGGTTGCCGTGCCGCCGGAGGAGCTTCGCGGCCTTGTCGACCCCGATCCCCTTGATGCCGGGAGCCTCGTCGCCGTCGCCGGCAAGGGCCATCGCGTCGGCGAGCTGCTCGGGCGGGACGCCGTACTTCTTCAGGCAGTCCTCGGCGCTCCAGACCTGGCCCTTCCCGACGTCCCACGAGAGCACGCCCGCAGGATCAGCGGTCTCGAAGAGCTGCCAGAGGTCCTGATCGGCGGTGAGGTTGACGACCCGAAGCCCGGCGCGACGCGCGCGCCGGGTGAGCGTGGCCACGAAGTCGTCCGCCTCGAGGCCCGACGACTGGAAGCACGGGATCCGGTGCGCCAGGAACACTTCGAGCAAGATCCCTACCTGGCGGGCGTAGCCGGGGCCGGGCGGGTTGCGGCCGATCTTGTAGCCGTCCCAGATGTCGGCCCGGGCGGGGCGCTCGCCGATCACGTCGAGCGCGATCCCCAGGAAGGCGGGCTTGCGGGCGACGATCACGTCGTCGATGAGCCGGCGGGCGACGCTGTGCGCGACGCCGACGTGATCGGGAGCGTCCGGATCGGGGGCCTTCGGGTTGGTGCGCGTCAGGTGGCGCGCCATCTCGTAGAAGGCTCGGGCCCAGCTCGACAGATCGAGCAGGTAGAGGGCATCCGGCGCGCCCGGCTCGGGGAGGGGGTGGGTGTTCATCCGACCTTCCTTTCGGTGGGTACAGGGGTGGGGAGCCGCGCCGCGACGGCCTTGCCGAGTGCGCAGGATCGGCACTTGGCGAGCGCTTCGGCGGAGCCCGAGGCGAGGCGGTCGCCAGCGGTCATCGCCCTGCGGGTATCGGGATCGGCGGCCCGCTGGCGGTGCATGCAGGCGCCCGCCGAGAGCTTCGTCTTAAAGGGGTCGCAGAAGAAGAGATCGCGCGCGGTGGTGATCGCGCTCACCGCCAACACGGGCAGGGCTCGCCCGGCGGGCGCCGGGGCGGGTCGCGCTTCGGCGCGGACAGGCCCAGGGGTTGTTGGTGCCGTCGAGGGTCCCCGCGGCGCGGCGTTCACCATCGGCGTCGGCGGTGCCCTCGTGGGCGCGGGCGGCACCGCGCGCGGCGCGCTGGGTGCAAGAGCGTCGGCGCTGGAATGGTCCACGTCGGGTGCGGGCGCCTGGGCCGCGGCCGGAGCCGGCGCTCCGCGCACGAGCGCGAGCCAGCGGGTGGCCATGGTGGCGAGGTTCGCCATCATCGGGCGGCCCTTCCCATCCTGATCGCCTCGCCCGGCGTGTAGCCATAGCGGAGCCGGACATAGATGGTGCAGCGGCTGACACCCGCGGCGAGCGCCATCTCCGGCACCGTCATGAAGGTGCCACCGCCGACATCGTAGCGCACGGAGCGGTCAACCGGGGCGCGGGGGGCAGCAGGCTTGAAACACGCTTCCGCGACCGGCATCCCCGCGTCGAGCCGCGCGCGCAACGTGCCGATGTTGACGACGCTGATCTTGTCGAGATCGCGCAGCGACAGGAGCTTGCCGCCGAGCTCGTAGCGCTTCTCGGCGTTGGAGAAGGAGCGCCGGCGCCGGCGAGGTTGGTAAGAGGTACGCTGGCGCCGCGCCTCGGGCTCCTGGGCGGCCTGCAAGCCGTCGAAGCCGCGCAGGAAGTCGCGCATCTTCGTGCGCTTGTTCTCGCCGCACGCCGCCCGGGTCATGCCGCCTCCGCGCCGACGATCTCCGCCATCACCCGTTCCACCCACGCCTCGCCGAAGTCGTTCGATCGCGCGAACGTCCGGAGGTTCTCCCGTCGCGCGTCCAGCTCATCGGGCGTGAACCGGACCTCGACGAGGGGCTTGGCGTCGACGGGGGGCGGATCCGCGACGGGGACGACGTGGCCGCACGCCGCGCAGGCGAGCGACCCGATGGGCGAGAGCGCGCCGCATTCGCACCCCCGCACCTTCGCGCCCCCGTTCCCCGCTGCGCGCCCCCGACTCTTTCGTCGCCGGGCGAGCGACCAGGGCCGGTCTTCCCAAGGGAGACCGTGCCGCCAGCGCGTGTTGCCCACCATGTCCAGGATCCGGGGCCGCTCGCCGCGAAACGGCGTCATGCAGCGAGCAGACTGCTGGATGTGCAGCGCCAGGGAGAGCGTGGGCCGACCGAGCACCACGCATTTGACCTCGGGCAAGTTGACGCCTTCGCCGAGGACGTCGACCGAAGACACCACCCGTAGGTCTCCCGTCCGGAGCTGCTCGAGGATCTGTCGCCGGGTCAGGACGTTGGGATCGCGGGAGACGTCGGCCTTGGAGGTGTCGCCGTCGAGGTGATGGGCAGGCACACCCCGCGCGCGGAAGCGCTCTACGATCATCTTAGAGTGCGCCACCGAGACGGCGAAGACGACCGTCCGACGGCCCTCTGCGAGGCGGAGCCAGTCGTCCACCAGGCGGTCCACGAAGGCGCCGTGCCCGACGAGCTTCTCGAGCTGATCGACCGCGAAGTCACCGCCCCGGACCCGGAGCCCCTTCGTCTTCGGCAACACCTTCTCGCCCGGGTCGAAAATGGTCGGCACTGACAAGAACCCGTCGTGGATCAGCTCGTACGAACGCGCCGGCACGATCATGTCGTCGTAGTCTTCATCGAGGCCGGCGCCGGTGAGCCGCTCCGGGGTGCCGGTGAAGCCGAGGTGGAGGGCGTTCGGGTAGAGCCCGTGGATCCTCCGCCGCCGCGGGCAGGCGTTGTGATGCCCCTCGTCCCAGACGACGAAATCGGCCTCGGGCTTGTTCCTTCGGTCGAGCGTGCCCTCGGTGGCGATCTGGAAGGGCCGCGAGAGGTCGAGCGGGCGATCCTGGTAGACCACACCGATGTCGCTCTCGGGGATGCCGACGTCGAGCGCGTGCTCAAGCGTCGCGTCGAGGATCTCCACCCTGGGCACGACGCACAGACCCCGCGCCCGCGCTCCTCCCGGCGGGGGTGTCGCGCCGAGGAGCAAGCGCGCCGCCACGCAGAACGTCGGCGTCTTGCCGGTGCGCGGAGGCAGGACCACGAGGAGCCGCCCACGGGGCCGCTCCGTCGCATACCCGAGGATCCGCTCGACGGTGCGCTCCTGGTAAGGGCGAAGGTCGATCACGCGCCGACGCTCCCTTCACGGGCGGTCCAGTTCGAGGGACGCGGCTTCCCGGCCCAGCCCGCCAAGGCTTCGAGGTCGACGACGTACGCGTTGCAAATCACCGTCTGGGGCGGGCCCTGGCGCTCCTCGACGAAGCGATCCTCGTCCGGGCTCCCGCCGTAGTGGTAGGGCAACGCGCCGGGGAGGATGCGGGCGTTCGCCTGGAGCTCGTCGACGCGCAGGCAGTTGTAGACGGCGATCCACTGCGGGCCGCCCGGCCGATCGAAGGGGCGCTCGCGGGTGTCGGTCGGCTTCACCCCATCGACCACCATCGCACCCCAGGGGCGGCGGAAGGCGACGGCGAGCACCGTGTCAGGGACGGGGGGAGGATCGCGGTAGCGCTCGAAAAGCGCGCGATCGAACGCCGATCGGGCGATGGGGTGCTTGAGCACCTGGGCGCGGGTGGCGTCGAAGTTGGTGGGGGTGATCATTCGGCAGCCTCCGGGGCCATCTCGGCGGTGAACAGATCGAGCTGGTTCTCGCGCTGGTTGCAGTAAGGCGAGAGCCAGAGGCGCTCGCGGCCCGCGTTGGCGTTCTCGCCATCCTGGTTCCCGTAGCCCCCGCCAGCCTTCCAGGGGATGCAGCGCCAGCCGTGAGCCAGGAGGGCCTCGTGCTCGCCCTCGTAGCCGCAGAGGACGATCCGGAGCAGCGGGTTCGCGCCGTTCTTCGCGCACCACGCGCGCCCGGCGGTCGCAACGTCGCCGTCGTCCTTGGCGTAGAGGCCCTTGGTGCGCTTCGCCGCCTTGCCGTACGGGAAGTCGAGCAAGACGCCCGTCAGTCCGTTGGAGGTGGTGACCGCCGGCGTGACGACGCGCTTCCAGTCGCCGCAGATGATCCGGACCCGAGCGAGCCGACCGGCGAGCGCGTGGAAGTAGGCGAAGAGGTCGGCGCGGCCCTGGGCGAAGATCCCGCGGCGGCTCGCGCGTCCCTCACCGGCGGCGCCGGTCCCTCCGATTTCGGGGCGCTTGTGGTGCAGTCCGGCACGGTGGAGGCCGACGCCTTCACGCACGTGCCCAGCGTGCTCGCCGTTCTTCGTGGTCGTCCCCGAGAGGTGCGGAAGCTGGCGGGACAGGTTGCGGAAGATGCCGACCCCCTCCTTGGGGTAGCCCTCGCGCCCGCCGCCGGCGTGTCCGCCGAGCATCGGCCGCTTCTTCGCCTTCGTGGTGCCCCCTGAGAGCGCAGGGCGCTGGCGGTTGCTGCCTCCGCCATGACCGGCGACGCACCAGCCTGAGCCGATCCACATCGACTGGCCCCAGACCCAGCGCCCGGCGACCTCGACATCGTAGAACCTCGGATCGCGGCGGAGCTTCTCGACGAAGGCCGCGTCCATCTTCTCGACCAGCCAGGCGTGCCACGCCTGCATGTCGAGCTCGGACACGGGGTAGGAAGCGTGCTCGGCCGTGCCCTCCGGGTCGCGCTGAAGCGCCCGGAGGAAGTTCGGGATGGCCCCCCAGGCATCGTTGAGCGTCTCGACCTTACCGACCGTCGGACGAGCCCAGAGCACGGAGGCGGATCCGCAGCAGGCGTCGACGAAGTTGGGTACCTCGGCGCCGAGCGCCGCCCAGATCAGAGGCGCGGCCGCGCGCTTGCTGCCGAAGTAAGGGAACGGGGCGGCGAGCCTGGACATCAGGAAGCCCTCCCCGCCACGCGGGGGCCCTGGAACACTTCCCAGTGTGTGAAGCTCTCGTTGTCCCTGTCCCAGAACCCCCACTCGTCCGAGCGCTTCCCTGCGAGGAAGAGCGTCCAGCACCCCGCGGCTTCGTCGAGCAGCTCGACGCGGTGGAAGGTGTCGGGCTGAAGGAGGTTCACGGACCCGGGCCGGTAGATCCGCTCCTCGATCCGGTAGCTGCCCGGAGATCCGGCTCGGCGCTCCTCCCGGTAGCCGCCGGTCAAGATCAGGGACAGGCCGTTCCACGGGTGCGAGTGAAGCTGGCGATCGTGGTCGCCCCTGTGGAAGAAGTGCAGGTAGGCGTGCCGGCCTCCGGGGAGATCGGCGAGGGTGTAGCGGGTGAGGTAGGGCCCGGCCTCGGAGGCGATCGTCCGGCGCGGGAGGCGGTTCAGGGAGGCGCGCGCCTTGCGGCCGACCTTGCGGCCGACGAAGTAGGCGCCGAGGTAGGGCAAGGCGTTGACGAGGCGCGCATCGGCGCCGTCGATGCCGAGCAGATCGGAGAGGGTTCTCACGAGGGCTTGCCCCCTTCCTTCCGGGTCCAGTCGATCCCCTCCCAGCCGGCCCGGTAGGCGCTGGAAGCGACCATGGCGGGGCCCGTGGAGGCCCGTGCGGGCCGGACCAGTACCAGGGCGTCACCCGGGCCGAGGGTGCCAAAGTCCTCGCCCTGGGCGCCGGTGCCGTGGCAGTAGTGGCGGACGGCGCCGGCGGGGTCGACGGTGAGGTGGGGTGCGCCGTTGGGGTGCTCATGGACCACGCGCTCGGGGGTCTTCTTGGGATCGTTCATCGGGGCCTCCGCACGAGATCGGCCACCGGGCTTGGGACGCCCCCGTGGCGCTTGGGGTGCTTCTCCGTGAGCGAGAGCGCCGGCTCCTCCCAGCCGAGAAAGTCCTCGGGCCGGAGGATGGTCTGGGTCCAACGTCCAGGGAGCTCGACGAAGCGGCCCTCCTGGGTGGCGCGCCCCTCGCGCACGTCAGCGGCGCGCTTCTCGGCGTCGCGGCCGATCTCGTAGGCGAGGGAGGGGGGAAGAATCGTGTCGACGACGGGGGAAGGGATCATCGGTTGGTGCTCCCGGCGCTGTCGCGCCATGCGCCTTCTGCGGCCTGTCCAGCCGGGCAGAGGGCGGTGTCGATAGGCTCGTGGTCCTGGTGGTTGCCTCGAAGGCATGCGTCGCTGGAGCACGCGCAGACGAGACCCATGAGGGCTGCTTCCTGCGCCGGGGTCATTAGCGCGACGCGGAACGAGGGCGGCGCCAGCCGGTACCGCGGCAGGCGGGTGCGAAGCGGGAGGTGCGGGAGCGAGGGTGCGGGCGCTGCGAGAAGCTCGCTGAGCACGCGCTCTTCAATTTGCAGGTCGAACATCACCCGGCCCTCCTGTCGGTCTGCTGGACGGCCCGGTAGCGTCGCCCGTCGGGATCCGCTCGCTCGACGAGGCCGAGCGTCAGGAGCTGGGCGATGGGCCGGTGCTGGAAGCTCCCGATCTCACGCCCGGGGTCGATGTCATCGCGGCGCGCGGAGGGGCCGCGCTTCCAGGGGAACACCGCGCTCATCAGCCGGCCCTCCTCTCGGAGTAGGTGAACCCGTCGGAGACCGAGTCTCCCTTCGGCGGTTCGGTGAGAGCCGTCTCGGCGTGGGCGCGACCCTTGGGCTGGCAGATGCCGAGTCCTTTCACGACGGCCGGTCCTTTCCGCGCCTGGCCGCCTGCGTGGCGAGGTGCGCGTGAACCCTGGGGCTGGAATAGAAGATGCGCTCTGCCATGGCTTCGATCTCGGCGTCGCGGCGCACCCTGATTGCGTCGAGCGTCACCTCCGGAACGCCGGCGCGATGCGCCACGTCGCGCAGCGTCTCCGCGACGCGTTCGGGCGTGAGCCCCGGAAAGAGGAAGGGGGTCCCGGCGGCGGTGACCACCCGCAGAGCCAGCCAAACGCGCATCGTCTCGCTCTTCGTCTCGTCGAGCACCGTGTAATGCGTCATCCCGCTGGGCGACGGCTCATCGTCCACGAGGCGGAGAAGCGTGCCGACGTAGGGCTGCACCTGGTCGAGACGGAGCGTGCAGAGGTCTTCCGGGAGCCACCCACCAACGACGAGTTGGATCAGCATGCGCTCGCGGGCGCCACGCGCCGCGGCGAGCGTCGCGTCCAGCATCGCGTCGCTCACCTTCGCCGCTTCGCTCGGCGGGGAAGGCGGCCAGCGGTCGCCGTCGGTAACCGGTCCGGCGGGATCCCGCTGGGAGCGCCACGCGTCCCGCGCTCCGACGGCGGTTCCCTGCCAGAACGAGTACCAGCGGCGCACGGCGCCGGCGGTAGGCCGCGGACGACCGCGCAGGGCCTCGGCATGTTCCTGTGCGTGATCGCGGATCGCGGCGGCGCCCAGCGCCTCGGTCGGTGAAGCGGTGCCTGCCGCGAGGAAGCGCACGGCGGCGTCACGAACCTCGTCGAGCGCCTGGGCGGCCCCGTCCATGTCGCCTCTGCGGCCGGCGAGGAGGTCGCCCGCTGCCCGGTCCAACGCCTCCGTTGCGCGGTCGATGACGGACAGGAACAGGTTTGCGTCGCGTTCGGACATCATCAGGAAGCCCTCCTCTCGGTGAACAGATCGCCCTGCGCGCCGGTCCGATCGCCCAGGCCGCCGGGCTGGAGGGCGGCGACCGTCTCGTGCTTGATCCGGCGCATCACGCCACCCTCCCGAAAAGATCGCCCTGCACGCCGAGGGGTGCCGCGGGGGGGGCATCCTTCCCGGCACCATCTGGAACGCGGGCAGCCCGCCCGCCGTGTGCGCGTCGCCCGTACCGAAGCACGCCGGGCAGTCCGCCGGCCGCCGCACCCCGCGGCGCGCTCGCCGACGATCCTCCGACCGCCGCGCCTCGGTCCGCGACCCGAGCCCGTGGCAGGGACGGCACTTCGGGGCCTGAAAGCCGGCCTCGACGTAGCACTTGCCCGGCCGCGAGAACCGACCTCTTCCCGCTGTCGTCTGCGCCGGATCGACGAAGGTCACCATGCCGAGCGACGGCACGTCCGGCCATCGCCAGCGTGTCGCCGCAACGGCCTCGCGGATCATGTCGCTCGACAGCCCGGCGCCCTCGTTCCGGAACGCAGAGCAGACGAAGGCTCCGGCGCACGCGTGCTTCACGTGCTCGGCGAAGGGGTAACTCGACACCCAGAAGGCGCGCCCGAGGGACGTCTCGCGGTAGAGCACGAGGCAGCGGCCCGGCGGCACGAACTGCGCGGAGTCCTTGTTCTGGCGGTTGTAGTGCTGATCCGCCAGCGCCTTCGCGCGCGGGTCGGCGCGCCATGAGAGAGACCAGAGCATCGTCACGTCCCCTCCAACTGGCGGACGAAGCCCTGGTTGCCGAGCGATCCCGGACGGCCCATCTGCACCGTCATCCGGCAGACCGCCCCCGACCAGCCGGTGAGCATCCGCAGCGCCAGCGCCGCCACCAAGGCGCTACGGTTGATCCCCATCTGGCAGGTGACCAGGACCCGAGCCCCGCGCTTCACGGCGCCGGCCACCTTCCTCGCCGCGTCGACGGCCCGATCCCACTGCACCGGGACGAGGGGCACGCCCCCGTCATCAAGAGGGCAGCGGAGGACGTGGACGCCCTCGTAGTGGCCGTCCTGGTACTGCCGGGCGCAGAGGACCACGGCGTCGAAGCCGGCCCGACGCACCGCATATCCCTCCGGCGGCAGAGCGCCGACCCAGAGCCCCGGATGGACCTCGTTGGCGTCGAGGCCGTTGGGGCCGAGGTCGGTGGACGTCGTGGGGCGGAGCCTCATGCTGCCCCCGTCGCCGGCGCCGGCCAGCAGTGGTGGAAGTGCCCGACCATCCTCGGGTCGCCGCACGCGGGGCAGCGAAGCCGCGGGTCGTTGAGCGTCACGCTGGCAGCGCTCGACGGGGCTGCCTCAGGTGCGCAGAGCGCGAGCATCCGGACGATCTCCTGCCGGGAGAACGCGGGGTGTGTGCGTCGTGGATAGCGCTGCCGGCGCTTGCTCACGGGCACGAAGCCATGAGTCGTCGTGCACGGGAAGACGACGTGGCCGTCGCCCACGTAGAGCACGACGTCCAGGTCGAGGACATGCAGGCGGGCGCTCCCGGGCTCCGGCAGGAAATCGAGCGTCGCGTCGACCCCCACTTTCGCCAGATGGCGCAGCATGCGGTTCGCGGTGGCCGCGCGCTTGGTATGGCCAGCGGAGACCTTCATGCCGCCCCCGTCGACGTCGCCGGCACCGCTTGCTCCACCGGGAGAAGGCCCAGTTCGCGCACCCGCCGCACGAGGGCGATCAGGTTGTCGAGGACGTGTCCCCGTTCCTGGTCGGCGTTGCCGTGCCGGGCCAGCGTCGAGCCCCGGGCGAGGAAGAGCAGCTTCCAGAAGGCGCCTTGGACCTTCCCCGAGTCCCAGAGATCGGTGTAGCGAGCCGAGCGCGGCCAGTCGTCACGGCAGAGTTTGAGCAGGACCGGCCCGTGCGCCCAGAGGTGGCGCACGGCCTCCTCCAGGGTGCAGGCGACGAGCGGCTCCCCGGTGTAGTAGAAGCCCGGTTGGGGAGGCTGTGCGGCCAGGCCGAAGAAGGCGACGAAGCCTCGGTCGTGGTTCCAGACCGAGGGGTGGTTGAGCTTCCCGTCGGTCTCGTGACCGTGGGTCCAGAGCTTCACCTCGGCGAGGGGCGCAAGCACCTCTCTCGCCTGGGGGACGAGGGCATAGAGGTCGCCGTCGAAGCGGTCACACCACACGGGAAACCTCCACGGTCGCATCGGCAGGGCGCGGGAACTTGAGCCGGCAGCACCACCGCGGACCCCATGCACCGTCCGGCAGAGGCGGGACCTCGAACGTCTCGATCTCGGCCTCCCGGAGCACCTTGGTCAGATCGGGCAGGGTCGACTTGGACGGGACCAGCCAGGCCGCGGCGACCCAACGCGGGTAGTCGCAGAACCTGCACTTGTCGCCGTGCTTCGTCAGCGTCCCGCAGCCCCCCTCGCACGGACGGGCAAAGGGGCAGTCGACGAAGGCGTGGCGTTTCTCGCAGTAGCAGGTGGTTTGGTCGTCGTCAGGCGGCAGTTCCGGCCCGATGAACGGCTCGAATGTGGTGCAGCGCTCCGACTCGAGAGCCGTCTCGATTGCTACGAAGTTGCTCCGCCCCTCGCGGGAGCCGTAGAGGTTCTCCCCGTGCCTCCCGGCCATCCGGAGCACGACGGGGCGCCCCTCGGCCCCGACCCTCACGCGCTGCGCGGGCAACAGAAGCCACTTCTGGGCCGCATCCGCGACGCGCTTTTTCTGCGGGCTGTCCCAAGGAGCTTTCTTGAGCCGGTCGAGCAGCCCGGCACCGTCGGCGATGGCGATCGAGTCGGTCTTGAGGCTCTCGTGGGTCCGGTCTCGCTCCCGGTACCGGTCGACCAGCGGACCAAGATCGGCGCCGAGTGTCTCCAGCGCCGCGCTGCGCGCCTTTGCCGTGGTGGCGTGGTCGAGCTCCCGGCGGTAGCGGTCGGCGCGTTCGGCGATGGCGCGCGCCGCCTCGTCGCGGAGGCGGAGCGTCGACGGGCCGGAGGACTGCTTGCGCGAGAAGGCTGATCGGCGGCCCATCAGGTCCCTCCCTCTCCCGCGGGGGCCTCGGCCCATCCCGCCGCCACCGCGAAGGCCGCGTGAGCAGCCCGCAGTTCAGCGTCGGCGAGGCGGACACGCTCCATCGCCGCCTTCTGGGCCTCGCTCCGCCCGGTCTCGGGTACCGATCCCGTTTCGGCGTGCTCCTCGATCCACGCCTCCAGCGACCCCTCCTGCGCGAAGCGGTAGCCGACGAAACACCCGCTCTGGTCCGGATCTTCCCCCTCGACGATCTGAAGCGCGCCATCGCCGTCGAGGAAGAAGCCGAGCGGGTCGCTCTCGTCGCAGAAGACGAGCTGGCCGTCCTCGTCGATCTGTCGACGTCCCGTGCCCAGGGCCAGCACGGGAGCCTCCCAGGCCACGCTCTCGTGATAGAACACGGCGCGCATTCCGGCCGGCGCGGGCACCATGGTGTCGACGCGGTAGTAGGCACCCGCCTTCACGTGGAGCCTGGCCGTCGTGGCGATCCCCTTCATCGGGCACCTCCTCCCGCGCCGGGCTCGCCATCGGGCTCTCCGTGCCACACGAGGGTGACGGGGTTCCTGTCCGGGTGGGCGGCGAGCTCGTCACTGAGGGCGATCACCTCGCGGAGCGTGATGGAGTCGCCGGGGTCGCCAATCGGCGTGTCGAGGTCCTCGTCGCTCACGGTCGCCTCCTCGCCTTGGACTTCTCCGCGCGCTTCCTGCGTCGCTCCTTCCGCTCGGCGAGCGGGCGCCTCCGCTCGCGCTCTGCGGGCTCTCGCTCTTCGGCGGCATCCGGCAAGCTCGCTCGGTCCTCGAACCGGCTCCCGAGCTCCAGCGCGGTCTCGTACTTGCCGAACGCCTCGCGGGGCAGCCTCGGCAGCTCGAACGGCTCCGGAGACTCGGGGGTCGGCGCAGGGCGCGGCTCCGGCAGCGGCGGCAGGACACCGAGCGCGGCGAGCGCCGCTGCCATACCGGGGAGGGGTCTCATGCTCCGATCACCCACAGCGCACCTCCATCTTGGCCTCGGCCCGCTCGATCATCGCGGCGCCCTCGGCCGCCTTGAGGCGGTAGACCGCGAGTGCGTCCTCAAGGCCTCGCACGGCTTCGCTCTCGAAGAGGGTTTCTTGTCCCCGGTCCTCCGCCGTCTTCAGGAGCGCCTCGGCTGCCATGGCCACATCCGCGCCCTCGGAGCGCAGTTCGCGGAGAAGCCGGCTGATCTTGTCGTCCTCGTTCACGCCCGAGCCTCCTCTCTCTGGCACGCCTTCTGGCCGGCGTTGCGACGCCGCGAGTCGTTGACCCAGGGCGCCGGCGGGGGCGGCAAGAACCTAGAAAATCGGCGCGAGAAACCGGCGGCCGGCTCGAAGACGTCGAGGCGCCGCCCCGACAGGTCCGCGAGCGCCTCGCACGCCCGCTCCGACGACACATCTGCCGTCCATTCGACCTCGGTGTGGTACCACGAGGCCATCAGCGGGCCTCCCCCTGCGCGCGCGGCTTTGGGTCCACCAGCAATGTCGCCCGAAGGTCGAGCGATGCGAAGGCGTCCGCCTTCAGCCCGGCCTTGATCAGCCGACGGTGGAGCACGCGGTCGATGTCCTTCGGCGTGAGCGGTTTGCCCGCCCGGACGGGACGCCGACGCCCACGATGCAGGCCGACAAAAAGCGGTCCGGTGCGCTCGGGGAGTCGGCACTGGACACGCTCGGCGAGCCAGGCGTCGAGCGCCCTCACCGGGCAGAGGTCCTCGTCCTGGCCGGTGCGCAGCATCCGCACGTCGCGCGCGTCGAGCCGGACCAGGAACGTGGACCCGTGCCGCTCGAGGTGTCCTCGCGTGAGCTGCACCGCGTCGGGCCGTTGGAGGCGGGCGAAGTAGACCGTCAGGAGCAGGGCCCGATCGCGGACCGCGAGGATGTCGCCCCGGCAGGCCCGAGAGATCCGCCCGAGCACTTCGAGGTCGATGGGTTCGCCTTGGGCCCGCGATCCCAGCGAGTGGCGGAGGGCAGCGACCACCCTCCGCAGTTTTTCCGAGCCGGCGTAGGGGATCCCTGACTTCCGATGGGCCATCCCGATGGCGGCGTGGCTCACCTCGATGGTCGAGGGGCTCTTGCCCGCGCTCGCGAGCGAGAGGAGGTACAGGCGATGGGTCTCCGGGTGAACGGGCCGCGCGCGAAGCCCGTTCGCGGCGCACCACGCGACGAAGAGCCGCCATCGTTGCGAGTAGACCGTGGCTGTGTTGCGCGGGATCCCCGACACGTCGAAATGGGCATCGGCGTCGACGCCCAGGCTCACCGCGCGGGCGTCCGCGGGAAGGAGCGCGATCTCCTCGTCGAGGACCTGCTCGCCGGTGAGCACGGCCAGGGGATCCGGGAGGCTTGCCTCGGCCACTCCGGGGATCGGCGTCGGTCGGGTGTAGGAGGGTGGCGGGGGCGGGGACGCCGGCATCTCCGGATCGATGGGCGCGTCGTCATCAAGGAGGGGCGCCTCTGAATCCGGACCGCCTCGGGCGCCAGGGTCGTCGTCGCTGGGGTCGCGCGACGGCACGCCGGGCTCGAGCATGGGAACGAGACGGAGCGGAGGCGCGCAGAGGGCGAAGGCTTGCGGGGCCGTCGACGGCGACGGCGCCGGTGCGTCCGGCCGCCCACCCCGACCCGCGTCGAGATCGTGGAGTCCTTCGCCCGCACTAGCCGGCGAGGGCGCTTCCAGGACATCCACGTGGATCCGCTCGGGATCTTCCAGGGGCCCCCGCTCCGTCGCGTCTTGCTTGCTTCGGTCATCGACCAGTTCCGCCTCCGCTACGACGGGCCCCGCATGGTCCACGGCCTCGGAATCGGCGACTGTCCGGGCTCGGGGCAGAGGCTCGGCTGCCCCTTCAGGTCCCGGGCTCTGAGGTGGATCAGCGTTCGCGCCTTGCGCGCCGCCTTGCGCTGCGCGGCCCTGACGATCTGCTTGGCGGCCTTCTTTGCCTTGTTCACGAGCAGCCTCCTCCTGATGGATCTCCGCCGCTGGCGTCGCCCTCACCGCCCTTCGCCACACCACCCTGCAGGCCGGGCACCCTGCCCCCTCCAGAGCCTCGATCAGCTCGGGGAGGGGATCGCACCGGCTCACGAATCCGCAGCCGCAGATGACCTCGTAACGGGGCTCCCAACGGCAGGCGGCCTCGTTGTACCAGGTGGGGAGCCCCGGCGACGGGAGCGCGGGCGCAGCAGGCGCCGGTGAAGGATCCGCCGAGCCAGCGTCGGAGGGGGTCGCGTCGGCTTCCTCGTCACCGGCGAGAGCCGTGCGGACTTCCGCCGCGGCGTCTGCCGCCCCTCCTCCGCTGCCGAGGCCAGATCCCCCCTCGTGACGCGCATGGTCGGCTCCCTCTCTATGGTGGAGGCGGTAGGTCAGCCCGTCCCCCGTGTCGCACGAGCCATACGCCTCGCCGCCCATGACGAGCGCATTGAGGGCGAGGGAGAAGAGGGCCGAGGCGTCGCGCGGCATCCCGAGGAGCCGCTGGGGAATCTCGACGGTCCCCGCGGCGAGCTCGGCCCGGATCTGGTCCTTGAGGGTGTCGATCTCCCCTCCGCGCCTCTTTCCCTTCGCCGGTGCGCCCTCTCTCGCCAGGCGCGAGGCGAGGCGGACCCCGATCTCGGTGAGCGCCCAGTCCTTCGTCCCCTTCCGCGTCCGCACGAGGCCGGCGTCGGCGAGGATGGCGAGCGCCTCGGAGATCGCTCCGCCCTGGCCAGGCCATGCCTTGCAGAGGACCAGATGCGTCGCGGGGCCCTGGGCCAGGCGGGCGAAGAGATCGGCGTGGGCGGGGCCCTCGCCGTAGATCGCTGGGACCGGAGGGAGGCCCTCGAAAGGGTTGACGAGGGAGAGACAGCGGGTCCCCTCGGCGACGCGCGCGTCGACGCGGTCCATGGTGGGCGCCGGCAACGCGGGGTCGACCGGCGCGGAAGCCGCGGCCTCCCCTGGGGCCGGGATCACGGCGTAGACGTCCTTCTCGTCGTAGGAGATCCTCCCCGTGCGGACGAGTTGGCGGAGCACGAACTCCACGTGGGCCCAGGCGACGGGATCCCCGTCGGAGAGGTCGCCGAGGATGTCCAAGCCGGGCGCGGGCCCCGGCTCGAGGTAGTGGACGATCCGCTCGGCGAGGGCGTCCTGGGTCTTCTCATCGGGCCGAGGGGGCGTGGTCGCGATCTCCGCCACGGCGCGCGCCACGGACGGCGAGCTGCGGCTGAAGCCCCCACGCTCGAAGCCTCGCGCGTAGGCTTCCGTGAGCTCCGCACGCCCCGTTGGCGTGATGCTCAGGTGCGGAACCCTCCCCTTGACCATCTTGTACGGGCTCGGGAGATCGATCTCTTCGACGAGATCCCCGCGCGTCAGGCGGTCCACGATGCCGGGGTTGACCTCCTGGCGAGGGACGGGACTCTGCACGAGCTCGACGAGGACGCGCAACGCGGCGGGGGTGAGCGGAGGCAGCTCGCCCGTCGTCGGCGCTTGAGGCGCCGGCGCGTCGGGAGCGGCCTGGGGCTCGACGCGAACCGTCGCGGGCGCGCCTAGGGCCGCCAGGCCGGCCTTGGAGGGCCTGTAGACCTTCCCGGCTCCCCGGACCACAAGCCCCCCCTCCAGGAGGGCCCGGACCGTCACCAGCACCCAGCCGGCGCCCCCGAGCGCGGAGCGCCAGCGGCTGGTCAGGGGGCGGACGTCGCTCGGCTTGTCCTTCAGCGCCGCCAGGACGTCCCGGGGCGTCGGGGGCGTCATCCGTAGCTCGGCGAGCTTCTTGCGCGAGTGGGCGTCGTAGCCCGGAGGGTGCTGGGGGAGGGAGGCGAGGATCGCTACCGGCGAGGCGCCCAGGGCGGCGTCGGCGCGATGCGCTCGAGCATCTCCCGCCACCGACTCTCGCGATCCATCCACGGGGCGAACGCTTCGAGCAGGGCGTCGCACGTCTCCCAATCCCGTTGCAGAATCGCGTCTACGGCCTCCACGACCTCGGGGAGCCGTGCGATCCTCCGGTAGGCCAGGATCGTTGCCCTGGTCTCTCGCACGAGATCGGCCTCGGTCGGCGCCTGCGGTTCGGTCTTCTGCATGGTCGCCTGCTCCCTTCGTGTCCTTCGGGTGGTCTCGGTCGGCCCTAGGTGTCGCAGCCGTGATCACCTGGCCTTCCCGGGTCGCCTTCCCGTGCTCCACGAGCTGGAGGGCGGCGGCGCGCATCACCTCCAGCCCGTCCCAGGAGAGCGGCGGCGAGAGGCGCTCGCGCAGCTCGATCTCCAAGGCGAGGATCGGCCAGGGGCGACCGTCCGAGAGGCAGTCGACGAACACCTTGACGACCTGGGCGACCGAGGGACCGGCGGGCGGCCTCAGTCTGGCGGGTCGCCCGCGAACCGGCGCTTTGGGCGTCCGGCCGGTGGCGTCGCCGGCACCGGGGGCACCGGAGCGGGCGGCGGCGGGATCGCCGCCACCGTCGCATGCACCTCGTCCGCGAAGGCCCGCAGCACTGTCTCCAGGCAGGCGAGGCTGCACGCGTGCCGGTGATCGCTCAGGCGCGGGTGGTTGAGCAGGTTGCAGGGGATCACGAAGTGGAAGAACGGGCCGGTCTCCGGCTCCACCTTTCCGCACTCCGCCGCGTCGCACTTGGTCACGCTCGTCGTCGACATGCTCGATCCTCCCGGGCCTCTTCTTCTTCTTCGTCGCCACGAGGGCGAAGTCGCTGCGATCCATGTGGCCGGCATCGATCGTGCGGCCATCGTCCGTCTTGAACTCGCACCTGACGGTGCCGAGCTTGGTGAAGCGGCCCTCGTCCCCGGCCTTGAACTTGACGCGGCCCTTGGTCTGCGCGTCCCGCAAGAGGCGGACGCGCTTCCCGTCCAGATCCTTCGATCCCTTCACGCTGCGCTCCCTTGCTGCGGATCGGCGACAACGCGGAGGGTCCTGCGCCCCTTGCACACCGTCGCGACCCGCAAGTGGTTGAGGTTGATGCACCCGTCTCGGGTGCACATGATCCCGCGAGGCCCGGGCATCGTGACCACCAGCCCCCCGCCGCCGTTGGCCTTCAGATCCCGGTGGGTGCAGTTGAGCCCGCGCCGGTAGGAACACGGCCCGCAGAGCAGAGGGAAGCACCCGGGGAGGCCCGGATGGACCTCGTAGAGCCGCGGGTGATCCTCCACGGCCTTCTCACACCGCTTGTGGTCGGGCCCGACGCCGACGTACACGACGAAGGCTCGCCCCCGGGGACGGTCGTGCTCGTCGTGCTCCCAGTAGAGCTTGAGCTGCGGAGCGGGCGCCCCGCAGACGTTGCAGGTCCCGTTGAGCGGGTCGTCTCCGCGGTGCTCTGCGGCCGAGAGCGGAACGGTATTCGCGATCGCGAAGAGGGCGGCGCGGGTAGGCTTGCCCATCAGGCGGCCCTCCGTTCCGTGCGCGCCGCCGCCCGCTCTGCCTCGATGGTCGCGCGGAGCTCGTCCCGGCTCACCCGCCAGCACCGGCGGAGCCGACACCGCCGGCACCCGAGCGCAAGCCCAGCGAGAGGCGTGGGTTGCTCACGCGCCGACGAGACCCTGCCGTCGCAGGACGTCGGAACGCGTCGCGGCGCCCTCGCGGGCTCGGGAACTCTCCAGGGCACCGGCGGCTGCGCGACGCAGTTCGGGCGATGGCTGGAGACCTCCCCGTCGGTCACGGTGCGGTGGCAATGCCCACAACGCCACGCGGGGCGGCCCTTGTACCCTCCGATGCGCCTCATCGCGCGCCTCCGTCGAGCACTTCGATCCCCGCCCGCACCCACCACTCCCCTGTGGCCTTCGGCTCGTAGCTCTTTGCGATCTCGGGGCGGATGATGGCGTGCCACGATTCCAGCGGCTGCCACCACGCCAGCGACATGGGCGGCCCGTCGTCGATCGCGTTGATGTCGAAGATGAGCGGGACGCCGGCCAGCGTCGGGTGCGGCTTCACCGCGATCCAGTGGCTCCGCTGCAACGGCGCGGAGTGGCCCTCAGGCAGGGCGTCCCAGGAGCCGCGGAACTGGACGAGCACCAGGCCGCGGACAGGCCACGCGCGATTCGCGGGCAGCCCCTCGCGGGGATCGAACCCCGTCGGCCGCCAGCAGCGCCGGCGCCCGAACGTCGCCTCGATCGCGTCGCACATTTGACCGTGGCTCGTCCACGTCTGGCCCGCGGGCTTATCCGGGAAGGCGCGGTGGATCTCAGCCAGCGAGCGGCCGAGGAGCGCGGCGAGGGAGGCTGGGCCGCATGACGCCCAGGGCGCCGCGTGGAGCTCCGCCAGGGTGAGGACATGGGGCACGGGCACAGCAGGAGCCGCGGCGGGAGCGAGACCGAAGCGCGCCCTGGCATCGGCGAGCCGGGCGTTGCGGTCAGCGATGTCGGCGGCATGCTCCTGCTCCCAGCGCCTCATGCTCGCCTCGTGCTCGAGGCGCTCGCCTTCCTCGGCCGTGGTGACCCCGAGCAGCTCGCCGATCGTGACACGCATCACGAGGCACCTTCCGTGGCCAGCTTCCGCAGCGCGCAGCGACCCACGGTGTAGCCGCCGTACTCGCCGGCGATCGAGACCACCTGTTGGCCCGGGTAGCGGCCGACCTCGTGGATGGCGACGACCTTGGCGCGCATGCCGCGCGGCGGCTCACTCGTCGACAACGACCAAGCCGCGGCCCCCACGAGGACCTCCACGAGATCGCCGCGGGCGCATCGATCCTCGGCCGCCAGGGCGTCCGAGTCGAGGAGCCAGACACCGACGATCAGCTCCGCGGGGAGCAACTCGGCCCGCGCTTGCGCCTCGAGGACGTCCGCGCTCCGTTCGGTGCCGTCCGCCATCTCTTCCCATCCCTCGCGGCGCTCGCCTCGTGTGCGGGCGGCGCCTCGGCGCATGCATGCCGCCTGGTCGAGACCGGCTCGCCCGTGGGAGAGGTCGTAGAGGTTCGGGATCACGGTGCGCCCCCTTCCGCAGCCTGGGCTCGCGCCCAGACCATGCTCGCCGGCACCGCCCCGAACCGGTCCGTGAGCACCAGGGGCTCGCGCCCCTCAGGCGCGTCGTAGCCGGCCACCCGCGCCGAGGCGGCGCCTTCCAGCCCGGGGAACACCACGCGGACCTCGGCGCCGAGCGGGACCACCGAGAACTGCCAGCGGACCGCCCGGACGCCCACGGTCGGCATGCCCATCCGCTGCCACTCGGGCGCCGAGACCGAATGCCTTTGCCGAGGGTCCGGCCGGATCGTCTTCCCGGCGTCGAGCTGCTCGAGGATGCCGTGGGGCGTGACCAGGCTCTCCGGGAGCATGCCGCCGCGCACCAGCTCGGCGACGTTGAGCCCGAGCCGGTGGGCACAGATCGCCGCGTCGTACCCCCGGCTCCACGCGACCCGCTGATCCTGATCGCCAGGGTAGAGACCGCGCTCTTTGGCGTAGACGTGGCAGGCGATCCCCTGGGTGATCTCGTCCGCCGCCACCCGGTAGCCGGCCTCGTAGGCGCGGGCCGAGAGCACCTCGGAGGGATCGAACCGGTCGGCGAGGTCCCGGAGCGCGTAGGCGCCGCGGCGCCCAGCATCGTGGATGCGGTAGCGGACCTGGCCGAGCATCCGGCCCGAGAGCGAGCCGCGGTAGCCGAGCTGGCCGGCGGCCTGGTCGACGAGGGCGCGAAGGTCCATCAGGAGGCCCTCCGGAGGGGCGCGGAGATGAGGGCCTCCGCGCCTTGCCTCTCCAGCACGGTGCGCGCGAGGCCCCGGCTGGCGTCCGCCGAGATGGCGGCGACCGGATGGCCGTTGACGATCACGATGAACGCGCCGCGGGCGCCGACGTCGAGCTGCACCCGGACGTGGACGAGCATCGGGTCGAGCACGAACGGCGCGGGCGCCCGAGGCGATCCCGGAGCCCAGTACCGCCGATAGACGAAGCCCGACAGGCCGCAGAGCAGCGCCATGACCACGAGCGTGCCGATCATCGGGTGCCCCGATCCGGAGCCGCGCCCCACGTGCGGGAGCCGAGCATCCGGGCCATCCGATCGTGCGGGGTCATCCGCTCGTCAGGGACCTGCGGACCGGCGTCGGTGTCCGTGGGCGCCGACGGCGCCGGAGGCGGAGGCGCGGGACGCGGAGAGGCGGCAGTGGCGGCCGACGGCACCGGCTCGAACAGCCCGACGGCCGCATCTTCGCCGTGGTCGACGGGGACCTGGGCCCGGGGGTACTGGCGGCGCATCGCTCAGACGCTCCCCGGGGTTGCGGAGGACGAGCCCAGCGCCTTGAGGGCGGCGATCTCACGCTCCCTGGGCGACGCTGCGCGGGCCGCCTCCCACATGAAGCACCACACCTCCGTTGCCGCGATCTCCTCGTCGACCGCTGCCAGCCAGCGGCGTCTCGCGTCCAGCGCGTCGCCGAGGGCGGACGCCTTCTCCGTGTCGGCGGAGGTGTCCAGGCGTCGCTTGGCAGCGAGCGCCTCTTCCAGGAGGTCGAGCGTTCGCTGCTGCCGGAGGGTCATCACCTCCACCGCTTCGTCCTCGGTCTCAGCGTCGCCGGCGCTTGTCAGGAAGGTCACCGCCGCCTCGGGCGACTCGAAGAAGCGGGGCATCCTGTGCTCGACGTCGGACCGCCAGGCCGCGAACCACCGCCTCGTCTCCGCGTAGATCCGCCAGGTGCCACGGACGTAGCCCTGCGAGGTGAGGGTCCAGCCTTCGATGCCGATCGGGGCCGCGCTCACAGGTCCCTCGCGGGTCCGCAGGTGATCTCCGCGCACTGGCCGGGCATCGGCGTCCCCACGTATTGGATCGGGGGCACCCACGGCCCGGTGACGCCCGGCACCGGCGGCGGCCAGATCGCGGCCGGGATCGGGTACGTCGGGAGGCTCGGCGGGAACGCCCGACGGCACTCCTCGTTGAAGCGCTGGATCTCGGCGATGCACCCAGGGCACGGGCCTCCCCCGGGGTGGTCGTGGATCTCGCACGGCCCGCCGACGGGCATGGTGATGGTCATGCAGGGCCCGAGCGTGGGGGAAATGCCGTAGGAGATCATCGCGGGTCCCCCGTCTGTTGCGCGGGCTCGGCGGCGGGCTTCGTCTTCCGCTCGAAGACCTGGACCGCCGGCTCGAGCAGCTCGAAGCCGGCCCCGTTGGGCTTGCCCATCTGCCCGGTGATGCTGGCGAGCCAGAGGGGCCACTGCTTCGCGGCCTCCTCGATCTTGGTCCACATCCTCGGCCGGAGGGCGATGGTGACGACCCGCCCGCCGCAGTCGAGCACGAACTCCTTCCACCCGTTCTTGTTCGCGGTCACCTCGGTGGGGAGCTCGTTGATCTTGATCGTGACTTCGAGTTTTCCAGGCGTCATGGCTGAACGATCTACTCGGGCCGACGGCCCTGCCGAAGTTGATTGGTTCGGTCGCGGCATCGTGGTGTCGGACTTCTCCGGAGCGTCCCACCCGCGGCCTGTCGCCCTGATGAGCAGCACCTCAATCCAGTCGCGAGGGAGTCGTACGACACCGGTTCCGCCGCCGGCGCGCGCCGGGCACACCGGCACCGCGTGAACCTCTTTGCCTCCTCCGGAAGATGCTCCCGCCGTCTGGCTTCCACCCTCGGGCAGCGGACGCTCGACGCGTTCGGCCCCCGCGTGAAAGACGCGCACCACCGCTCGTCGTCGCATCTTCATCCCCCGCACCCCCGGATCACGAGCGCCCCCAGGGTCACCACGAGGAGCACGAGCGCGAGTCCGACAGCCACGCCCTTGAAGATCCGCCGCCATCGGGCCTCCGGCTCGGTCTGGAGCGCCTCCCGCGCGTGGCGCTCCCCCTCCGGGGTCAGCGCGTAGTACCTCCGCGGCCTCGCTCCCTTGGCCGGCGCCGTCTCCCCGTTCCAGCTCACCAGGAGCCCCTCCGTCTCCAGGTCCCGGAGGATCGGGTGGACGTCGGGCAGCGAGAGCGCGATGCCGTGCCGGGTCTGCACGCGGCTGACCAAATCGAGCCCGTACCCCGGGCCGGACCGGAGAGCTTCGAGCAGGGCCAGGGACTTGTCGTCGAGGTTCACCACAGCCACCTCCAGATCGTGAGAGCGACAAGAGCGAGAGCAGCGAGACCGAGGGCCGCGAGCTTCATCTGCCGGCGCGGACGGTGCAGTTCGCGCCTTTCGAGCACGGCGAGGCACGCGGGGCAGCGGTCGTCCCCCTCGATGTCGAAATTGGTGCGCCCGACGCGCCACGCCCGCACATCCGCCAGCGCCCTGTCGCACGCCGTGCGCTCGTGGCCGGCGTGGAAGTGGACGAGGTGTCCCGCGACCGTGTTCGTCGCGTTCCCCTCCCCACCCCAGGGCCTACTTGCCCACGCTCGGCGTGCCCACGCGCGAATCCGATGCCACCGGGAGAGCCTCCGAGCTCGGGGGTTGTCCCGGTAGCTCACCGCCTCGCGGAGCGGATCATCGGGCGCCGGTCCCGGAGGCGGGGGATCCACGTCGGGGAGCAGCGCCATCGGCACGATGGTGACGAGGATCGACACGGCGGCCCCGAGTACGGCGATGAGGTGCTCGACGCTCATCGGTTTCCCCCTTCCGCCGCGAGGGGAAGCTGCACCGGAGGCTTCGCGCGCCGGCGTCGGATGGGGACCGGCACCGCCTGGGGCATGCCCTTGAAGCACACCAGGATCGACAGCCCGATCGCCCTGGCGACGGGGGGGGGGCAGCGCCTGCCCGAGCTGGGACCAGCGGGCCCTCTTGGTGTCGCCGATGAAGACCCAGCCGTCCGGGAGCCCCTGGAGGCGCGTGGCGGCCTTCTCGGAGAGCACGATCGCGTTGGGCTGGGAGAAGATCGCCGAGACCTTGAGTCGATCGATGTGCCCCGGCGGCGCAATGCGATCGTCCGTCGTGACCGCGGTGGAGGGCCGATCCCAGGGCCACCCGAGGACGACGGCGGCGCCGGCCCCGACTCGGGAGGGCTTCGCCGTGACCGCCGCGCTCGGCGCTTCTGCAATGCCGATCCGGTTGCCCATCAGGGGCTGGTCCCGCACGGCGCGGCCGTCGCGCGAGTCGCCGAGCGCCAGCACCTTGCCGCCCTGCGCGCCTCCGCCCGATGCGCCCACGCCGATGGCGAAGCTCGGAGCGTCCGGTTGGCTGATCGGGTGCTTCGGGTGGAGCGCGAGCACCACCGAATCCCCGGCGCCCGCCCTCGCGGGCTTGGTGGTCATCGTCATCGCCGGCGCCGCCGGGTCCCCAAGGCGAGCGGACTGAGGGATGCGGGCGCGCGCTTTCACTCGCCCCGCCTCGGGCTGCGGAGTCCCCTCCAGCCCGAGCCCGGCCTGCCCAGGCGCCGGCGGCGCGACCAGCTTCTCGTTCACGACGCGCGCCTTCGGCTCCTTCACGTGCGTGACGCGCCCCATGTCCTCCGGAGCGAGGCCGGCGAGGGCTTCCTGGCATGTCACCCAGGGCGCCCGCGTCTCCACCCCCGCGAGCGGGAGCCCGTGCTGCTTCAGCTTCTTCGGGTTCCCGTGGGTCGGCACCGGCCAAACGATGCAGGGACCAGCGCGGTGGCCGAACCAAAACGGCCGCGCCCGAAACTGCGGGACGCCGAAGTCCACCGCGTCGAACTCGGCGAAGTGGATGCAGTAGCCCTTCCTGGCCAGGCTCCCGATCGTGGCCCTCACGACGGGGAGGTGCGTCGAGTCCTGGAGGCCGGGGATGTTGCCGATCAGGAACGCGGTGGGCATCGTCAGCCGCACCACCTCCACGGTCTCCTCCAGCGTGTCCCGGGGATCCTCGAGTCCCTCTCGCTTCCCGGCGCGGCTCCACATGGCGCACGGCGGATCGGCGCAGAGGAGGTCGATGGGGCCCGGGGACCAGCCGGCCTTGAGGAGCCGGATCAGATCCCGGACGTCCATCTGGACGGGGCGCTGGCCGAGGTTGGCCTCGTAGCTGGCGCAGGCGTTCGGATCGGCGTCGATCACCATCTCGAACGTGATCCCGGCCTGACGGAAGCCGTAGGCGAGGGCGCCGGAGCCGGCGAAGAGCTCGAAGGCTCTCATGGGGACCTCGGGTGGAGCTGCGCGGCCACCGCCTCAAGCGCAGAGCCCCAGACGAGGAACCCGTCGGCCTTGATCTCGCGACCGACCCGCGCGATCTCCTCCACGGCGGTTTTGCTCGCTGCGCTCGCGTCGGCGAGCTGGGCCTTGAGCGAAGCGATCTCGTCACCGCGCAGCGCGAGGATCCGCAGCGCCGTCTCCAGGGTCGTCTCCCCGTCGAGCGCCAATCCCTCCCGCTCGAAGTGAGCGGCGAGGGGTGCGAAGGCGGCTTCGGCCTTCTCGGCGCGGGCACGGAGCGCCTCCAGCTCGGCGGACGTCCCGTCCTCCGAGTCCCGCCGCGTCGGCGCCGGATCCGCCAGCAGCATCTGCCGCCGGACCTCGCCCCCCATCGCCCGGTAGAGCTGCGCCACCGCCTCCGCGACGCCCTGGTGCTGGGACGGCTCCCCGCTGGTCACCACCCGGACGGTCGCATAGGGCCCGAGCGCGACCTTGAGATCCTCCCCGGTCTGGGTGACGTCCGCCAGCCGCGCGAGCTTGTGCCCCTCGGGGACGATCGAGACGTAGTAGTCCCCGTTCCCCTCGGGGCCGCGGATGACGAGCTCGACGCGGGCCTGGTCCGCGTCGCCGGTGAGGTAGCGCCTCGGCTCGTTCGGGTCGCTCATGCTGCCCGTCCCTTGGGTGCGTTCAGGGGGAGCTCGGTCTGCCCCGTCCCGAGGACGCTTCGGCACCCCCGGCACCAGCGGACGTCGCCCCGGGGCGCTGCGTGGATTCTCGCGTTCCACGCATCATCTCGCAGGTTCGGCGGGCGACGTCCGACGAGGATCTCCTTGATGCCGTCGACGACCTCGACCACGCGGAGCTCGCCGCACCGCTCGCAGGTCTCCCGGGGCACGCTCGACGCGCTCATCGCGGGGCTCTCTCCAGGGGCGCCATCGCCCGTGCATCCGCATCGGCCCGGCGCCGTTCGATCTGGCCGGTTCGGGCCAGGAACTCCAGCCCCAGCTTATGCGCCGCCCGCTCGAGTTGGTCGGCGAGGGCCCGGGTCCCCCGCGCCACGTTGGCGGCGAGCGGAACCACCTGGGCGAGACGCTCGACCCTGGCGGCGTCGGCACGGATCTGCTCGATGTCCTTCAGCGAGAGGTCGCCGCAGTCGGCGGTGGACCAGGGCCGGTAGACGTGTTCCGGGCAGGGCTTGGCGGTGCACGGGGCGGTCATGACTCTCCCCAGCCGCGGATGGAGACCGGCATCCCGCCCTGCCGCACGTTCACCACCGCGATACGGCTCCCATCCCGCTCAGTGCGGATCGCCTGCATCATCATGGGCAGGGTCCGGGTTCGGAGCTCCACCACCTTCACCCGGGCCGGGTGGGCGAAGACGTCCCGCAGCAAGGCTTCCCGCTCTTGGACCGAGGTCGCCCACTCCTCCAGCGTGAGCATTGCGAGCGCCGCGGCGTCCGCAGGCACGACGCGCACGGTGCCGGTGTCGCGCACGACCAGACGCGGGAAGCGCCCGACCTGGACGCCGGCGCGTTTCAAGAACGCCAGCGCCCCCTCCGGCGTGCGATCGCGGTCGAGCCAGTGGATGGCGCCGGGCGTGGGGGCCAGGGCCACCGCCCGGAGGAGCCGAGCGATCAGCGAGCTCTTCCCGGTGGCGGCGGCACCCGTGACGAGCACCGTGCCGCGGGCGGGGATCCCACCGAGCGCCCGGGAGAGGTCGGCGTCGTAAGTGTCGAACTGCATCAGGCTCTCCCTCCCGGGTCCTGGGTCATGCGGTCCACGCCCGCCGCCACGGCCTCGTCGAAGCAGGGGCTGCACAGGGGCACCGCGCTCGAGGGCTCCCCATCCGGAACCGCCGGCGGCAGGAGGCGGGCCCCGCAGGCGCAGACCGGGGGCGCGAAGTGCCGTCCGGCCGGGTTGATGGTCTGGAAGATCCGCCCGCACCGCGGGGCGGCGCAAACGATGGTGTGCCGCCATGTGCTCCACCGCTGCTCGCCGTGTCCAGCGCAGCAGATCCCCAGGCTCTTGCCCGGCCTCCGCCCCGCCTGCGCGGGGGCCGGTGCCCGCGGGCCGGACGCGCCATCGGCCGCGCGCCTCGCCTCGTCCGCGGCGACGCTGAGCGCGGCGCCGACGCCGGCGCCGACCACCTTGGCCACGGTCTTCTCGTCGGTGAGGTGACCGGCGACCCGCCCGGCCTTCACCGCGGCCGCGTCGGCAGCCGTGACTACCTTGCGTCCGCCCTCCACGGCTTGGACGAAGCCCGCGGCCGCCTCGCGCAGATCGTCGAAGAGGCCCATCACGCGCCCCCTCTTGCCCGCCGCCGGCGCGCCTTCCGCTTCCGCTTCTCGGGCGGCGCCGGCGGCAGAACCGCTTGTTCGTCGGCCGTCGGCTCCGCCGACGCACCGGCCCCGAAGATCCCCGCAACGAACTTACCGATGAACGGCCCGAGGCCGCCCGCGCCCTCGACGACCTGATCCATGCGGTTCACGAAGGCATCGACGCTCCCGAACGCCTCCTCGAGGACCGTCTGGAAGCCCCCCATGTGCTCCTCGTAGTTGCCGAGGATCTGATCCTTCGAGGGCGGACCACCGCGCGCCTTCATCCCGAGGACGAGGGCCTCCATGCTGCGGCTGATCGCCTGGTGCTGCTCCTCCGCGAGCGCTCGCTGGGCGCTCTCGTGGGCCCTCACCACCGCGCGCACGAGCGCCTCGTCGTGGGGATGGTGGGTCCCGTCGACCATGGCGGCGGCCAGCGGGACCGCCTTCTCCATCACCGCCCGGCCTTCGACGCACAAGCCCGTCTCGTCGAGCTCGAAACCCTCGTGGGCCTGGCACCGGTTCGGGCTCCCCCAGGCGCCGCCGAGGCATCGCCCGACCGGGTGGGGCGCCCGCGTCTTCACGTCCGGGAGCGGGTGCGCGGGGATCTCGCCGCACCCCGGGCACCGGATCGCATCATCGAACGTCCCGACGTCGACCAGGAGGGGCGGGAGCTTCCTGCCGGCGCCGGGCTTCCAGCAATCCTGGCAGCGGACGGCGAAGAGCGGGAAGGCATTCGGCTCCAGGGGCGTCGCGAGGGCGGCGCGCACCGCCACCCAGAGATCGTCGACCCAGGGGTCGATGGTCCGCGCCCTCGCGGCCTCTACGACCAGCGTCTTGAGGTCCCAGAGCTGGTCGAGGTCCTCCTGAGTGAGGTAGCCGATCGCCAGGCTGGCGGCGTACGCGCCGTCCACCTCGAGAGCGAGCGGCACGCGCGCGGCGGCCACGTCGACCACGCCAGACGGCGGCCTCGTGCCCGCCACGACGAGCCGCCCGAGCCGGAGCAGGGAGCCGCTCCAGACCATGGCCGGCGTGCCGAGGAGGAAGAGGGCGCCGTAGACGCACCGGATCCCCGTCACCCACCGGAGCTGATCGGCGGTGGTCCCTCCGCCCGTGCATCGGGCGTGGCCGCCGCAGAGCCGGGCGGGACCCCGGCAGAGGGGGCAGCACGCAAACGCGGGCGCCGCCGGCGACACCTCGGGGGAAGAGGGGAGCGCAAGGGCTTCCCCTCGCGAGACCGGTCGGTGTTCAGTCTTCATGATTCCTCTCCGAACACGAGGTCCCGAAGGGCCTCTTCCGCCTGATCTCGCTCGTCCGCCGGGTAGGTGGCGAGGTAGGCCGCGAGCTCGGCCGCGTAGGCGTTCACCAGGGCGCGGAGCTTCGCCGCCATCGCGAACCGCGCCCGGGCCTGGCCGGGGGACTCTTCGGACTCCCCGAGGTTCAGCCCAAGGAGCGTCTTGACCTCGTAGGCATCGTCATCCACCAGCTCGAGCAGGTCCCTGGCCAGGTCGTGGGTCGCCTGGACGGTTACGACGTCGAGGTCTTCTTCGTTGCCCTCCGCGCCGAGGTCCTCCAGCGCTTCCTTCCGGTGCGCCTCGATCGCCTCCGCAGTCGCCCCGTCCGCCTCGACCAGCTCCCAGGCGTCGGCCTCGATGGAGAGTTCCTCCCGGGAGACGTTGCCGAGGCGCGCGTACGCGGCGCGGGTGAGCTCCGCTGCCTTCTCGGCCTTGGTCCAACGGAGCGCCGCGACGGCCCTCGCCTTCTCGATCCGGGCCAGGTGATCGGTCCGATCGTCGGGGGCGAGCTTCATCTCACGGTCGACGTTGACCGGAGGGGCGGCCCGCTTGCGCCGGCGCGTGGTCTCGCTCGTGGCGGGGCCAGGGGCCGTCGGCGCATCCGTTTGGGCGAGCGTCCGGAAGCCGTCCAGTCGCGCGTCCATCACGGCTCCTCCATCTCGGGGTAGTCCCCGGCGGCGAGGGAATCGAAGCGCGTGCAGGAGGCCGTGAACCGGGTCAGCACCTTGCCCGTCGGACCGTTCCTCTGCTTCGCGATGAGGAGCTCCGCGATGCCCTTCGCGTTGGTGGTCTCCGGGTTGTAATACTCGTCCCGGTAGATGAAGATGATGGTGTCCGCGTCCGCTTCGATCGCGCCGGATTCGCGGAGGTCCGAGAGCTGGGGGCGCTTGTCCCCCTTCACGGTCCGGGTCTCGACAGCGCGGTTGAGCTGGGAGAGGGCGATGACGGGGACCGAGAGCTCCTTGGCGAGCTGCTTGAGGCCCCGGCTGATCTCGCTGATCTCCTGCTCGCGGTTGTTCACCCCGTCGCGCCCCTTCATGAGCTGGAGGTAGTCGACGATCACGAGGCCCACCTTCCGCTCGGCGATCGCCGGTGTGCCCTTCACCGGGTCGGCAGGGATGGCCTCACGGTTGTATTCGGCCTGGATCCGCCGGACCTTGGCGCGGAGCTCAAGGATGCCGAGCGCGGAGGTGTCGTCGATCCAGAGGGGGAGGCTCGACAGGTAAGCGGCGGCCTCGGTGAGGCGGCGCCAGTCGTCGGGCTGAAGGTACCCCTGGCGGACCTTGCCGACGTCGACCCGGCCCTCGGCGCAGACCATGCGGGTGGCGAGCTGCTCGCGTGGCATTTCCAGGGAGAAGATGCACACGCCGAAGCCGGGTTCCTGGCGCTCCGGCTCGTTGCGGTCTCCGGCCACCGCGCGCGGTGAGGCGACGTTCACGCCGAGCCCGGTGGTGAAGCTCGTCTTCCCCATCCCCGGCCTGGCGGCGATGATCATGAGATCGCCGGCGTGGAGGCCGGCAGTCTTGCCGTCGAGCTTGTCGTAGCCGGTGGAGATCCCGGTGATGCGGTCGCCGCGCTCGGCTGCGTCTTGCAACTGCTTGAACGCGACCCGGAGGACTGCGCTCATGGGCTGGACGGTGGTGGTCCCCGCGGTGCGAGCGAGCTTGTAGATGTCGTGCTCGGCGCCGTCGATGAACCCCTGCGCCGTGCCGTAGTCGCCGTAGCCCTCGGCGGAGACCCGCTGGCAGGTGGCGATCAGCGCCCGGACCCGCCACTTCTCGTAGACGGTCTGGGCATGGGCGCCGACGTGCGCCACGGCGGGCGTGGCGTCGGCGAGCTGGGCCAGATAGACGAGCCCGCCGACCTGCCCAAGGCGCTCACGGTCGCGGAGGTACGAGGCGACCTGCACCACGTCGATCGGCTGGCCCGCCAGGGCCAGGGCCTGGGCCGCCTCATAGATCCGGCCGTTGGCGTCCGAGTAGAAGTGCTCGGGCTTGAGGATCTCCAGCACGCGATCGAGGGCGTCCCGGCTCAGGAGGATGGCCGAGAGCACGGCCGCCTCGGCGTCGAGATCGTGCGGCGGCACGCGGCCGTTCACGAGAGGCGGCTCGACCTTGACGGGGGAACCGCGGCGGTACCGATCCGGCACGGACATCATGAGCGAGATCCCTCCAGCGCTTCGTTTCGATCCGGGTATCGCGAGGCATCGATCTCGGCGGGTCCGCCCACGCAGAGCAGCACCGCGGTCACGTTGTCGCTCGCGAACGGCGCCACCCGCGCGAAGAGGGCCCGCATCGCCCCTTCGGCCCCAAGGCCGGCTCGGAGTGCCTGGGTGAGGGCGTCGGCGCTGGCGCTGTCCGGGAGGGCGCCGTGAAGCCCGTCAGAGCAGATCAGGAAGCTGTCGCCCGGGCGCACGCGATGGTTCCACGCGTCGACGTTGACGGTCGCAGCGCCGAGCGCCCGGGTGATCACGTTGGCGGGCAGGAGTGCGGTCGCCTCGTCCGCGGTGACCAAGCCGCGCCTGATGTAATCCTGGCGGACGGTGTGATCCTCGGTGAGCTGCACCAGCGCACCGTGCCGGAGCAGGTACACGCGGCTGTCGCCGACGTGGACGCCGAGAAGCCAGGGCCAGGTGACGAGGACCGCTTCGAGCGTGGTCCCCATGCGTGCGACGCCTTGCCCCCGGCCCGCCTCCCAGACGGCGAGGTTGGCGGCCTGCGCACAGCGCGACAGGATGGCGGCATGGCGATCGAGCGGACCCGAGATCATGCGCTCGCGGACGGTGTGCGCCATCGTCTCGACGGCGAGCGTGGCGGCTTTGGCGCCGTCGGCGTGCCCGCCCATGCCGTCGGCGACGCCGAAGAGACCGAGCTCGGGGGCGACGAGCGCCCGATCCTCGTTCCGGGCGCGGAGAGCCTCGTGACTCGCGGCGGCGTACGTCACGCGACCCCCGACGGCGACGCCGCTCTCGACGACGAGGCCCTTCACGACGCCCCTCCGCGCGGCAGGAGCGTGAGGCGGGGAGCACCGGAGCGTCGCTCCGGCTTCGTGCTCGGCGGGGGCTCTTCCGCGTCGGGTGTCGCTCGCGCCGACGCCGCGGTCGCGGGAGCTGGAGGTTCCGGGGCAGCCTCCGGCACTCCGAGGTGGAATCCCGCGCGCTCGCGGCGCAGCTCCCCAAGGAGGAACAGGTATGCGGGATCGCTGGCACCGTCGAGCAGTGTATGGAGCCTGGGCACCCGTCCAAGCGCGCACCGCCAGACGTGTGAGCAGCCGGTCGGCGCCCCGCACATCGGGCATTTAGGGAGCCCGCGGACCCAATCGGCGATGGTGTCCAGCACGTCGCTCGCCTCTCTTTGGACGACGGGCTCAGGCACGGACCACCTCGGGCGTGGGAGACGTCGGGGCCGCGTCGCCGATCGTCACCGCGCGCGGAATGGCGAACGCGACCGAGCGCCCGACGCGAGACAAGCACACCGCCAGGCGGCCCGAGTGGCAGTCCGTGCAGGCGACGAGAACCGGGTCCACCTTCAGCGCGCGTGCGAGGCGGGCGCGCGCCTCGCAGACCGGCGGCGGGGCCTCGCGTCGGAAGCGGCTCGCGGTCGGTACGTCATGCGCGGCGAGCACCGCCCAGCCGGAGGTGGAGAGCAGCGCTGTATCCGGACCGCCCAGCGAGACCAACCCGAGCACATAGAGCTCGTGAAGGAGCGTGCTCGCGGGGCGCACCTTCGGCGACGAGGATCGCTCGGCGCACGGGTGCGCCAGGAACCTCAGGGCCGCGACGTAGGCGCGGGGCAGTTTCTCCGGCCCGTCGGCGCGGTAGAGGGTCGAGATGGGGTGCCGGTCAGCCCTGGGCATCGGAGCCTCCCTCGCCGGCAGCCGCGCCGAGAGCGCCCGCTCGGTTGCGCGTAACGGACACGATGGCGCTGACCTCCTCGTGCCGCAGTCGGCGGGCCCTTCCGCTCTCGATCGCGAAGAAGCAGGGCCCCTCAGATGCGGGGAGCCACTCCTCCCGCACGGCCATCCAGCAGGAGAGGGCCACGACGGGACACACGGTGTCGTCGGCGGCTGCGTGGAGGGTGATCTCCCGCGGGCCCGCGCTGATCACGACGTGGTGCGCGCGCAATTTGACATGCACGACGCCCAGGTCTGCGATCTCGGACGGCCGAAGCACGCCGGAGGCCGCCAGGAGCACCAGCGCCCAGCTCCGAGCCCCGACGAGCGCGTCGCGCTCGCCCAGGCAGACCCTGGCCATCGCGCGGAGCTCGTCCGGGCCCACGGGGGAAGCGGACTGGGCAGCAAGCGCCGACCACTCACAGCCCGGGACGAACCGCTCGGAGTGCGGGCCCTCCGTCCGCTGTACGGAGGCAGCGAGCACGCCCGCGGTGCCGCACGCCTTCTCCCAGGTCGCGCGGGCGCTCGCCTCGTCGGCCGCAGGCGTCCGCGTCTCGACGAGGGCCTTGTCGATGACCACGACCACGTAGGGCATGGAGGCCGGGGTCACGCGTCACCCCCAGGCGCGTTCTGGCCGGGGACCCACGACAGGTGCGCCGCGGGGCGCTCGTCGATCGTGGTCTGCGTCTTCAGGCACCGACGGCATCGGGCGATGGTCCGCCAGGTGTTGGCGACGAAGCGCTCCGGCGCGGAGCGCTGCCAGTCGTGGTGGCCGCAGAGGCAGGCGATCCGGCCCACCAGGCGAGCGGTCCAGCCGAGGACGTCGAAAGCATGGCGCTGGGGGCTCATGCTGCACCTCGCACGCGCTCGGCTGGCGCGCCGGGCTGCGCCGACTCGGCCGTCGCCAGCGACTCGGTGAGCAGGGGAAGCGCTTCCCCCTCCTGGAGGTCGCGGAGGAGCCTCACCCCGATCGCGCCGACGATGCCATCGACGCTGACCTTCACCTCGAAGCCGATCGAGAACGCCGCGCAGCGCGTGCGGGTCTCGTACCAGGGGCCCGCCGGATCGCGTTGCACGGCGACGCGGGTGCCGACGGGGCGTTTGAAATTCCAGGCGCCCGCGAGGTTGATCGCGCTCTGGAGCCTGTCGTCGTTCTCACGAAAGCGGCGGCTACGCATCGGAGGTCTCCAGGAGCTCCGGCTCCGGCGTGCGGACCTTGAGCCCCTCGCCCCGCATCGTTCTGACAAGCTGCTGCGCGGCCGTGGGGTTGCGGACCTCGAGCGGCGATGGCCAGCCCGCGTACGTGAAGCGGAAGGCGCCCCCCGTCGCGGTCACAACCACATCCGGCGCCGTCCATGCGTCGGCCACCCGGTCGGCCCGGGTCGGCGCTGACGCTGCGGCGGAGGACCTGTGCGTCGGGCTATCCATGGCCCACCTCCACGGACATGGCGCGCCGCGCCCGGTCGCTGGCGCGCCGCGCGGACTCCGGGCCGTGGCGGAGATCCAGCGCTTCGATCGTCAGGCAGAGCCGCGTCTTGTGATCGTCCAGCAGCAGATCGAACGCCCGGGGCGCGGCTGTCGGATCGTGGTCGTCGAGCCCCCAGACGCCGGGGACGTGGCCCGCCTCGATGTCGTCCCCGAGCACGTCGAGGAAGTCGTCCGCCGTACGGATGGGAGGCGGGGGCTTCGGAGGGGGCGGCACCGCGCGGCGGACCAGGGCCAAGGCGACGAGCAGGCCCAGGAGGAGCAGACCGCCGATCACGTCGGCGAGGATGTGGAGGGGGCTCACGAGGCACCCTCCCTTCCCGCCGGTGCTTCCGCGGACTCGATCCTCCGCTGCGAGACGATGCCCATGCGGGCGCGGCGGAGGATGAAGAGGCCCCGTTCGAGCCGGGAGAGGGCGCGGGTGTCGAGCGGGTTGCCGGTGGCCCTCTGGAAGGCGATGGCGCGCTTCTGGAGCGTGATCCCGTGCCTCACCGCCATGGCGACGCTTGCCAACGGGTCAGCCGTGAGGGCGAGGCGATCACGGGTGAGGTTCAACCCTTGCGTCAGCAGCAAGCTCAGAAGGTCACTGGTCGTGGACAGCGCTTCGGCATCCGCCACCACGGAGAGCATCTGGAGGGTCTCGACGGTGCGCTTCGCCGCGTCGGCGGGCGTCACGTAGCCACCGAGGATCGCGCGCACCATCCCGGGCGTCAGGGCGGTCAGGCCATGCGACGGATCGTCTCCCAGGCCCATGAAGAGCGGGCCCTCGAGGGGCCCCAAGGTGTCCCGGACCTGGAGCCAGAGCCGCAGCGCCATCGACAGCGCTTGGTCCGGCCCCACCGTCGTTTCCGTGGACACCCCGGACAGCCCCCCGTGGTGGTGTCGGGTGACGGACACGCGACCTTCCGGAAGCTCTGCGCAGGCCGTGCGCGCGAGGTTGGCGATCTCCTCGGCGGAGAAGCCCATCCCGCCGGCAGCGAGCAGGATGACGGCCCGGTCGCGGGTGCCCTTGTGCGAGAGGTCCTCTCGGAGCAGCCGGAGCATCCCCAGGGCCTTGGGCGGGAGCTTCTCGCGCTCGGCGAGATCGGCGAGGTACACGGGCCGCTCGGAGGAGGGGGCGTCGAGCAGGTCGCGCATCACGAGCTCCCTTCCGGCGCGCCGCCCTGGGCCTCGATCTCGGCGAGGAGGGTCAGGACCCTCTCTTGCCAGGCGGGGGCCGCGTCGACCCTGGGGGCCGGGCGGTACAGGTTCCAGCCCGCCGCCCTGGCCTCCTCCGTGAGCTCGGGCAGCGGGGTCGGGCGCGCCGGCGGGACGCAGACGATCGCGTCGGGACGGTCGGACGGGGAACGGGGCGGCTCGGAGAGGATCTCTTGGGGATCGCAGTCGAGCGTGTCGACGTCGCCCTCCGCCAGCTCAAGGAGCGACGGCGGGCGTTGAAGGTTGCTGGGAAAGACCGCTCTGCTATCTGTGGACGCGTTCATCGGACATGCACTCCGGTGGATGAATCACCGAGCCCCGCGGCTCCACCCGCGGGGTTTCGGCTTTTGTTGGCTCCGCGATCGGCGCGGAGAGGTGGGGTCCCTGGGACTCGAACCCAGGCGCCAGGAGGCGATCGTCATTATCGCCGTGAGCGTTTGCGCACCCGAGGGTGCTGGCCGACCGCTCGACCCCGAAAGAAGTGAGGTTGCCGCGGCTCGTGCAGTGGATGATCTTCACGGCGCCCCCGCTTCCAGCGCGCTCGCCTCCGGCGTCACCCACACCAGACCGCCGCTCGGCGCCATGCCGGCCCCGATCTCGGACGAGAGCAGCGTCAGAAGCATCTGCTCGGCGATCGCCTTGGCCGTGCCGACGGGGACGGCGTTGCCGATGCGCTCGACCCAAGCGCCGACGTTCTCGCCGGAGAGCTTGAGCGGCTTGCCGTCGACGAACGCAGGCAGGTCCTGGAGGCGGGCCAGCTCCAGGGGCGTCATCGGGCGCTTCCAGAGGCCGTCTACGAGGATGACGACCGGTACGTCGACACGGCGGAGCTTGGGCTTGCCGCGCTTCGTCTTGGCCGGCTCCTCGATGAGCACGAAGGGGCTCCGCTTGGCCCCGTGGATGAACGCCAGCGTGTCGCCCTCGGTGTCGACGATCGCCCAGGGGCCCGGCTCGACGCAGCCCTCCGCGTTGATCGTGCCCATCGCCTCGTCGAGCGAGAGGAAGCCGAACGCCTGCGCCTCCTCGCGGCCGTCCGCGACCGTGTAGGCCCCCGTGCCCGGGTTGGCCTGGCCGTGGACGGTGAAGCTCGGCGCCGACCACGGCAGGACGTACATGCAGTGGTCGGGGTTCCGGCCCGGCGTCCGGTGCATCCGGACATCGGCCACCGAGAACGGCCCCTTGGCGGGGTTGCCCGCGCTGGAGACCACGCCGACGGGAGCGTCCCAGCGCACGACGCCGAGCGAACCGCGGAAGCGGTCGCCGGGCTGGTCCTTCCGCCCGTACGCGCCCTTGCCGATCTCGACGGGCTCGGGCTCGCCCCCGGCACCCACGAGCCGGCCATCGGCGACCGCGAACCGGCCGCGAGAGGGGCGCGCTCCCGACGTGATCGTGCCGCTCGCGGCGTCCCAGGGCATCACGCCGAGCGACGAGAAGCGGCCATCCGTCGGGTTCGCGCCGATCGCGCGGGGATCGGCGACGCACGGCGCTCCCGAGCCGGGCCGTGTGGCGGTCGCCACGGTGCCGGCCGGGCCCTCCCAGGGCGTCACCGGGTGCTTGTTCCAGTGCGCGTTCTCGTTGCCGGCCTGGGGCACGACGCGGCTATCGGCGACGGCGAAGGCACCGCCGCCCGGGCGCCCGTGGCAAGTCACGGTCCCAGCGGCCTCGCCGAGATCCGTCACGCCGTAGGCGTGGAAACTATTGTCGGGCACCACGACGCGCGGATCGGCGACGGAGAAGCGCCCGCCGGTGGCTCCACCCTGGGTGACCGTGGTCGCTGGCTTGTCCCAGTCGCGCACGCCGTGCGCGCCGTTGAACCGACCGTCTTCGACGACCCTCGGATCGGCGACCGCGAAGGCGCCGCCGCTCGGATGTCCGTGCCCCGTCACGGTGCCGGCGGCGTCGGCGAAGCCCTTCACGCCGAAGGCGCCGGGGTGCCAGTCGTCGGAGCCGACCACCCGAGGATCGGCGACGGTGAACGCACCGCCGCCGGGCCCGCCATGACCCGTGGCCGTGGCGCCCGGCTCCCCCCACGCCTTCACGCCGAACGCGCTCCCGAACGAGCACGCGGGAACGCCGACACGCGGGTCGGCGACGTGGGGGTTGCCACCCGTGCCGTGCGGGCCGACGATCGTGTGCGAGGGGTCCGCCCAGTCTTCCACGCGGAACGCGCCGTTGAGCCGGTCGACGACGAGCGGCTCGTCGCCCACCCGAGGATCGGCGACGCCGTAGGCGCCGTTCGTGCCCGAGGTCGTGACCGTGACGCTCGGGTCGCCCCAGGCTTCGACGTGCTGCCGCGCCCACACCGCGCTGCGCGCCTGGTGCTCGGCGAGCACGCCCGGGAGGTCACGGTGGTCGCCCGAGGGCGGGATCATCGCGAGTCGGAGCCAGGTCATCCACCCGATCCGCGGCATCTTGTGCATGGGCCCGGCGGAGGGCGTCTCGGGCAGAGGGAGCTCGCCGAGGACCTCGCCGCAGGCCCGCACCCGGCGCTTGGGGGGCTGGTAGAGGTAGCAGGTGACCTTGCTCTTCAGGCGGCAGACCATGAGCGCCCGCCGGCGGTGCTGCGCGAGCCCGCCCAGCTCGCCGCAGTCGTGCGTGGAGATGTGAACGGCGTAGCCGGCCTCCTCCATCATCTTCGTCACGCGGGCCACGCGATCGGCGCCGTTGCTCAAGATGCGAGAGACGTTCTCCTTGAGGACGAGCTTCGGAGGGACGTCCCACGTGGTGAGCAGCAGCTCGACGCCGGTGACGTAGAGCTCCGCCATGTCGACGTACTTCGCCGTCTTCGCCAACACGCGGTTGGTGAGGCCGGAGTCGGCCTTGCACGGCGCGCTGTCGAACACGACATCGGGCGCGACGGGCCCGACGAACTCGCGGAGCGCCCCCGGCGTCATCGTCGCGAGGTCGGCGCACAGGGCAGGGCTCTTGGTCAGGTACTCCCAGTCCTCACAGGCGCCGGGATCGTTGTCGATCCCCCCGAGCAGACGGAACGTCGCGTCGGTCCCGAAGAGCCGGGCGTGCGCGTTCTTGAAGCCGAGCCCGCCCCCGCCGAGGCCGCAGAACAGGCAGAGGAGCGTGTACTCCTTGGGGGTCATCGGCACGTCTCCCAGCCCGGATCGGTGAAGATCGGATGGTCCCCCGGCGGCGGGTAGAGCGGCTTGGTGGCCTCCTGGCAGGCCGAGGCCATGGACGTGGTCGGCGACGGGGCCGTGGAGGAGCAGGGGGCCGCGGGCGGAACTACGATGCACCCGCCGAGCGAGAGCAGCGCCAGGACGCCAGCGGCGAGGGTTGGAAGACGCCCGGTCCGTTTCGCCGTCGGCGCGAGGATGTAGCGGCTCACCTGGATCCCGCCGGCGCGGTCACACTCCTTGGCCGCGCTCTGGTCGCCGCAAACCGTGTGCAGCGCGTCCTTGCGGTGCAGATCGGCCACGAGGGGTCCGTGGACCGGACACCAGGCGACGAAGATGACGGTGGGCGCCCGCGCGCCGGTCTCGACGGGTTGCGCCGCGCTCACGAGGCGCTCCCTTCTGCGGCGAGCGCTTCGCGGGCGGCGGCGACATCGGCCGCGAGGCTCTCCCGCTCCCCCTGGCTCCACGCCTCGGGGGAGCACACCTCGCACTGACAGGCGTGCTCGACCCCGATCATGCAGGCGGGCTTGTCGGTGGCGTCGTCGATGACGCAGGCGTGCCCCTGCTCTTCACCGGAGGCAGCCAGGGCAGCGTCGAGAGAGACCCCGGAGACGAGGAAGCGGTTGCCCTTGAGGACGCTGTAGGTCGGCGCGAGCGGCTCGGCGGCGGGGGCCGGGTTGGCGCCCTTGCTCCGCATCGGCACCGTCCGGACCGCCGAGTGCCGGATCTTGATCTTCACTCCCTCGGCAGCGGCCCAGTCGCGGATCTCGTCCTGGAAGACACCGACGTCGAGCATCTTGCTCACCATCGCCTGCGCCTTCTCGACGTCGCGGCCGGAGAAGGTCAGGCGGACGGAGAGGGTCGTGCGTCGTCGGCGCGCCGGAGTGGGCGAGGGGCTCGACGCGTCCCGGAGGTAGGCCGCCAGGATCTTGGCACCCTGGCTCTCGGCGAAGTCCGCCAGCTCCCCGAGACGGGGCGGCGAAGGACGGTCCTCGCACCGGAGGACGAGCGCGATGTCGAAGGCGCTCCGGCGCGCCTCGGCCTCGGTGCCGCTATCGCGGGCCTCCCCCGCCTCCAGTTCCGCCTCCTCATGGGCGGCGCGGGCGGTGGTCCAGAGGGTGGCGGCCTCGGCGAGGGCCGCCGGGCGCCTGGCCGGACCATCGGGCAGGCCCGCCCAGTAGGCCAAGGGGGCATCCGGGCAGACCTCGCCGCACCACCGGCAGAGGGAGGGATCGTTCGGGTGACCGGGTTGGCACGCGGTCGCCTCGTGGGAGGGGCAGGGGGAAAGGGGGGCGTTCATCGGGCAGACCTCCGGCCTTGCGCGACGGGGGAGCGCGCAGGCAGCAGCAGGCAAGACTTCACCGATCGCGCGCGTCAGGAGGGACGGCAGCGCGGGGACGCGGACAGATCCAGCGTCGCGGAGAAGATGACCCTCCCCACTTGCATTGTCAATGCTCGATGATGTAAATTGATTCCCATGGCCACGTTGACCATCGAGATGCCCGACGAACTGCGGGAGGCCCTCCGCGAGGTCCGCCCCAAGATCGGCGTGCGTTCCGACGTCGCAGCCGCCCGGGTAGCCATCGCAGAGCTCTGCGAACGCAACGGGGTCGCCGTCCCCAGCCGCGAGGACGTCATCGGCCCGCCCCCGGGCACCTACCAGCGGCCCGTCACCAAGAAGGGAGCCCCGACGAAGAAGCCGGCCCGCAAGCCGAGCCGATGAAGAAAGGCGGGACCCGACGGCGTTGTCGCCGCCGGCGGGCCCCTGAGCCGACACCCCGAAACACCCGAGGCACGACCTATGAACACGGTATCCCCGCGCCCTCCGTCCGCCAAGCAGGCGGGCGGGGGCGCTGTTTCCAGCTCCGACCTCGACCCCATCCGCGCCCTCCTCGCCGGCGCCAACCGAGCCCTCGACGGCCTCCACCAGGCGCTCGACGACATGCTCGGCCCCGAGCCCCTCCTGAGCCCCAAGGCGCGGGCCCTCGCCTTCATCGATCGCGGCGACGATGCCGCCCTGAAGGTCCGCGAGGCGCAGGACCTGGTGGACCGCCTGCCCCTCGGCGCCCTCGGGAGCGTCCGCCGCACCCTGGCCTCCGTCGACGAGGCGCTGACGGACCTCCGCCGCGAGCTGCTCAGCCCGGCCGCCGCGCTCCCCCGGGACCTTCGCCGCCTGGAGATCGAGCTCCGCCAGCACCTGGACGCGGCGACCACCGAGCTCGACCAGCTCGACGACGCCGACGCCGAGTGGAACCCCGGCGCCCCCCGCCGCGCGAGCCCGGCCTCCCTCCCGCCGCCGCCCGACGAGGAGCGCGTCGACCCCCGGGCGCCCTCCGCCCGCTGCACGGTCGTCCCGGCCCTGCCCAGCGGTTGCCCTCTCCTCCCCTGGAAGGAGGCTGGCCGTGTCGGCTGAAGCTGCCATCGCGAGGAAGCTCCGGCTCTGGTTCCCGGCCGATCGCTGGGTGCTGGTCCGGCACGCGGCCACGCACACCGGGCCCCGCGAGAAGGGGACGCACATCGGAGACGTGTTCGCGGTCGCCTTCTGGCCCTCGATGGCGGGCCAGATCGAGATGGTCGAGATCAAGGACCGGGCGGACGACTTCGACAGCGAGATGGGCGACGAGGAGAAAGGGTCCGCGTTCGATCCGTACCTCTCGCGCCGCTGGATCGCCGTCTCCTCGCCCTGGCAACGGGTGGTGCGGAGCAAGGACCGGATCCGGCAACCCTGGGGACTGCTCTCCTGCGGCACCGGCAAGCCGCGGAGGATCGTCCCCGCGGTGAAGCTGAAGCCGAGCGAGAGGCTCTCGCCGTTCGCGCTGTCGCTGCTCGTCGCCGCCCAGGCCGCCGCGGAAGCCTCCGCCGCGACGGGCGATGCTCCGATGGTGGAGGTGAGCAGGCCGCACGCTTCGCGCACCCACGCGATCCTGGCGTGCTTCCACGCGGTGCCCTCGCTGGCCAAGACGGTGCCCCCCAAGCTCCCGTGCCCGGGGTGCCGGGACGGGAGGCCGACGGACGAGCAAGCGATCGAGGCCGCGATCCGGGACGCCGATCGAGACCAGCTCGATCGGCTCGCCGCGATGATCGCGGCGCGGAGGGCCGCGTGA